GACGACGACTACGACGAAGCTCCCGGCCGGCATTGGGCTCGGGAGCTTCGCTGTGTTCAGGGGCAAGTGTGGGCCTACCCGGCGGTGTCCAGGTCGTCGTAGCCCTCCACGTACTCGTGCCCGCTGAGGTGGGCCGCGAGCTTGCCCACGCCCCGCTCGCGCCGGTAGCGGACTGCCCGGCCGGTGACGCCCTGGAGGACTCCGGCCTCGTCGTCGGGAAGGTCCGCGCCGTACCGCAGGAGGAGGGCCTGGCGTTCGCCGAGAGAGAGCGGGGCCGTCGCCCACCCCTGCCGGATATCGGCGAGGTGGGCGAACAGGACACCCGCGGTCTTCTTGTCGACGGAGCCCTTCGGCATGTCGGCGTCCGGCGCGGTGGGGTTCCTGATCCCGTACGCGGCCTCCCTGTCCCACACCGCTGGGAGGAGGTGCTCGACGAGGCGCCGGTCGTACCCGCTCACCCCTCCGCCTTCCCCGCCGCGACCCGGGCGGCCTCGTAGGAGACGTGGCCGGCACGTCGCCGGGCCTCCGTCAGCCAGCGGTCCCGAAGGCGCTGGGAGAGCCAGCGGTGCAGCAGGCCCGGCCCGGCGTCCGCGAGGATGCTGCGGACCTGGACGGCCCGCTCGGCCATCACCAGGAGCGCTTCTTGGTGGGCGTCGTCGTACTCCAGCGTCAGCCCGTAGTCGCGGGAGATCGAGCGGGCAACGGCCTGGGCGACGCTGCCGACGTGCGGCTCGGAGAGCACGGACCAGTCGACCGCCGCAGGGGCTTCGGCCGGTTCGAGTTCTACGAGATTCATCGGACCACCTCCTTCACGGAGGTCTCGCCGTCCTTGGTGACGGCGACCATCAGGCCGGGCGCCCCAGTGGTGCCCTTGCTGTGTCGCCACCACGTGGACTCGGACTCCATCGCCGGAGGCTGGACGAACGTCCTGGGGCCGTCGGTGTCGATGTGCTCGTGATGCAGGTGGCCGGCCAGGAGGAGATCGGCCTGGTGCATCGCCGACTGCTTGTTGAACGCCTGACCCTTCCACCAGTCGAAGTGACGGCCGGGGCGCCACTGGTGGCCGTGGGCGTGCGCCACGGTGGTGCCCGAGCAGTCCACGACGACGGTCAGCTCGTCCGTGTCCGGCACGTACCACTCGACGTGGGAGAACTTCTCCGGGTGCAAGTCGGCCGCGTCCTTGACGGCGATCAGGGACTCGGTGTCGTGGGAGTCGTCGTACCGGGTCAGGCCCTTGCCGTTGATCCGGACGGCCTCGCCGTGGTTGCCGGGCACCGCGGCCATGGTCACCCGCTCCGCGAGCGGCGCGAAGGTGGTGAGGGCGTGAAGCATCACCCGGCGCGTCAGGCGGATCTGCTCGTTGAGGGTGAGCTGGGTACGCCACGTATTCGCGCCGCCCTGCGACTGGAATCCCTCGACATGATCGCCGAGCCAGGCCAGGTGCACGTGGCCGATGCTGAATCGCGTCCGGTACAGCTCCAGCAGGTCGGCGGCGCGGTTCAGGCAGTCGATCGTGCGGCGGAGCGTGCCGGCCGGACCGTCGCCGTCAACCTTCCCGAACTGCATGTCGCCGAGCGCGACGATGAAGGTGTGGTCGCCCGTGGTCAGCGCGTTGGGAGCCCACGGCTTGTACGCCTCGACGGCGGCCAGGAGCTCGTCGATGTCGGGCCGGTCGGTTGCGGCGTCCCTGCTGCGGGCGAAGGTGAACCGGGTGCTCACCCCCGTGTCGCCGCCCGGCATCGTCCACTCCGAGGAGCGGAACCCGGTCGCTACCCAGTCGGCCGGATCGAGGCCCTGGGCCCGCAGGTAGGCCGTGGCGGCGTCCTCCGTCACGGCGTCCACCGGGCCCCGGACGGTGACCTCGGCGGCGTCGCCGCTCACCTCGATCTGGCGAGTGAAGTCCCGCTCCGGGTCGGCCGGCCGGGACGGTATCGCGGGGCCGACGGGCTTGGAGAGGAGTTCGTCGAGCAGGGTGTCAGTCACGCAGGCTCTCTTCCTGGCGCAGGCGGCGCCGGTACGTACGGATGGTGGAGGCGGACACGCGGTGCCCGTAACGGCCGAGAATCCAGACGAGGTCCTCGGCTGCGGTGTCCTGGAGGAGATGCCGCTCGAACGCCTCGCGCTCCGGCCCGTTGAGGGTCTCCCAGATGGATTGGAGGCGGGGGCCGGGCGTGCCCGGCAGGCCCGCACTCACCAGCCCCGCCGAGCGAGGTGGTTCTGCCGGGCCTTGTTACGCAGGCTCAGCACGTTCTCCAGGTCCCTCGGGCGAGCATGGCGGACAGCACGGTCGACCTCTTCCTTCGACCAGGTGAGCCCGCCGTGCAGGCCGGACAGGTGGTCGCGGAGGAGTGCTCGTGCGGTGGGGAGGTCGCCGTCGATGGGCTGGATGTGGCCGCAGCCGCGGCCGTCCAGGAAGTTGGGACAGGTCAGGGCTTCGGTCACGGGCAGCCCCCGGCCAGGACGGCGGCGTGCTCCTCCAGCGCGTTCGCGCCGTGGTCGAGGCCGAGCCCGGTGTAGAAGTCCTTGCCGAGCGGGTCTTCGAGGTGCAGGTCTCGAAGGAACTGGGCGGCTTCTCGAAACGCCTGGCTGCGGGAGATGGGGGTGTCGGTGGTGGTCATTCGGCGTCCTCCGGGTGCAGGAGTGCTAGGCCGCCGTCGTACTCGTACGTGCCGTAGTTGTGGCAGTAGTGGCGGGAGGACCAGGCCGCGATCAGGTAGCGGCCGGGGCGGAGGCCAACCGAGCCGTAATCGCCTTCGTCGATGCCTGCGCGGTGGAACCAGCAGTCGAGGCCCTCCTCTTCGTGGAAGGCCACGTCGCAGCGGAGTTCGCCCTGCCGGTCGTGGCAGTCGGGGGTGTGCTCGGCGTGGAGGTAGTGGTCGGAGTCGGCGCCCTCGACCACCAGCCAGTGGGGCTCTCCGGCAGCCGGCAAGGGCTCGGCGTCGAGCTGGACTTGTTCGAAGAGGTTGATCAAGCGGCGGCCTTGTCGATGCGCTCGACGGCGGCTCCGGCGAGGGCGGCCAGGCGGACGAGGCCCTCGCGGACCTTCGCGGGTTCCCTCGTGCTGAACGCCTCGAAGGCGGCCTGGACGATCAGGCCGTCCACGCCTCCCGTGCCGACTGCCTCGCGCCGCTTGTTGATCAGGTCCCAGTCGCCACCGCGGCTTCGGTAGATCTCGGCAGCGCGGTGCGGGTGCTGGCCGCCGATCAGCTCCTTCGGGAGGTCTGCCAGGGTGCGGGCCTCGGCGCGGGCCTCGGTCATCGCGAGGTGGAGCAGGTCCGGCTTCGGCTGCACGCGGCGGGCGGTGGTCTTCTTGACGGTCGTCTCGGTCACTTCGACTTCTCCTCGTCGATCAGGTCGTGGAGGGACTTCTCGCCCCCGTGCAGGTAGGTCTCGGTCACGTCGCCGATGCGCAGGCGCACGCCCTTGGCGGATCGCAGGGATCGGCAGACCTTGTTGGTGAACTTCGCCCCGGCGTCGTCGGGGTCGCCCCAGACCCACACCCGGGAGAAGCCCGCGAGCATCCGGCGGTGCCGGCCGAACCACATCTCGGAGCCCGGGGAGGCGACGGCATGCCAGCCGACCTTGCAGAGGATGATCCGGTCGAGCTCGCCCTCGGTGAGGTGGATCTCGTCTCCGGCCGCGTGGATCGAGTCGACGCCGTACAGGCGGGGCGGGTCGTCCGGCAGGGTGTTGTACTTGCCGTGCCCGAAGTCGCGGTGGTTGTGATCTTCCAGGCATCGGAAGCGGATCGTCAGGGGGTGCCCGTCGCGGTCGAGGTAGGGGATCGCCAGCATGCCCCGGTAGCGGGCGTGACCCGGGTGAGGGTCACCGACGACGCCAAGCCGGAACGTATCCACCTCGGCCTGCCCGATCCCGCGAGCGGCCAGGTAGCGAGCGGCGTCCGCCGTAAGCGCTGCCTGATAGGAAGCTGTTGCCTCCTCCAGTGCCTCTCGTTGCGAGGGCGACAGAGGCCGCAAGGGCTCGCGCTCCGACAAAGTCCGTACTCTCCTTCTCCATGATCAAGCTGTAGGAATCCCCGCCTCGTCCGCAGGAGTGGCACTTCCACACCTGGCGGTCGGTGTTGTACGAGAGGGATGGGGTGCTGTCGTCGTGCAGCGGGCAGGGCGCCATGCCGGTGGCCCGCTGCGGGTTGTACTCGACGCCGTAGTGGTCGAGGACGGATTCGAGGGTGGGCTTCTGCTCGTCCTCGTCGTCCCGGTCGTGCCGACCGATGGGCTCGAATCTCACGGGAGCATCCACTCCTCCAGGTCGCGCATGTTGACCTCGAAGTACTCCTCGAACTCGAACAGCGCGGGGGCGTCGAACTCCGGGTCGTTGAGGAGGTCGAGGAACGCTTCGAAGCCCAGGACTTCGGGTTCGATCAAGCGATCCGCCGGCCTCGGAAGTGCTCGCCGATGGCGTCCCAGCCCAGCTCGTCGAGGCCGCTGGGCTCGGTATCGTTCAGCAGCTCCGCGAGCTCCCGCTCGATCCGACGGTGCTCGGCGATCTCCTCGAATTGCCTCATGCGGCAGCCTCCGGCGGGAGGTCGAAGTACTCCTCGACGGTGGTCAGCACATAGCCCTTGCGCCAGCTCGCGCCCCTACGACGGACGATGACGATCACGTCCACGTCGGCCGGGTCGAGTCCGCGATGCCGGGCGAAGTTGTCCCGCTCGCGCAGGGCCTCCTTGGTGAACGCCCCTGGTTCGAACTTGGCGTTCTTGGCCTCGATCACCAGGAACGGGCGGTGTCGAACTGGCTTCCGCCATCGGATGACGTGGTCGCCCTCGTCGTCCTTGCCGGTGAGCCGCAGGCGCTCGATGTCGAACTCGACCTGCCGTAGCTCGTCGCGGAGCTCGGTCTCCCAGGTGGCGCCTCGCCGCTTGTTCCGGCGGTTCCGCGCCGCAACATCAGTCAACTCTTACAATCCTCACTTGAGAGCGTCGAGCGGCGACCATGCGCTGGTCGCGGGACGCGGGACGGGGAACAGGCGCGGCTCCAGCGCCGAGAACCGGGTGATGTCCGGCTGGCACCGCAGCGTCGCGTAGCGGCGGGCCGTGGGATCGCACGGGCCCATGCGCTGTTTGATCACCGCAATGCGGTACTCCAGGCTGGTCGGGTCCAGCGCGACTGACAGGGAGAGCTCGGGCTTCTCCGACAGGCCGCCCTTGACCTGGTCGCGGCTGGGCGGCGCCCAGGGATCGGACTTCGCCTCCCAGCTCTTGTCCGAGGCGTGGTGGAGGACGATCACCGTTGAGCCGGTGGCGCGGGCGAGCTCGGTCAGGCCGGACATGACGGCCATCTGCTCGGTGTAGTCCGACTCGGCGTTCTCGAAGTCCATGAGGTTGTCGAAGACCATGATGGACGGGTAGGCGTCCCAGAGCTCCACCTGCGCTTCGAGCTCCTCGTCCACGGCCTTCCACGTGATCGGGCTGCCGAACGAGAAGGTGATGCGGGAGTCGGTGAGCGCGTTGATGTAGGTCTCGCGGTAGCGGCCACCGGCCGCCATGCCGGCCTCGACCATCTCCGTCGTGTCGCCGGTCGCCATGCTGGCCAGCCGCGAGGAGGCGGTGAAGGCGGACATGTCCGCCGAGAAGTAGAGCGTCGGCAGGTTCATCGACGCCGCCCAGAACAAGGCCAGGCCGCTCTTCTGGGTGCCGGACCGACCGGCGATCATGATGACCTCGCCCTGTCTCGGGCGGCAGCCGATCTGGTACAGCGCTTGGAAGGCTTCGATGCGGGGCAGCTCGCGGCCCGCTTCGGCATGGAGGGTCAGGGACCGTCCGGGGGTGAGCACTGCTCGGCTCCAATCGTCAGGGTGGGGGAGGGGGCGACACTAGGCCGCCCCCTCGTGCCGGCCGCGCGTCAGTCGAAGTCGGGCGCGGCGTCCACCGCGGCCTTCACCGCCGCGTCGCGCTGCTCGGCGTAGGCGATGACCTGGTTCTTGATGCCGGCGTCGGTCACCTGCTTCCACACCCACGCGGGGTGGGCGCCGGGCTTCTTGGCCGGGACCTGGGTGACGGTCACCAGCACCGCCTGGCCGACGACGCCTTCGAGATCTCGGGCGAGGACGGTCTGCTCGATCCGCTGGCCCTGGCTGACCTCGGGGGTGTAGGTCTTCAGCTGGTCGGGGGTCTTGAAGACGGTCACGTCAGCGATGGCGCTGTCCTTGGGACCGTTCGGGGTGGGCCTCTGCCGCTCGAAGCCGTGCACCTCCAGGAGGATCGCGATGGCGTCCTGGTTGTCCACGGGCTTGAACCAGCCGCCGTTAGCGGTCGGCATGGTGGCGAGGGCAAACGTCACTGAGTGTCTCCAGACTGCCGGTGTACGGCGTAGGGGATGTTGCGGGTCTTCGGTTGGGGTGCGGCCAGCGAGCCGACCGCGAGGGCGACCGCCACAGCCGCGACGAGGAAGCGGCGGCCCATCACGCTGCCGCCTTCAGGGCCCGGCCCCGGGCCTTCCAGGCGTCCATCACGGAGGAGTCCGAGAAGGCGGCCTGGTTGGTCGCCCACAGCCGCTTGAGGTCGTCGGTGCTCGCACACTGGGCGATCTGCTCCAGCAACCCGCCCGGCGCCTCGGCCGACGAGGCGGGAGGCTTCGGGGCCTCCGTCGCGGCCGGGGCCGGGATGATCCGGGCGTCCAGGCCCTTGACGATGGTCGTGGTGGCCTGGGCGGTGCGCGTGGCCTCGACGACGAGCTCGCTCGGCGCCAGCCCGGCTACACTCTTACCATCTAGGCCGAAGTAGTCCACGATGTCCTGCTGGACCGTCTCGGCGGTGCCGCGGAAGACGACCCAGCTATCGTCATAGCCCTTGCCATACTTGATGGTCACGGTGATCCGGCCTTCGTCGGCCACGCGCACAGCCCCTCTCTCGCGCGGGGCCGTCTGCCCCGCTTCTGTTAGTTACACTATCTCAATCAGGCCGCAGAAGGAAACCGTGTCAGGGCTCCCTTCTCACCCCGCATCCGGCGGATGTCGAGAGCCAGGCGCGCGGCCTCCCAGCCCAGGCGGAGGTCCGCCCAGTAGAGGGTGCACTCGCCCTGCCCGGCGGGGAGGTGGATGATGACGCCCCAGTCCTGGTTCACGGCCGGGATGGGGCTGTACGCGGCTGCGGCGCGGTCGGCCGGCACGTCCGTCTTCTTCCACTGCGCGAGCGCCCGCTTGTCCCGCTGGTCGACCGGGAAGAGCGCGTGGTCGTACAGCTCGCCCCTGCTGTAGACCGCGAGCTGGGCGGCCATCTTGAGTCCGCCGTACTCCACGCTGCCGGTCTTCAGGTCGCCGATGAACAGGCCCTCGACGTGCCGGCCGTCCGGCCCTGGCCCGCTGTAGCTGAGCATGCGGTCGAAGGTCCCGCCCGCGCCGAGCTCGTCGACCACGACGAACTGTTCCACGGCCGTCACGTCGAAGTCCGCGGTGGCCACCTTGTAGGCCGCCATGTCGGCAAGGTCGCTGGCGGACGTGCCCGCCGGTAGCGCCTGGCCCTGGTCGACGAGCTCCGAGAGGGCGTGCAGGTGGGTGCCCTTCTCCCGCCGGTCGTTCGCCCCGGCGATGTCGACGGCTTGCTCGGCGGTGCGGTCCAGGGCGGCCTTGCCTTCCCGGCTGGCGGGATCCACGCTCAGCACCCCGGCCAGGAGGGCGGGCCTGCGGGCGGCGCCCACCAGGGTCATCCGCTTGCCCCAGGCGGATAGGGCGGACTTGTCCTCGATGCAGTCGATGAAGGTCGTCGTGCGGGTCAGGGCGCGGGGCTTCCCGCCACCCTTCGGTACCACGAGGGGCCGACTCCATCCGTCGCGCGGAACCTCCCGCGCTGTCGGCAGCTCGGCAATTTGCAATGCCACTGATCATTCTCCAGAGTCGACGATGGATTTCAGAAAGAGCCGGATGCGCCCGCCGTCCAGAATCTGGGGATCGCACTCGTCCAGATCCAGCAGGGCCAAGCCGCGACTCTCGGCGAAGTCGAGAACGTACCGAAGATCATCCGGATCGTGTCCAGCCTCGACGGTAATGTGGAACTCCCACGAGTCCTCATCAATGTGCAGCCATACCCGGCCCGCACCGAAGCGGTCCCTAGCGGCACTGGAGGCCACCCCGTGGCCGTGCGACATCGCCGGCTCCTCTCCCCAAACGTCACGCAGCTTCCCTGCGGCGTGACGGTCTGTGTTCACACCAGCGATCCTCTACGTTCAGTAAGCCCTTGGTCAACCTGGGGGAAACAGGTGGGTTCCAAATCATCCAACGTGGGTACGCAGACCTCTTGACATCACCCCAGAGTATGACAATTCAACTACTGGGGATCATCCCTCGGGCGTATGGGGAAAACGAAAAAGGGCCCCCTCGGGGGCCCTTGTCAGGCGGCGCCGCCGCCTGACTCCTTAGGCTTTACCGGCTGGCGAATCAGGTCCTTATCGGACTTCTCGCGCGGCACGTAGAAAAAGCCATCCTCGGTCGCGGGATCATAATACACGACCGTCTTTTCCTGCTCCCGCTCTGCAATCCAGGAATCAAGGCGAGCCTGGTCTGCCGGCTTGAGCTCTTTCCCGGCGCGACGCCGCGCCTCGAACCGAAGCATAACCACAGGGTAGGCCCAGCGGTGCTCGGGCTTGATCTCCCAGGGGATCAGGTTGGTGTCCCGGGTGAGGCGGCGCTTCAGGCCCTTACGGTGCCGGAACGTGGCCCACATCGATGTCGTGGTCTGGATGCCGTACTTCTCCAGATACTTGTCGACGATCCACTGGTAGTCCCTGTTCTCTTCGATCCAGCGAATGGCCTCCTGCTCGTTCTGGACGAGAGTTCTCGCGGGCATGTGATCCCCTTCGGTCTGCTGAACCCCCCGCGCGACGAGTTTCATGTCGCGCACTCAACCTCTACGATTGCATGTAAGAGTTGATGCAGTCAAGCGCCGAGAGGTCGTGGGGGTCATGGTCGAAGTCCACGTGAAGGTAAGAGTCTGTGATAAGTGCAAGGACGTCAATCGGCCGGTGCGTAGTTACACCCTTACAGAGGGCGAGCGGGTGGTAGAGCGGGACCTGTGCGAGGAGCACGCGCGACCCGTTGAGGACCTGATGGTCGAAGACGTGTCGATCCCCGTACAGGTCCCGGCCCTCGCGGCGGCAACGAAGACCGCCGTGAAGAAGGCGCCAGCGAAGAAGGCGCCCGCCAAGAAGGCGCCGGCAGGCCGCAAGCGCGGCGCCACGAAGACGCTGACCGTCGAGGAGATCAACGCCCTGCGGAAGTCGCAGTCGTAGAACGAGAAGAACGGCCCCACCGAACCGTGATGGTCGGTGGGGCCTTTGGGTTACTCGGTCTGATCCGGCTCGTCCGGGGCGACCACGCCGAGCGCGGTCAGGACCTGAACGGCCAGGGCGATCTCCGGCCGGTCCGCGTACGCGACCGCGAGAGCGGACACGATCACGCCGACCAGGGCGAGGATCGCGCCCACGCGGGTCCGGTACCGGACGGGCAGCATGCTCAAGACGGTGATCGGCTTGGCGCCGGGAATCTGATGCTTACTCATCGGCCAGCCTCCTGCTGGAGAACCGCGAAGCCGCGGCCTCCGATAGCGACGTCGTGCGAGACGCCTGCGGACTTGAACTCGGGGTGGCGGTCGTGGAATCGGGCCACTGCCGCCTGGGTGTTGGCGCCGTAGAAGTCGGTGACGGCACCCGGGATCGGGCCGTAACCGGCCTTCATCAGAAGCTCCTGGAGCAGGCGGACCTGCGGGTGGTTGACGCCCGGCTTGACGGCCGGGTCCAGCGCCACGGTGCCGCCACCGCCGCCGCCACCCGGGGCGGGCATGCCGGCCTTCACCCACGCGTACAGCCGGCCACCCGGGCACTCCGTCGCGAAGCCGTCCCGGTGACCGTGCTTCGAGAGCTGACGGCCCGTCTTCGCGCACGCCTCGTCGTACAGGGCCCGAGCGCTACGGAGGGCGGCGTCGGAGGGGGCCTGGTCGCCGCCGATGGCGATCTGCACGCCGAACGCGGAGCGGTTGTGCGACGGACAGTGCGCGCCCTGGAGGTTCCAGCCGCGGCCCTCGTAGATGGCCCCGTTCTGGTCGATGACGAAGTTGTAGCCGACGCCGCTCCACCCGTTGTTCAGGTGCTCGCGCTCGATCGCCTGCGGGACCGAGTTGCCGGTGCGGGAGACCGCAGTGCCGCCGTCGTAGTGAATGTAGAACTCGGTGCGCTCGGACAGCGGGACGCTGGCGACGCCGCTGGTCCACGGCTTCGCGCCCCAGGAACCACGGGAGATGATATTGACGCTCAGGGTGTGCCTCCAGGCATGGGAAAGCCCCCGGCGCGGTGCGCGTCCCGGGGGCTGGGGGTGCCGCTGGCCGCCCGTAGGGGCGGGCCGCGGAAGTCAGTTGGGGTGGTTCAGGTGGGAGTCGAGCCGTTCGGCGACGGCCAGGCGCTCGGCCCGCTCGTGGGCGATCTCCCTGCGCAGGCTGGCCAGTTCCTCGTTGTGCCTCTCCTGGCCGTCTAGGACGCGGCCGAGGCCCTCGATCACCCTGTCGACGTCGTCGCGGAGGTTGGTGCCGTGGGAGTTGGCGACCTGCTCGCGGGCTTCCTGCGCGTGCTCGCGGACCTCGGCGATCGTGGCGCCCTGGCGGCGAACGAGCTCGACCAGGACGCCGACGAGTGCGGCGGTAATCGCCCCGCCGGCCGACACCATCGCGACCTGGACGGAGGGCTCAATGGTCACGCGCAAGCTCCTCGATCCGCGCCTCCAGAGCGGCGAGGCGGAGGGCCTGGTCCTGGACGACGGGCAGCAGGGCGACGCCGAGAAGGTCGTAGCGGACGCTGTCGATCTGGCCGTCCTCGTCGTGGACGACGATCTCCGGGAGGGTCTGGGCGACCTCTTCGGCGATCAGGCCGTACTCGTTCTTGCGTCCCTCGGTGACCTTGCCGTCCTCGTCGGTCGTCGGCTTGCGGTCGTAGACGCGCGGCCGCAGGGAGAGGACGTCCGCCGGGTTGATCCGGATGTCCCGGACGTTCTCCTTGAACCGGATCGAGGAGGTGTTGCGGCAGAAATTATGGTTTCCGTCAACCCACACCGCATACCAGGTGCCGCCCGCAGGCGTGTAACTGTGCGGCCTGTCACTGCCGTTGGCACGGTTGATTGTGCCCCAGGACTCCAGATACTGGCCGTGCCAGTGGTCGGTCGGAGGGAACTGGCCTGGCCTGCCCAGGATCTGGTCCCACCAGTGCTGGTGCCAGGACGGCGGGAACTCGCCCGGCACGCCGAGGAGCTGGTCCCACCAGTGCTGGTGCCAGGTCGGGTTGAAGCTGCCCGGCTTGTTGACGATGTCGTTGTAGTCGACGGTGTGAGTGTGGGTGCTTGGGGGGAACGTGGCCGGCTTGTTGGTCACGCTGGTCCACGAGACGATCGGCGCCAGGTCGGTCCAGGCCGCACCGTCCCAGTACTCCCACTTGCTCGTCGTGCGGTTCAGGCCAAGCTTGCCGACGCGGGGGTTCGACGGGCGGGTGGCGGTGGTCCAGGTGCCGACCCGCGTGCCAAGGAAGGACCGGTCGTCGGTCACCGCGGACAACGCGATGTTGGTGGCCGACGCCCCGACCGCGATCAGGCCGAGCGAGATCTCGTACAGGTCGGTGTCGGTCTGGGTGAGCGCGGGCGCGCTGCCTCCGGGCGTGCCCTTGAGCACGGCCAGCGAGATGCTGTTGAGCGTCGGATTGAGGCGGAGGATGACACGGTCGGTACGGGCTGCGGTGTCGGCCGTCGCGATGGTGAGGACCTCGATCGCGGTCGACAGGAACGCGTGGCCTCGCACGAGCGCGAAGCCGGGCTGAACGGAGACCTTCATAGCGGAGCCGTCGGCCGTGACCTTGAGGTCGAGGCCGGTGGCGGTGCCGGCCACGCCCGAGTCCTGGAGCTCGCGGAAGAGGCGGCTGAAGTCGGTCTCGGTCGTCGCCTGGCCGTCGAAGGGGTACGAGCTGGTTGCCACGCTGCGGGTTTCTCCCTGGAAACAGAAGAGCCCCCGCATCGGCGGAGGCTGCACGTCGGATGGTCAGGCCGCCAGCGCGGCCCAGAAGCGGTTCGAGCCGTTCTCCATGCCCGCGATCGAGATCGAGGACGGCGGCGAGGTGGCGCTGATCGTCGAGTATGAGCCGAAGCGCCGTACGGTCGTCAGGCCGAAGTAGTTCGGGGGCGCCGCTCCGCTGTTCTCCAACTGGAGCATCATCGGCCCGTCGTTCGTCGAGGTGTTGTACACGTAGCGCCAGGTGACGTAGTACGTGCCCGGCGAGGCCGCCCATGGCGAGGTCAGCGGCACGGACACGGTGACTCCGCCGGAGTTGCTCACGACCGGCGGCTCGTAGGCGCCCGCGATGTCTCCGGCCTGGGCGACCAGGTTCCCGTTCACGTCGTAGATCGCCGCCCAGGACCCGGCCTGGAGGCCGCCCGCATATCCGCAGTAGTGCCACACGATCTTGTTGATCGTGGTCGCCTGCCGCAGCGCGACGGCCGTGACGCGGACCGTGCCCGAGCCGGGGTAGCGGCCAGCGGAGAAGCTGACGGCCGGGTCGTAGGCCCACGAGGTCAGACCGTGGTCGGCGGGTGTCCACTGCTCCGGGAGGTTCGCGAGGGGGATCTTGCCCGTCGCGTCGAGCGTGGCGTCGCCCGGCACGAGGATCTTGCCGTCGGCCTGGCGGACCTTCAGCACACCGTTCTCGGAGTAGAGGATGGCCGTGCTCGCTGCGGCAGCCGGAGCCGACGCCGCGTTGCGCAGAGCCGTCGCGCCGGCCACGGTAAGCCGGGCCCCAGGGGCAAGGGAACTCGTGCCCACGCCCAGGCTGGCCGTCGACCGCTTGCCGAAGAGCATGGACGCCTTCCAGGCCCCGGCGTCCGTCCAGGCGCTCAGCTCGAAGTCCGAGCCGGCGTCACCGCCGCTCTCGGCCGAGTTGTCGACCTGGTACTCCCACCTGGTGACGTTGTTGGTGGCGAACGACAGCGTCCGGTAGGTGGGGGTAGGGGAGTCGAATCGCACGTCACCGCTGACCGAACCGCCGGTCTTCGGGATGGCGCCGACATCGGCCGCGGTGAGGGTGATGCTGGCCGCGCTCTTGCCGTTCACAGATGCGATGAGGCCGTTGGCGCCTGGGTCGCCCTTCGGCCCCTGGGCCCCGGTTGCCCCGGTAGGGCCGGGGGCTCCCTGCGGCCCGGTGGCACCAGCCGGGCCGGTCGCTCCAGTTGCGCCGGTCGCGCCGGTGGCGCCGGTGGGTCCCTTGAGGTTGCCGACCGGCGAGCCCCAGCCGGAGGCGCCGCGCTGGTACAGGTCGTAGGTGTCGGTGCGAAGGAGCACGTCGCCGGGCTTCGTGCCCGTGCTGGACGTGGTTCCGCTGTTGAGGTAGAAGGCCGCACCGCGAACGATGTCGCCTACCTTGGCCCAGGCGCCAGCGGCCCGCTGCCAGTGGGTGGCCGAGTTGCTGGTGACACCGAAGAGGGTGGTTGATTCAGGCTGGACGTAGAAGTCACCGTCCGCGCCGACAGTCGAATCGGGGACGGCCGTTCCGGTGAGGATCTTGCTGCCGGGGGCTCCGGCAGGGCCCGTTGCGCCCGTGGCTCCGGTGGCACCCTTGGCCCCAGTTGCGCCAGTCGCTCCGGCTGGACCGGCTGGCCCCTGCGGGCCGGTGGCTCCGGTCGGACCGACGACGCCGGAGTCCGCCGGGGACGGGAAGATGCTGAGTCCCATTAGGTGGCCTCCACTCCGCTGATGTGCGCGGGGGCGGCCTGAGCGTTGCCCTGCACTTCGATCTTGTCTCCGGCGTTGAGCACCTGGCTCATCTCGACGGTGAGCACGCCGTTGGGTGCGATGCCGACGTTGGCCAGCGCGTAGACGCCGCCGAGCTTGACGGCAACGCTCGCGGCCGAGCCGGTCGGGTTGGTGGCGACGATGTTCGTGACGATCGCCGAGGCCCCGGCCGGCACCGTGTAGACGGAGGTCAGGGCTGAGGGCAGTGGCCCCCGGAAGAAGTTCTTCGGCGTAGCCGCCACGTGGTCACCACACTCCCATCAGCGACATGATCTGGTTGTCCGAGCTGCCGCCTTCGGCCGTGCGCTCCAGCGCGGAGACGCGGGTCTCGGTGGTCTGGACGCGCCGGGTCAGCGCGGTCCTGACGTCGAACCCCGCCGGGTCGCCGAGCAGGGCGCCGACCTTGTAGCCGTCCGCGTTGGCCTTGAGGACCATGCCGGTGACGGTGGACACGAGCTCCTGGTCCTCGACGACGACGCCGACCTGATCGCCCAGGTACCAGTCGATGCCGAACCGCATCGCGGAGTCCTCGACCGGTACGGCCTGGACGGCGACGGAGGTGAAGCCCTCCTTGGCCATCACCTCGTTGCCGGCCTGCTGGAGTTCCGTCCAGTCGCTGGTGTTGCGCTGGTCGACGAACCGCTCGATCCGCCGGGCCCAGTCGACCTCGGCCGCGATCGAGGTGGGGGTGTCCACGGCGAGGAACTGCCGCGCGGTGAGGTCGCCCTGGCCCGCGACGAGAACCCGGGTCGCGCCGGGCGGTGAGATGGCCACCCGCTGGCCTGAGAGCGTGCGGTTGCGCACGTCGAGGCGGACCTGCCGACTGCGGTCGACGATCTGATACGTCTCGAAGACGAGGCCGCTGCCGCGCTGCACGATGCGAAAGCCCAGGCTGGCGACGACGGCGATCTCGGTCAGCAGGCTGCCGAGCACCGGGAAGCGCGCGCTCTTGGAGACGGCAGGTCCGCGGCCCAGGTTGGTGCCCATCGTCAGCCCGGCCCGGCGCCTCGGAGCCGGCGCGGCCGGGCCGAGGTTGGCATTCACGTAGGCGTGCATGACGGTCTCGGCCGGGCCGGTGCGGGTGTCGTGCGCCTGGCGCTGGCCGGCCATGTCCGCGTTGGACGGCTCGGGCAGGGCCAACATGTCCATGAGCATGACGCTGTCGGACACGCCCTCGAAGGTGACGGTGCCCGCCGGGTCCTCCGGGGTGGAGGCGAACTCAGGCTTTACCGTCGGGCCGGAGATCAGCACGTCGGTCGGGCCGGTGACCACCAGGCCGGAGCCGGGCGTACGCAGGACCGGGGCGAGCGGATGCTCGGCCGCCAGACTCAGCTTCCACGTCCCGACGTTGTTGAACGTCTCCTGGATCTCCAGGACGAGTTCCTCGGGGCGGATGATGCCCTGCCGCGCGAGGGTCTTGTCCCGGACCTCCACCGTGAGGTCACTGAGCTTCACTCAGATCACCATCCATTTCCGGGGCCGCCATGAGCAGATGACCTTAGAGTCGGCGGTGACGCCGAGGAGTTGGGCTGTGGCCGTGGAAAGGCCCGGACGGATGCTCCAGAAGCGCGGGGCGGGGCCGAGGTCTGCGTACCGGTTGGCGCCGGTCTGGTCGACGACCGTACCCGTGCGGGCGTCGAGGGTGAGCACCTCACCGGCTGCGAGGGTGCCGTTCCACGTGATCGTCTCCTTGTCGGGTGAGACGGCCTGGAACGCGTGGCCGGGGCCGTGGATCTCCCACACGGGGTAGGCGACCGCGTCGCCCGTGTTCTCCAGGGTGATCGAGCCGATCGCCTGGGAGGCGGCGACCGGAAGGGACACCATGCTCGACAGGAACGAGCCGGTCTTGGTGTCGCCGCCGATCACCTGGGACGACGCCTCGGACGAGGTGAAGTAGGGGTCGGACGCGCGGAGGGTGACGACCGTCTGAAGGTCGCGCTCCCCGGTCGTGCCTTGCCCGTACGTCACGTCGCCGCCGCCGGTGCGGACCACTTCGGTCGTCCATCGCGACCCGTCGTCGTTGACCAGTGCGAGGGTGCAGGGTTCGGCCAGGACCAGGGCGAGGCGGGACAGTAGCTCCGCCAGGTGCTCGCGGTCCCGGCCGACGATGTCGAGCGGCAGGTCGATCTCGCGGGACAGGACACGCTTGCCCCGGTAGACCGAGCCGTCTCCTGCTCCCTCCAACCACTGGACGGACACGGGCGGCAGGCCGACGCCGGTCAAGCCGGTCAGGGCCTGCAAGCCCGTGCCCTTCTCCTGCACCTCGTTGAGGTTCAGGACGTCCAGCGGACTCTCCAGCTGGAGTCTGATCACCAGCCCACCATCCTTGCCCGGCCAGCGGCCGTGAACAGGTCCTCTTCCGCGCTCAGGGAGCTGCCAGGAGCGGCGTAGTAGTTGAGGACCTTGGTGACGCCGCCGCCCGCAGCCGCCCCGGCGAGGCCGTTTGCTGCGGAGGCGTAGACCCCGCGTGCGGCGCGGAGTTGACCGATGGTCGGGGAGTCGAACTGGGTGCCGGCCACGTTGTCGGTCAGCCCCTTGAGGGAATGGCGTACGGCGTCGTAGCGGGACTCAAGTCCGCGGATGAAGCCCTCGATCACGAGCTGGCCGGCATTGGTCAGCAGGACACGGTCGAGGGTCTCCGGGCCCTTCCAGTCGGTGAGGCTGCTGGTCAGGTCGCCGAGCTTCTTCTTCACGTCGCCGAACATCGAGCCGATACCGGAGATGAAGCCCTTGATCAGGGACTTGCCCGCTTCCACCAGCTTGGCCCCGATGTCGCCCAGCGCCTCAAGGGCCTTGCCGGGCAGCTCCTTCATGAACGTGACGACCGCCGAGATGCCCTCGGAGACGGCCGTCCCCAGCCCGGTCCAGGCGTCCTTGAACAGCGTGGCGACCGCGTCCCAGCCCGCCTTCGCGACGCCGCCGACGGCCTTGAGGCCCTTACCGACCAGGCCGATGATGCCGACGTTGAGCACGACCTCGATCGCGCCGAGGATCGTGTCCCAGATGCCCTTCACGAAGGAGCAGATCCCGTTCCACAGGTCCGACCAGCCGCGCTTGAACACGTCCCAGTTGCCGGTGAACAGGCCCTTGAACAGGCCCCACCAGATCTCGAAGAACCCCTTGATGAAGTTCCAGACGCCAACGAAGACTTCCTTGAGACCTTCGAGCACCAGGCCGACACCGTTGATCGCGTTGACCAGGGAGTGCGCCAGGATCTCGATGACGAACTGGATGATCGGCACCAGGACCGGCATCAGGAAGTTGACGATCGCCAGCAGTGCCTGGAGGAACGGCTGGATCGCCTCGGCCACCCGGGCAAACGCCTCGCCGAGCTTGGGCAGGAACTCCGCGATGACCTGCTGGAGCATCGGCAGGAGCGGCGTGATGACCGCCGTGACGATCTGGAGCAGGACCGTGACGACCGGCGTCAGCGCGGTGAGGACCGTGGAGATCAGCCCGGCCAGCACCCCGAGGATCGGGGCAAGCGCGGTCACGAGCTGCTCGACCAGCGGTGCGACCGCCGCGAGGATGACGGTGAAGACCTGGGCGATCGGCGGCAGGATCACCGACAGAGCCTGGAACGCAGCCGACAGGAGCTGGCCGACGATCGGGACGAGCTGCGTGATGATCGGCGCGAGCTGCTGAATCGCGCTAGTGAGGGCGCCGCCCAGCAGGGCGATGATCGGAGTGATCGACGGGGCGAGCGTGGTGAACGCATTCGCTAGCGGCACCAGGGCGGCCGAGACCAGCGGCCCGAGGACGAGCATGAACTGCGCGACGATGCCCATCAGGGCGCCGAGCGCCTGGCCGAGCGGGGCCATCGCCGGAGCGAGCGCCTGGACGGCAGCCTCGATGCCGGAGAACAGCAGCGTGACGCCGCCGGTCACCGCTGGCTGCGACAGCGCCGAGGCGATGGAACCGATGACCGTGCCCAGGATCGTGCCGACCTGCGGCAGAATCGTTTCTGCAAGCTGCGCGAGCTCGGTGAACAAGCCCTTGACCGCAGGCCCGGCCCCGGAGGCCAGGTTGGCCATCGCCTCGTGGGCGGCCTTGAACGTGCCGACCAGCCCGGCCTGGAAGCCGGGGCTGTCCACGATGGCGTGGATGTGCTCCAGCGTGCCGGCCAGCATCCCCAGCGTGGAGCCGCCCGCCTCCTGGGCTGCGCGGCCGACGCCGGCCAGGATGCCGCCGAGGTTGAACAGGACCGAGCCGAGGTCCTTGACGTTCTGGATCGCCGTCGTGATCCACGTGGCGAGCCGGCCGTCGCCCTCGGCCGCCGTGAGGAAGTCCGAGAAGCGCGTCGAGATGTTGACGAACCACTTCGCCAGCGCGGGCAGGTAGCTCGTGCCGACCTTGCCCAGGGTGGCGATGATGTTCGCGAACGCCCCGGTGCCGGTGGTGGCGATGGTGATCGACCCGGCGAGGTCGGTGAACATCTGGTTCAGCGCCGGGTCGAGCGCGCCCTGGAGGCCAGTGGCCAGGCCGCCGAAGAACCCGCCGATCTGGGTCGCCGTCTGGGCCAGGCCCGCGGTGAACTTCGGCAGGAGGCCGTCGACCAGCTCGCGGATCGGCTTGGCGGCCTGGTCCCACAAGTTCTTGCTGATCGTGTCCTGGAGCCCGGACAGGGCGGACTTGACCTCCGGCAGGACCTTGTTGAAGTCCTTGAAGGCGGCGATCGTGACGCCGATGCCGACCGCCATCCCGCCGAGCAGGCCGGGCAGCAGGAGCGCGGCCGGGCCGATCTGGGCGAGCGACGCACTCAGGGCGGCGAGGTTCGACGCGGCCGACAGGCCCCATCCGGCGAGGCCGGCAATCGCCAGCGCCAGGGAGCCGATGATCGGAACGGACTTGTCCAGGTTCCGGATCATGTTGCCGAGGTCCTCGAAGATGTTCGTGAGCACCCGGGCGCCCGACAGGGCCGCGAGAGCGGCGCCGACCTTGGCGACCGAGGCGTTGTCCAGCTCCGGCAGGATCGGCACCGTGCGGGGCCGGGTGAGGACCTGGAGCCGGGCGGAGATCGCGGCTCCGGTGCCGTTGGCGATGTCGAGCTTGACCTCGACCTTGAGCGGGGAGACCTTGTCCCGCCAGTGCTCAAGGTCGTGTTTGATCTTGTCGAGGTTGCCCTGGTCGAGCTCCAGCTTGACGTCGCCGCTGACCTCGACGTCGTCGGCCCGGAACTTGATCTTCTGGTCGCGAGCGCGGGCCTGGAGGTCGCGGACCGCCTGCTGGATGGCGCGACTCATCCCGGTGGAGTCGATCGTCGTGTAGAAGCGGACCTTGCGCGCGTCGGTCGTCTTGTTCTTGGCGTTGACCTCGCGGATCTGGGTGATCAGATCCCGCTGGAGGCCGGTGGCGTCGATCTTCGCGCCGACGATGACCTTGAGCTGCTTCTCGATCCGGTCGAGCTGCACCTGGGCCTTGGCCCGGAAGTCGTCGGTGTCCGGGAGGACCTTGACCGAGACTCGGCCGATCACCTGCCCTGCGGGCATGCGTCACCTCCGGGCGAACTGCTGGTAGATCCCCGCGACGGAGGCGTGCTTCTTGGCCGGTGCTGTCTTGGCCTTTGCGGTGGGGCGGGGCCAGGGCGGAATCTTGGGCGCCTTGCCCTTGGCCCAGTTGCCGGTGGCCCTCGTGTTGCTGTTGATCGCGTCGAAGAGATCGGCGCTCAGGTAGCGGTCGACGCCCCAGCCGAAGAGGTCCCGGCCGCCGGAGGCGAGGGCGACGGTCAGGGAGGTGTCGGGGAGCCTCTGCGCGAGCAGGAGCACCAGAGCGGGGCTTGGCCCCCGGCCTGCGATCACGTCACCGAGGTCGATGCCGTAGTGGAACCACAGGTCGGGGTACAGCCCCTCTCCGTACTCGTCGATCAGGCGGCAGAGGCCGAGGCTTCCCCCACCTGAGTGCTCGCGCCGTAGGTCTCGAAGATCTGGGCGAGCACGGCGAGGTCGCCGCCGATCGCAGCCAGGAGTGCGTCGGCCTTCTGGCCGTTGTCGGACACCAGGCGGATGGCGTCCTCCAGGAGGACCTGCTGATCGGCGTTGTCCGCTTCGAGCTGGTTCTGGAGCTCGTGAAGCTTGTCGCGGCTGGCCTTCGGCAGGCGGAGCGGGTTGATCAGGTGGACGACGTCGCCGCTGCCGAGGTCGATGTCGGTCGAGGCGTACTTGGCGTCTGCGGCGGCGCGTATGTCGTCAAGGGTGTAGCTGGCCAAGGGGGTTGTGACCTCCGGGGTGAGTCAGGGAGAGGGGAAGGACGGGGATCAGGGGGCCTGGCCGGCAGTCCACGCGGTGCCGTTCCAGTACGCCTTGGAGGCGTCGCCGAGAAGAACGTGCTTGCCGGTGGTCCACGCGGTGGCCGGGCTGGCGACGACGCCGGACATGGCCGCCAGGTTGGCCGGGGTGATCGCGCCGGTCGGGGTGAAGCCGCCGGGGGTTCCGGCGGTCGCGCCGGTCGCGGGCAAGTTGGTCGCGCCGAGCGGGGTCACCGCGTACGTCCAGGCGTTGGAGCCGTAGGCCATGGGCTTCACGCCGATCGGCAGGCCGGCCAGAGACTCGGTGTCCGAGAGGGACAGGTCGTCGGCCCGGTAGATCTCTGCCTTCGGGGCGTAGAAGGCGAAGTGGTGGGTGCCGTCGATGAACAGGGCGAGGAACGCGGCTACGGTCGGTGTCGGGTCGGTCGGGACGCCCACGCTGCCGTCGGGCAGGAGCGGCGCGTTCGAGCCGTAGAACAGGCGCAGGCCCGCCACGTCGAACTGCTGGAGGGTCAGCGCCATCGTCTCGGTGCGGGCGCCGTACTTGGTCCGCAGGTTCTTGTTCTGCAAGGTGCCGATGACGGTGGCGTCGCCGCCTTCGCTACTGATTCCGAAGATGTCTTCGAGGCTGGTGTGCCCGACGGTGTCCCAGGGGGATGTGGGGGCGAGCAGGTCGGTGGGGATCGGCGTGCCGGGCGGTGCGGTCAGGAAGTTTCCGCTGCCGACGACGAGTGTTGCGTCGTCGTTGATGGGCAAGAGCGAGGCTCCTTACTCAGGGGGATGGTTGGGCGTAAGGGCGGCTCCGCGGGCGCCGGATCTCGATCTGGTACGTGGTCTCGTACCGCCACACCCCCACCGGGAGGTCGGCGTACTGCACGGGCCCGGTCGAGGTCGCCCAGTCGGTTGCCCGGCGGGGCGCGGAGTTGATCTCCGCGCGGGTGATGTGGCCTCGGCCGGGGACGACCTTCTGGCGGAGCCAGGCGTCGCGGAGCACGACGCGGACGGCTTCGGCGAGGATCGCCGCGTCCTCGTCGCCGTCGGGGTCTTCGCAGAAGGTGTGGACCGTGACGAGGGCGGAGTCCACGAAGCGCGTGTCGCCGTTCCACTCGCCGAAGGTGGGAGCGCGGCGGACGAGCACGAGGGGGAACTTCTGGTCCTTGGCGATCAGCGACTGCACCCGGATGCCAGGCAGGCCCTCTCGCAGGAGGGCGAGCATCAGGTCTTCGACGGGGGAAAGTTCGGCGAGTGCCTTGATCTGGTCGGGAAGGCCGGCCACTACGGTTTGCGTCTCGCCTTCTCGTTGGGGACCTGCACGCGCGGGCGCCGCTTCTTGGGCAGGTTGGAGGCCCGGGTGAGGATGAACAGGCCCTCCATGGCTCCGACCTGCACCTCGAACTCGTTGCCGAACTTGTCCTTGCGGACGGCGGTGTAGCCGGAGCGGCCGAACTCGATCGAGGCCGCGGAGTTCGCATAGCTCTCGGCGGGGGCCTCGGGCCGGTTGGAGGTGTTCGAGTCGGCGAGGATGACGTACTTGTCGACGTCGCCTTCGTCGAGCTCGATGTGCGCGATGCCCTCGGCGCGGTGGGCCATGAGGAGCTCCTCGGCCCGGACGCCGATCTCGAACGCCTTGGCCTCCAGGGCGGCCTGCACCCCTTCGTTCAGGGCGAGGGCCTTCTCGAACTTCCGGCCGCGCACACTGGCGTAGAGGTAAGCCATCAGGGGCGCTCCCGGATGTCGATGCCCCAGTGCCGGGTGCGGCGCGATCCGTGGTGGTAGGCGGGAGGGGAGACGATGTCCCACTGCCGGCCGTCGAACTCCACGCGGGACCACAGGGTCACGTCGCTCAGGGCAGGGTCGACGAGCATGCGGACGATGTTGATCTGCTGCTGGCCGGGCACCTCGGCCTTCGAGGAGCGTTGGGGGATGAACGCGGCCCGCACCTCATGCGGTCCGTCGCCGTCCGCGACGAGGACCTCGTTGCCGCGCTTGTCGGTGACCGTGGTGGTCTTCCAGATCCGGGCCTTCTGGCCGCGCCTGCGCTGCACGCTCACCAGGGCCCCCGGTCGTCGGAGAAGAGGGGGAAACGGTCCCCGGCGTAGTCGACGGGGACGAAGCCGCCTGCGCCGGGGCGGATCTTGGAGTCCCAGGCGCTGATGGCGACGCTGGACAGGCCGGGCTTGCGTCCGCCGAGCTCGGCCAGGAGGCGGATCTCCTCGCGGGTGAAGTAGACGGTTCCGGCGTCCCGGCCGATGTCCGACCAGGCCAGCGTCTCGTCGCCCGCGCGGGACTGGGTGTAGCCGCCGGGGTTGCGCAGGTAGCGGGCCGCGGCCTTGAGGACGAGCGTCTTCACCAGGCGGGGTGCCTTGTCGGCGGGCCAGTCCCGGCCGTACTCGGCCGCCAGGTCCGAGGCGTCCTCCAGCGCCGTAGCGGCGATGCGCAGTTCGTCCTCGTCGAGCTCCCAGTCGAGGCGGCCCTTGAGCTCGGCGACAGTGGCGTACGCCATGGCGAGCCTCCTTTCGGGCAGGGCCCGGCAGGGGCCAGCTCAGGCGGGCTGGCCCCTGCACTCGGGGGTTAGGCGTTGGCCGGGTCGGTCTCCGGCTTCATGCCGGCCGGGGTCCACACCTTCGCGTCGGACACGCCGGTGATCTTGGCGAGCTCGGAGCCGGCGGCCGGGTAGTCGCTCTTGCCGTCGAGGGTGAGCTTGATGCCGCGCACGAAGTGCTCCTGGGTGGAGATGATCTCCTTCTCGGCCACGTCGTCCCAGCCGACCAGGATGTCCGTCACCGACCGGAACCCGTTGTAGGTGTTTACGACCGAGCGGTCCTGGAGGTACAGGGAGTCGTAGTCGCGAATCCACCGCAGGGCGATGCCCTCGAAGCTGGTGGTTGCACCGTAGGGGACGGACTGCGGCACGGACGGGGCGCCAGAGAGGAAGATGAACGCCGAGCTGGCGAACGCGTACGCGGTGTCGGCCGGGATGGTCTGGTCGACGACGATGCGGAAGCCCATGCGGTCGCCGAGCGACGCGGTCCGCAGGGCGGACTCGGCCTCGGCATCACCGATGTTCTGGGCCAGGTTCAGCTTGTCGTCGTTCAGCAGGGCGCTCTCGAAGTCGGAGCCGACCAGCAGGTAGCGGCCTTCCTTCGGCGCGTGGAACGCGTTGAGGACCCGGCGCGCCTCAATCAGCGCGGCCCGGAGGTTCTGCTGGGCGTTGCCGATCGTCGCGTTGTAGGTCTGACCGGTCAGCGTCTTGACGGCCCGGCGCTGGAGACCGCGCGCGACGGCCTTGACCTGCGGACGGAGCAGGGTCGACCACTGGTCGATGTCGAAGTCATTCTGCTCATCCGTGAGCTTGATCGCGCTGTACGAGTTGCCGCCGAACGACACGGCGATCTTCCGCTCGGCGTACTCGTCGAACTGGATCGGCGCCGAGCGGTCGTTGCGCCACGCATAGTCGTGGAACGGCAGGATGCCTTCCACCTTCATGCTGATGGTGTCGTTGTCGGCACCCTTGAACTGGTCTATGCCCTGCTTCTGGAACAGGTTGGGGATCAGGAGCTCCTGCTCCAGCATCCCGACAGCGGTGTTGACGAGCTTCTGCGGCTTGACGACCTGGTGCTGGTTGGTAGGCAAGGGGTTCTGTAACTCCGGGGGCGTAGAAAAGCCCCCGGTCAGCGGACCTGGGGGCTAGGGGGAACGTTTCTTCAAGGCGCTAGATGCGGCGGGAGCGGCGCGCGAGCTTGCGCGGGTCCATCTCCCCGTCGTCCTCGTCAGACGGGTTCAGGCCGCCGCCCAGGGACTCGGGGGCCGGCGGCGCGAGGAAGGACCGGAGCGACTTCGCGTCGGCCTCCAGCTCCTCGACGGTCGCGCCGCGAAGCCGGGCCGCGAGCGCCTCGGGCAGCTCGAAGCGGCGGGCGACCTGGGCGACCACGAGGGAGTGCTCCAGCTCGGCGTTCTTCGCCTTCACTTCGGCGAGCGCAGACTCGAACTCCTCCGGGCTCTTGGCCTCGGTCAGTCGCGTCTCAGCGTCACGCAGGCGTGTGCGATACGACGCAGCCTCAGTGCGAACCTTCGACAGCTCCTTGCGAGCCCAGTCTGGGAGTTCGTCCTCCGGCGACGGGGCGGGCGGGGGCTGCTCGTCGGGCTTGGTCTCGTCGGTGGGGTCAGTGTTCTGCTCAGACACGGTCACGCCTCCTGGGCTGTGGTGGTCGGTGGCCGCGCCGCCTGGGCTTCGGCCTGGTGGTGTGCGCGCTGCTGGGCTCGCAGGAAGCGGCGCCACGCGTTCAGCGCGCCCCTGCCGCTGTAGCCTTTGGTGACTTCCGGCCACAGCGCCTGGTACTGCCGGTTCAGCTCGAACAGGCCGCTGCCGTCGAACTGGTCGCGGCGGAAGACCGGCTCCGCGTAGCAGTGGCAGTGGTCGTGGAAGAGGTCGCCGTCCTTGTAGGTGGCGGACCGCTCGCTCTTGTAGGCGACTCCACGGCTGATCAACATCGCGCAGAAGCCGCACGGGGTGCCGGTGCGGGACAGCCGCACATACCCGAGGGCCCGGCGGTCGCGGCTGGTGTGGTTCCAGATCGCCGACCGGCCGCCGTTCATCGCGACCCGGGAGGCGGCCCCGGCCTGCTGGGCGCCCGCCTGGCGGTGGGCCTCCTCACGCTGCCGGTCCGCGTCCCTGGCGGCCTGCTGGTTGTCGACCTGCGCCAGCCGCTTGTCGAGGTTGCGGGTGCCGAGCGCGTCGAGGACGGTACGGAGTTCCTCCTCCGCCTCCCGCTCGATCCGCTCCTCGTCGTCGCGAAGGCCCTCCAACTCCTCGACGAGGATGCGCTCCCAGTCCTCCGCGTGGTCGTCGAGCTGGTGCTCGTCACCGTTCTGCGGTGCCTCCCGGGCGGCGTCTGCGGTGCGGCTGGCCTGCTCGCTGACCGGCTGGTCGGCCGCCTTGTCCGGGCGGGCGGAGCCGTCGGTGGACGGGGCCGGGGCGGGCACCTCGTAGGTGCCGGCCAGGGTGGCGAACTGGCGCCGCAGGTCGCCGAGCGTCACCGTCGAGGGCTCCGGGTGGTACGGGTCGGCGACCGTCGTACCGGTCTGGAGCGCGCGGGCCAGGCGGTAGTAGGCGCGGGCCAGGTCGCGGGCCATGCGCCTGCGGCCCATCACCAGCGTGATCGCCCGACGCAGCCAGCCCGGCGCCGTAGCCGCGCGTTGCGCGGCCGGGACCTCCGACCAGAGCTTGAACGCCTCGGCGGTGGTCTCGACGCCGATCTGGCTCAGGGCGAGGTGGAACGCCTCGGCCGCCTGGTCGGCTTCGGCCTGCCGCTTCACGCCGCCACCGGGGCGGGCCGGGCGGCCGGCTCAGGCGTTGCCCGCTTGAGCGCACTGGCCAACTGGCCGACCGAGTCGTCCTGTTCGGCCTTGTGCTCCCAGTCCTCCAGCTCGGTCTGGGTGACCCCGGGCACGCGCGCCCACAGGCCGCGAGCCGGGATGCCGAGCTGTTCGCGGAGCTTGCCGAGCGCGTCGGCGGACTGCGCGAGGCTGCGGGACTCCATGTCGCGCCACATGACCTCGCCCCGGTAGTCCCCAGCGGAGGCGATGTGCCCGGACAGCTCAGCCGCGAGACGGAAGACCCTCTCCCACGACTCGCCGAACGCGACGCGGAACTCCGCGATCTTCCTGCTCAGGGCAGTCTCGGCTGCCAGGAGGGCCTCGGCGCTCAAGTTGGCGATCTGGCCCAGGAGATGGTGCGGCGGGGTCTGGGAGACGGCACTCAGGTGCCGCACGGACATGTCGATCGAGTCGATGAACCCCTGCAACGGTGTCTCGTCCAGCGAGCCGAACCGCACGTCCGGGTCCTCGGCGAACAAGAACCGCTTCGCGTTGTGGTTGATCGGCAACGGCACGGGGTTGCCGGCCGCGTCCAGAACCGGCTCGCCCGTCTCCGGGTCGCGCTGGATCGGTGGCGCCATGCCGGAGACCGTCCGCACCTTGGTAGACCCGTAGGTCTGCGCGAGGAGCAGGTCGAAGACGCTCTGGTTGATGCGGTCCTGGAGGGCGATCATCGGCTCGATCACGCCGACGGTGCGGCCCTCCAGGTCGACCGAGGCGGCGAAGCGGGTGACCGGGCATTCGCTCGCGCCGTGCCGCCGCAGATCCGAGACGGTGACGCTGTCCGGGTCGTCCAGCGACAGGAAGCGCACCACATACTCGCTGCGGGCATCCCACAGCCGGGCCCGGCCCGGGTCGTCGCCCATCGGCCAGGTCACGACCGTCAACGCCGCGAAGGGCGTCTCGTCGTTGGCCGGGTCCTCGAACAGCGCGGCCGTCCGCAGCGCGGACAGGCCCTTCGTACGGACCTGCCCGTTGCGGGCCCGCTCGGTCAGCGTGAAGCTGTGGCCGTACGTCAGCGCGCCCCGGTACACCGCGGCCTGCCGCGCGTCGAGCCGACTGCGCTGCCAGTGCTCCCACTCCACGGTCGTGGAGTCCGCAGCGGCCGGCACGCCCCCGCCCGATTCGCCGGGCCGGAAGGCGTCGACGTACAGAGCCTGGGCGGGCGTCGAGACGAGCAGGGGCATCCAGTTGGACACCGCCCGCCTGGCCAGGAGCCGGTACTCGTCGTCGGCCTGCGGCGGCATGTACGGGTCGTCGTGCTGCCCGTGGAGGTAGTCGTCGATCCTGCGCAGTCGGGCACCGTCGCGGCCGAGGACGGCGAGGAGCTGCCGCGCGAGCGCGGCAGGAGAGACGGAGGCGGCCAGGGGAATCACCACCTTCGTTACACTCTTACCATCGGGTCACAGGAAGAAACCGCGGCCGGAGCGGGCGCGGACCTTCTTGCCTCGGGCGCGCAGGTCGACGAGGCACTCGTGCGCGAGCATCAGCGCCGCGTAGAGGTCGACTTTGCGGGGGCTGTCCTTCGACTCCTTGCCGAAGCTCAACCCGTAGTTGTTGGTGCGGCGGACCGCATTGAGGGCGTGCCGGCGCAAGGCTCGGTCGCCGTCGTGGCGGAGCTTGCGGTCGAGGATCGAGCGCAGGAGACGCTCGTGCGCGAGGGTGCTGGCCTTGAGCGAGGAGCGCATGTCCCAGCCGATCGAGTCCCGGCCGGGGGCCTTCACGGCCAGGCCCTCGCCGTAGGTGTCGGACCACTCGGAGATGTAGGACTCCCAGAGCGCGACGTCGGCGTACATGCCCTGGACCTTGAAGACGCGGAAGGCGTCGTGCACCGCCGAGTCGACCAGGTCGCGGGGGACCTCCCAGCCGTCGCCGCGTGGGCCGTCGGGCTTCTCCCACAGGCCGAGCACGAAGGCCGCCATGTCGCTCACGCGCAGAGCCACCAGAGCTGTGCTGTCGTCGCGGAGGCCGCCGTCGAACCCGATCACGATCTCGTCGCCGGGCTTGAGCACCTTGGTCTCGTCGCGGAGCACGTCCCAGTCCGCCGGGCCGAGGAGGGCGTCCTCGCTCGCCACGATCTGGTTCAGCCACATCCGCCGCGAGCGCGAGGGCGCCAGCGTGGTGTCGAGGATGGACTGGAGGATCGTCTCGACCCTCAACCAGATGGCGTCACCGCGGATCTTCGGCAGGACGATCCGGATGGCCTCCGGGGTCAGCGGAGTCGCGGGGTGGGCCTCGATCGAGTCGTACATGAACCCGATGTCCGAGGCTCGGCCTTCGCGGATCTTCTCGAATGCCTCGCGCATTCGCTCGGCAACGGAATCCTCGCCGGGCAGATATGCATTGGTGATCGCCAGATAGCGCGAATCTTTCTTCGTCGCATTTCCGTCGATCGTCTCGTACATTCGGTCGCCGCCATTGCCGGTGACCCAGTGGTGCGTTTCATTGAGAACGGTGAACGTGGACTAAGGAGCGCGCGCCTTCGAGGGCGCGGTAGCTGCTTGTCACCGCCTCAAGTCGCTGGCGTCCGCCGTGGGCTCGAATCAATTCGGCGCCGGCCTTGATGCCGTACGTCTCGATGAGCTTGTCGCTCATGAGGCTCGGCATCAGCGTCATGGTGTTGCGGGTCTGGTCGCGGCTGACGGCCGCGATCTGCACCCACGCCTGGGGATGCGGCACGCCCACCGGCCGGCCGTCCTCGTCCCAGTGCGAGAAGCGGCTCGGGCCGACGAACTCGACCAGGGCCACGACCGCCAACAGCGGGTCCTTGCCCCAGCCCTTGAGCCGCTGCAACACGCCCTTGCGGTAGACGAAGCGGCCGGTGTCGTCGACCGCGTACCACCAGAGCACCCAGCGCAGTTGCTCGCGGGTGAATCGCCAGGGGCCGCCGTCCTCGCTCTTGAGGTACTCGGCAGCCCAGCCGGCCACCTGCCAGCCGATGGTGTGCTCGGGGAGCGTCCACGATCCGTCCGGCTCCCGCAGCCACGTGGGCCCGAGGAAGCTCGGTTCGAGGGCGTCGATCTCTTCCTCGGTCAGTGCGGCGGGAGCCTTCGGCATGCGGCTCACCCCCGGCGTTACTCGGCGAGTCCGAGGTCCTTCTTGTAGTCGGCGATGGCGAGCACCGCGGCCGACTGGACCTCGGGCTCCGGCTCGTGCAGCTCGATGCGCACCCGGCGCCGGTCACCCTCGGACACGAGGAGGCGCTCGAAAGCGGAGTAGATCGTCTGGAGCATCTGGCCGCTCCGTTTACCGGCGTTCTTGTAATGGCTCAGGTCTTCGCACAGAGAAAAGGCGAAGGCCCAGTCGGAATTCTGGTAGAAGTCCGACTGGCCGGAACTCCTCAGGGAGTCCCACAGGCGCTGGGCGATCGGATGCCAGTCGGGGTCGCCGTCCGGGATTTCCACTTCCCGCATGACGCCCTTGGTGACGGGCTGGATATCGCTGCCCTTGCGCTCGCGCGGACGGGCGAGGTCCGCCTCTCGATTGGGCACGGGGCCGGGCACTCGCCACCTCCTTACAGCAGGCCGGGATGATCCTCGGTCCTACGGAAACGCCGGTCGTTGCGGCGCCTGGCGGCTGCCTGCGCGGCGGCCCCTTCTCTGGACGACTTGACCCGGTGATGCCACCCGCAGAGCGATTGAAGGTTGGCCTCTCGGTGGTCGTCACCCGGTCGGATGTGGTCCACGTCGGTGGCCGGCTCGGTGCAGCGCACGCCGTAGTGGTCCGTGGCGATGCACCGGTGGCCGTCTCTGGCCAGGACGCGGCGCCGTATCTGCGGCCAGTTCGGCGGCAGGCGAAGCCGTCTGTCAGACGTAGTCCAGGACACGAGCCTCCTACGTCAGGCCCGAAGGCAACGGCGAAGGGCTTCGGCAAGCGGCCCCCGGCAGGGGGCCAGCGGGAAGCGGCAACGGCGAAGGGGCTTCGAGGAGTTGGGCGCCTCCGGCGCCCCCAAGGGGAAGCCTCTACGACTTCAGCCTTCTACTCATATATACGGAGCTCGGGCCTGGATCTGGAAACGCCTCCAGCCGTGACGGCAGTCACACTCTTGCGATGCTCCGCTCGGAAAGCGAGTTCAAGTCTTGCATTCGAAGTGACACTCTTACTATGGTTCGTTCGACAACCCGTCAGACGCAACAGGCCCCGGAAGCGCGCCTACGCTCCCAGGGCCCCGACCTAGAGATGAGTCCTCTAGATGCGAGTGCATCGTAACCGGCACGACCGCGCCTTCGTCGTCGTGCCCAACGCCGCCGCCCGTCACGACCGGCTCTCGCTGGCCGCCGTCGGCCTGCTGGTCCGCCTGCTGTCCCTGCCGGACGGTACCGCCGTCACGATAGAGAAGATCACGGAGCAGGTCGACGAGGGCAAGACGGCCGTGGCCAAGGCGTTCAAGGCGCTAGAGGAGGCGGGCTACCTTCGCCGCCAGCGCTCCCAGGACCGCGACACCGGCCGCTGGTACACCCAGACCCACGTCTCCGACATCCCGATGACCCACATCCCGGCGGTCGGTGAGCCGGAGGTCCGGAGCGTCGGCGATCTCCCCAAGGGGGAAAAGCACCAGGTAAAGAACCTCCTCCCGAAGCCCTCTCCGAAGAGCGACGGCCAGCGGCCGGACGCGGCCGGCACCGAGGAGGAGGAGATCAAGTCCCAGGACGAGCAGGCCCAGGCCGCCCCGGCTGACGCCGAGACCGGCCGGGCCGCTGCGGTCCTCGCCAAGCTCGGCGACAACGACCGCCGCCTCGGGCTTGGCACCGCGGATGTCCTCCGCCTGGCCCCGCTCGCCGCCGAGTGGCTCGCCGAGGGCCACAGCCAGGCGAAGCTCCTCGCGGTCCTGACCGCCCGGCTGCCGGAGCGGATCGACTCCCCGGCCGCGCTGGTCGCCTACCGCCTCAAGACCCACCGCCCGGCCCATCCCGCGCCGTCCACGCCGAAGCCCGCCCCGGCGCCGGACACCCGCGCCCGCTGCCAGCAGTGCGACGCCCCGTTCCCCGCCGGAGTTATCCACAGCCTGTGCAAGACGTGCACCGCCGAGGCCCGGCGTGACCAGGCCGCGACCGTCGGCGGCGACGCGGCGGGACTGCTCTCCGCCATCCGCCAGCGCCGCGAGTCCGGCGCCTTCGCCAAGGGTGCCAAGTCCCGGTTCATCCCGGCCGCCGCCTGATCCGCCGACGCACAGAGAGCTCACGCACATGCATTCGATGCACATGCCCTGGTACGCCCGCGTCGTCTTCACCGCTGGCAGGCCGTTCGTCCTCGTGGCAGCCCTGGTGATGTCCGTGCCCGGCGAGATCCGGATGGCACAGATCGCCGGGTGGCACGGCTGGGTCACCTGGCTGATGCCGGTGTCCGTGTCCGTCTACGCCGGTTGCGCCGCCGTCATCTCCGAGGTCCGTCGCCGTGCCAAGGGGCCCGGCCGCACCACTGCCACCATCGGCGCCGGAGCGGCGCTCGGCCTGGCACTGGCAGCCCAGGTGATGGCACACCTGATCGACCAGGGGTACATGACCACCTCCGCCGTGCTGGTGGCCGGCGTCTCCTCGGTGCCGCCGCTGGTGGTGGCACACATGCTGCACATGGCAGCGACCCCGCCCGCCACCATGACCGCCGAGGAGCGGATGCGCGAGCTCCAGGAGGCGCTCGCCGAGGCCCTCGCCCACCTCGCCGACGCGATCGACCGCGAGGGGCGGGAGCTGGTGTCCAAGGCGCACGGCGTGCGCAACGGCTACGAGGAGCTGGCCGAGGAGGCCGACGAGTTGGCAGACGAGGCGGACGAGACCGCTGATGAACTGGCAGGCGAGCTGGCAGAGACCGGGCTGGCAGAGCGCCAGCCGCGACGGCGGAGCCGTGCCAGGAAGGCCGTGCCACTGGCAGTGGTCGAGGAGACCGTCGCCGCGATGCAGGCCGACGGTGTGAAGGTCAACGGCAAGGCACTGGCGAAGCGGCTCCAGTGCTCCGTCCGCTCCGGGTACCGCTACCTCAGCGAGATCCAGGCGGCATGACCTCGGTAGCGCCACCGCCGTGACAGGTGGTGGCGCTACCGTCATTGGCACAACACCACAGGAACGGAGACAGCGTGGGAGCCATCCAGCAACCCACCCGAGCGATGGGCCCGTACAGGGTCGAGATCCGGTCGGAGTCGTTCTACCTCACCCGCACCGCGGCCGAGCACTGCACCGCCCCCAGCCGGCACCAGGCCGTGGTGCCAGCGTCGGACCTGCGGCACCTGGCAGCGGCCTTTCGCCAGGTGCGCGGCCACAAAGCCTGGCGCGAGAAGGAGTGGGCCGACGGCGATCCGTCCGACACATCCTGGACGTTGCCGCCGGGCGGGGAGGGCGAGGCGCCGGCCGCCTCCTGGGAGGTCAGCCTCGACGGCGAGAAGCTCAGCATCCGGGGGCCGTGGATCGTGTACGCCGAGCCCGACCGAGGACTGCTCTCCACCGAGATTGCCTACCTCAACCTGGCGGACCTCGACGATGCGCTGAAGGCGCTCGACGGCGCGCCGGCCACATCCTGACCCAGGCCCTCGACGGGGCCGAGCATTCGCCCGCCTCGGTCTCCGTCGTTCCGGCCCTGCGGACTGAGCGACCTTGGAACCGTGGCAGAATCCGAGCGGCTAAGACGTGGCGGTCCGCGAATCGTTTCTCCGGGGGTCATACCCCCACCCCCTACCGGCCGGGTCGCCATGCCCTAGGGTCGCGCGTCGCACGCGGGCACACTCGCACCCCCACACCCCCTAGGGGGAACGCGCGCATGACCGGCCAGCAGGGCCCGGCAGGCCCGTCACAGGGCCACTCAGCGCGGCATCACATGGCCTCTGACCTGCGCTTATGTGGGCCGATTTGCAAGAGTGTGACTAGATGCGTAATGTTCTCCCCGTCGCCACCACGGGACGCCAGCCGCAAGACAGGGCAAACTACCTGAAGCGGCAAGCAAGTTGAGCGAACGTAAGAGTTGCGAACGCAAGGCCAGCCCGCTAGGGTTGGAACCAACGCCGAACCCGGGAAGCCGAGAACGGGCCGCAAGAGCGGCGCCGCCGGAAGGATGGGCAGGCGGGATCGCAACCCCGGATCGTAAGAGTTGCGAAACGCGGGACCGGCCCGATAGGGTCGGGCTCGACGCCAACCGGCCAGGCTGGAAGGCGCACAGATCTTGAGCTTGACGCTCACCCGGCCCCGCCCCTTCGGGGGAAGGATGTCGCAGCCGCCAGCAGGCGGTGTGGGTGAGTGCAGGGCATAGGTGGGCTCGAAGGGGCGCGTACGGAGGCGGGGCATCTCGCCGGTGATGGAAGCGCTTTGGAGATGACGCCGAACCCCTGGGGTACAGCCAACGTAACAGGCAGTGGCGCGGATTCTTCGTCCGCATGTCCCGCTCGTACGGCCTTGGTGAAGCCGCGAACCGCTCCGACTTGTCGGGGTAGGCGTGGTGGGGAACTGTCCACGGATGCCCGTGGGTGGTGGTGTCAGGGGAACCGTGCGGACTTCCGAGGTCAGGGCTCACCGTTCACTCGAACGGGCCGGAGAGATCCGGCCGGAACGAAGAGAAGCGGCCGGGGAAACTGGCCAGTCCTGCGGGTGGGGACGGTGAGCCCGGTGGTCGGAGTAATCCTGCCGCTGAACCCCGAGATGGACACCCGAGTTGAACTGTCCGGCCCGAACGGGCCGGGTGCCTTCCGGGCGCCGTTGGGCGTAGGTGCGAAGCCGCCGGAAGGTTCTAGGCGCCCCTATTGTAAGAGTGTAACTAGCCGGGGAGCGCTCACCGCCCGTCGCCCGACGGTGCGGCGCGAGGCCGGGCGCTGCCCGGCGAGACCTTGAGGAGAAACATGAACATCACCGTGACCGGCGTGACCCTGGCCAAGGCTGCCGCCCCCGCGATGAGCGCCGAGGAGACGATCGCCAACCTGACCGAGCGGAACTTCGAGCTCGGCCGGCTGCTGGACGCCGCCCGTGGCGAGATCGCCCGACGCGACCTGTGCGACGACATCTGGACGGTCGTCTTCGTCGGCCTGATCGAGCGGATCGAGGAGCTGGAGCTGATGACCGGCGCCCTGGACGTCGCGGTCTTCAAGGTCTGAGGCGAAACGCCCTTCGGGGCGTCCGCCCGGGGTGGTGCCCGGGTGCTGATGAGCCAGCCGCTCAATGCTGAAAGCGAGAGAACATGAGCCCCCGTACCTGTGACGTCGATGACGAGGTGCTGGCCGAGTATGCGGCCTACCTGGAGGACGACTACCGCTGTTGGCCGTCGTGGCAGACCTCCTGGAGCCGCCGGGGCGAGATCCCCACGCACGTCGAGGTGTTTACCTACACCGAGTACCCCCTGAACCTCATGGACAAGTCCAACTTCCGCACCGCGGCCACACTGATCCGGTGCGCGGCCGACGAGGACTGCGAGGGCACCGAGAATTCGGACGAGCAGGTCGTCCAGATCGACGGCTCGTCTATTCACTACGGCTCCGCCTACAGCCTGTACGTCCAGGTGTACGAGGGCGGCTGCGACGTGGAGTGCCCCGGCACCCACACCGAGGAGTGCGAGCCGGGCTGTGAGCCCGACGTCGACTTCTGCTTCGGCGACGCCTGTGAGGGCGACTGCAAAGGCACCCGCACTTACACCAAGGCGTTCCGCGAGGCCGTCTCCCTGGCCGAGTACGTGAAGCACGGCTACCCGTTCCTCGATGAAGACGACCACTCCGAGCTGGAGTCCGAGGTGTTCGAGGAGAACCTCCAAGAGGCCCTTGACGAGGCGCGCAAGGCGTACGACCTGGACACCGACGAGGACCGCGAGGCCATCGTCGAGCACGCCAGCGAGGACCTGTACGACCTGAAGTACGAGGGATCGGACGGCGAGGTGTCCTGGATCAGGACGGCCGAGGTGTACGCCGAGCACCGCGACCAGTACTTCCTCGGTCTGGCTCGGGAGATCCTGCGGGGTGCCATCCCGGGCCAGATCGAACTGATCGCGGCCTGATTGTAAGAGTGTAACTAGCGAAACGCCCCCTCCGGGGGCGTCGCCCCGGGGTGGTGCCCGGGGCCTGACGAGCCAGCCGCTCACATCGAAACGAGGTCCCCATGATGAAGACCCTGCGCAAGCTCAACCCCTGGGCCAACCGCCGCGCCGAGCGAGAGGCATGGGCGCGCACCTTCACCTATGCGAGCGAGACGATCCACAAGCTTGACCACGAAGTGGCCGTGCTGCGCTCGGCCGTGGACGAGTTCGCGGACGTGTTCAACGACGGCATGCTCGCCTCCATGGTCGGCGGCAAGTTCACCTGCGGTGAGGCCGATTCGCTGGTCCGCTTCTTCGCCCGGGTCGGCCGCCAGGAGGTCGCCGAGCTGTGGCTGGAGTGCCACGCCGAAGACGACGACGAGGGCGACCTCCACAAGACCTTCGACGACGAGGACACCCCGGACGGGACCGTCGTCGACCTTGGCGAGTACCTCCTCGAACTGGCCGCGTGAGGCCACACGGCGAAACGCACACGCCTGCCCGCGAGGTGGCCGGCGTGTGCGTCGCGGGGGAGTGGTGTCCCCCTCCTGACGATGCCAGCCGCATCACGATCCACGAGGTGCACATGAACAGCCAGAACAACCCCATGCTCGCCAAGGTCCGGGCGATCCTGGCCAAGGCCGAAGACCCCGCGGCCTCCCCCGAGGAGGCCCAGGCGTACTTCGCCAAGGCCGCCGCGCTGATGGCGAAGTACGGGATCGAGCGGGCCATGCTCGCTGACGCCAAGCCGGAGACCGACCGGCCCACCACGCGGGTCATCGTCGAGAGCGGCTCCTACGTGCTCGACCGCGTGAACCTGCTGATGTCGATCAACGAGGCACTCGGCGGACAGTCCGTCCGCTGGCGCACCTGGGACACGACCGCCCGCCGGTACGTCCAGAAGGTCGAGCTCCACGGCTACGAGTCGACGCTCGACCGCGTCGAGATGCTCTACACGTCCCTCATGCTCCAGGCCCTGAACGGCATGAAGCACGGCACGCCCGGCATGGGCGAGTCCACCACCGCCTACCGCAAGACCTGGCTCGCCGGGTTCCGCAGCGCGGTGTACCGGCGCCTGACCGACTCCGAGCGCCAGGCCGCAGCCGAGGCCGACCTTGCGCTCCCGGCCGGCAGTCGCTCGGCCGAGCTCGTGCTCAGCTCCCGCGACGACGCGATCCGCGCCCTCTTCAAGGCCGCGCACCCGAAGGTTCGCACCCCCGCGAAGCGGCGCCTGACCGGCTCCGGCTGGAACGCGGGCAACGCGGCGGGCAAGCGCGCCAACCTCGGAGACAACCACCTCGCCAACGCCCGCCGCACCGCCCTGGCCGCGTGATCCCGTGATCCGCCGCCACCGCCGATTCCTCCTCGCCCTCGCCGCCGGGGCCCTCCTTCTGGGAGCCCCCATCCAGCACGGCTACGACGCTCGGCACCACGCCCACGCGACCGTCACCGACTTCAACGACGGCTTTGCCGACTCCAAGCGCGACGACTGCGAGCACGGCTTCGCCGCCGCCTGCCAGTGGCTCGAAGCCCGCTGACCACCCACCCCCGAAAGGCAGTTCACATGGATCAGATCAAGACCCTCGCCCGCGAAGTCCTCGCGATACACCGCGAGGTGGAGGAGTGGCGGGAGGACCACGACCCGGGCTCGCAGGAGTGGTACACCCTGGTCAACCTCGCCGACGTGGCGGCCCGGCTCATCTTCGCCCTGCCCGTCGAGATGCTCCCCGAGGAGGAGGTCCGCACGCCGAACCCCCGCGAGTACCAGGTGCTCGACGAGCTCATGACCGCACTCAACGAGGCGGGCAACCGATGAGCTGGAAGTACGAGGTGCTCGTCTGCGCGGCGCCGGACAACCACGACGACTCGTGCGACCTGTGGACCCCGGGCGACACCTTCTTCGACTACGGGTTCCGTGACGCCTTCAAGGCCGCAGCCACCCAGGCCCACGCCATCGTCCGCACGGTCAGCCCGCACAACGGCAAGACCCGCACCGCCTTCCACCACATCGAAGGTGGCGGCCTGTGCGAATGGTGCGGCCCGGCGACCGGCCGCCGAGGCCCGTGGATGCGCACACCCGCCGAAGAGCGGTTCATGTGCGAGCCCTGCGTGACCGACGCCCAGAACTCCATGGACGCCCTGCACAAGGCGAACGGCTGGTCGCGCAGCCGCTCGTACTGGCCGGTCCTGGAGAAGGCCGAGAGGTAGATCCCGACAAGGCGAAACCCCTGAAAGGGGGTCGCGGGGGAGTGGTGTCCCCCGCCTGACGAAGCCAGCCCTACATCGAACTGTGAGGACACATGCCCGCGACCCTGACCGACATCGACGCCCCGCGCGTTTGGATCGGCTGCCTGGCCTGCTACAACGCCGGCTATCTGACCGGCGACTGGCACGACGCCGACGTGGCCGACCTGGTCACCCCCGAGGACCTGCACTCCAAGGCGACCGACCACGAGGAGCTGTGGGTCATGGACCACGAGAACTTCCTCGGCTTGATCGAGGGCGAGTGCTCCCCGGCCCACGCGGCCGAGATGGCCGAGCTCCTCGCCGAGATCCCCCCGTACGAGCGTCAGCCCTTCGCGATCTGGTTCAGCGTCTACGCCGACGACAACGCCGACCGGGCCGGGCTCGTCGACGAGTTCCGCGACGCGTTCTGCGGTGAGTGGCGGTCCGAGGCCGACTACGCCCAGGAGCAGGCCGAGGAGCAGATGGACGAGGAGCGCAAGAAGCTCCTGACCCAGTGGCCGTTCACCGACATCGACTGGGAGCGCGCATCCCACCACCTGTTCACCGGCGGCTACTCCGCCGAGGACGCCCCCGGAGGCGGCATCTATGTCTTCTACATCGGCTGACTGGCGGCCTGCCTGCCTGGAGTGCGGCGACGTGCCCGAACTCCTCGACGAAGACCTCACCTGCGGCCCGTGCCGCATCCGCATCTACCTCAAGGGCCAGAGCATGAAGAAGACCGTCAAGTTCAGCATCGAGCGGACCACCGAGGCCGAGGTTGAGCTCGAACTGACCATCCCGGACGAGTTCCTCGACGAAGACGGCGAGATCAGCGACGAGGACGGCTTCTGTGAGTGGCTCAACGACAACCCGGGTGAGTGGGATCTGTCGGAGCCCTTCTTCGAGGAGATCCAGGACACCACGGTCCTCGAACTCCTCAACAGCTACTGAGTTAGCCGAACAACCACGGCACCCGTCCCCCGATCTGCCATGACTGCGGGACGGGCGCCGAGGCGAAACCCCGGTGGTGAGCCGGGGTCGGGGCGGGGTGGTGCCCGCCTCCTGACGATGCCAGCCGACATCAATCACTTCGAAGGATACGAGATGCTGCCCACCCTCATGCCGCCAACCGCGGAACCACCAGCCAACGTGGTCCGCTGCGTGGCGTGCGACGGTCCGATCCGCCACATCGAGCGCAAGCCGTACGAGTGCGCGCACTGCTCGCGCAACCTCTACCAGCACGACGGTCTGATCCGCCCCGGCTACCACTGGGAGATCACCGATGCCGGGTGGCTCATCAGCGTCGAAACGGTGGACGACGAGGACGACGACTATGACGAGACGGAAGAGGAGTTCCTCGGATGGTGAAGCCAACCTCTTACCGTCTCCACCTTCCCCTCGACTTCGAGACGGCCGCCGACGCGCTCGCCTGGTTCGACGAGGCCCAGCGTTCCGGCTTGATCCCGGCCGACGTCGACCTGTTCCACCCCGACGCCCTCGACACCGCCCAGCACGGCTTCACCGCCCGGGACCTCATCGTCCGGCGCTCCCGCGACCGGATGGCCTCCCTCGCCGTCCGCGCCGGCAAGGGGGTCCGCCGTGGCCGTTGAGTACGGGAAGTGCCCATGCGGATGCGGCAAGAGCCGACTCCTCAAGGTGCGCATACCGGCGATCACCGTCATCGTCGATCGCGACCGCTGGACCGAGGAGGACGGCACCGGGCCCGACAACGAGGCGGTACGCGCCTCCGTCATCGAGTACGTGTGCAGCAGCGTCGAGTGGCTGCCGATGTTCGACGCCACCGGGGCAACGATCAAGGTTGCTACCCGGTGAGCGCCACCGCGGCCGTCCTCCCCGACCTGGAGGAGCTGGTCGACTGGTCGATGGAGGAGCTCGAACAGCTCGCCGCCCCCTGGCCGGCACGGTGGCTCCTGCCGCCGAAGCCCGGCGATCCGGAGCGCGTCGTCTATCTCTTCGCCGGTCCGGGCGGACTCGAAGTCGGCACGCGGGACGTCCTCGGCCGCGAACTCGACATCATCGGTGTCGAGTTCAACAAGGACGCCGCCGCGACCGCGGTGAAGGCCGGGTTCCGGCGGATCGTCGCCGACGTGCGAACGCTCGACCCGAACCACCCCGCCCTGCGCTGGACCCGCGGCCTGATCGTCACCGCGCCGTGCCAGTGCTGGACGCCCGCAGGCAAGCGTGCCGGCCAGGACCCGCACAACCAGCAGATCCTTCTGGACATGTTCGCCTGCGCGTGGGAGGCCACCGTTGGCGTCTGGGAGGAAGGCCGCGAGTGCGGGCAGGACTGCCCGGAAGGCTGCGAGGACTGCTGGGACGGCTGGTCCGGCCCCATCTACGGCATCGACGAGGTCAGGGCCATGGCCAAGGACCTGACCGACGACCGGATCGGCCTCCTCGCCGAGGTGGTGATCTGGGGCCTCGCCCTGTCCGTCGCCTCGCCCGACTTCGGGTGGATCGCCATGGAGCAGTCCAGCGCCCTGCCGCAGGTCATCATCGACGGCATCCGCGAGGAGCTGAAGTGCGCCGACTGGCTGTCCGTGGACTTCCAGATTCTCGACGCCGTGGACTACGGACTGGCCAGCCGCCGGAAGCGCGTGTTCATGCTCGCCGCCCGGCACCGGTACTCCGTCGCCAGCACCCGCCCCGAGAGCCAGATCCCCACCACCACAGCGGCACAGGCCCTCGGCTGGCCGCCGGGCGTGCGGGTCAACACGAGAGGCACCAGAAAGACCGCTGGAGGCAATTGCTGGAGCGCGGACAAACCCGCGACCGCCATCACCAGCAAGATCCGAGGTTGGTACTGGGAGCACGACAAGGAGAGACGCTTCTCCCTCGACGAGGCCGCCCTCCTGGCCGGGTTCCGCCCCGGACATCCGTGGACCGGCTCTCGCTCGTCCTGCACCCAGCAGATCGGCGACGTCGTCGCGCCCCCGATGGGCGCCGTCGTCCTCGGGGCACTCCTCGGCATGGCCTGGGAGGCCCGGCTCCGTGAGTACCTCGCCGAGATCTACAACACCCGCCCGACCGTCCGAAGCGAACACGCGTTGGCAGCCTGATGACCACGAACACCACCGCGCCCGAGCCGGCCGTCCACCTCGCCTGTCCGTTCTGCAAGTCCACCCACATCACCCTGAACGTCCGCGAGTGGGCCGTCTGCGACACCTGCAAGCGCGGCGACATGTGGGGCCAGTTCATGATCTGCAACTGCTGGGGCTACGACTGCCCGGCGATCCTCAACTTCTCCTGAAAGAGAGCGACATGAGCAAGTACACCGACACTGTCACCCTGACCGACGGCACCACGCTGAAGATCCGCATCGAGCGCGGAATCGCTGGCACGGTCTTCCGCGAGGTCCCCAGCCGCCAGCGACCGGCCGGCAGCCTCATGCGGATCGGCACCGCGATGCACCTCGTCACCCGCAGCCACCTGACCCCCATCGTCCCTGACCGCTGGGCCAGCGCCGCCGACGACGCCGAGGGCGCCGAGATCGCCCTCGCCTTCTTCACCGAGAGCGCCGAGGCGTGCATCGAGCACGCGAGCGCCGAAGGCATCCCGGTCGAACAGTGCTACTCGATCACCTGATTGTAAGAGTGTGACCGGCGAAACCTCCGAAGGGAGGTCGTCGCGGGGTGGCGCCCGCGGCCTGACGAGCCAGCCACCAACAAGCAAGGAGACACACATGGCCAGCGACCTGCTGATCGAGCGCCTCGACAGCACCGACCCGCGCCACCGAGCGGCGGACCCCTGGACGACCACCTACGCGGTCACCGGCAGGCGGATCACCGGCACCGTCGAGGTCGCTCCCCGGTTCAACGCACACGGCTGGGAGTTCATGCCGACCGACCTGCACGTGGCCTACGGCTGGGACAAGTACAGCCGCCACGTGGGCACCCTCCACGTGAACGGCATCCAGCTCGAAGGCGCGCTGCACATGTCCACGAAGACGCCGCCCCGCTGGGCGCTGATCACGATCCGCCGCGTCACGGAGGGTTCGTACGGCGAAGCCCCTGACGCCACCCAGCGACGCAGCCGGGAGATCCTCCAGGCCGTGGTGCAGGCGCACGTCGAGGACGAGCAGCACGCCTACGAGAAGGCCGCCCAGTACGCGCGGCACCTGCGGGCTGGTCGCCTCCATGAGCTCCGCGCCAGCGAGCGCGAGGCCCTGCGGGCACTTCGTGAGGCCCAGGCTGCGGTTCGCACCGCGAGCGCCCGCATCGACGAGCTCGAAGAGAACTTCGACTGGGTCCTCGGCCTGCATGCACCCCAGCCCACCATCCCGGCCGTGCCGTTGGATGCCTGACCCCAGGAGACAGCAGTGACCACCGCGATCAAGATGCCCCGGCTCATCGGACTCTCCGGTCTCGCCCAGTCCGGCAAGGACTCCGCGGCTGGCTTCCTCGCCGATCAGGGCTGGAAGCGCCGCGCCTTCGCCGACCCGCTCCGCCAGATGCTGTACTCGCTCGACCCGCTCGTGCCCAGCCCGAACGGCGACTGGCCCATGCGCCTGCGGGCCGCCATCGACACGCTTGGCTGGGACAAGGCGAAGATCCAGATCCCCGAGGTCCGCGTGCTCCTCCAGCGCCTCGGCACGGATGCCGGCCGGGCCACCCTCGGCGAGACCGTGTGGGTCGACCAGATGTTCCGTCAGCGGGCCTCGTGGGGGCCGACCGTCATCACCGACTGCCGCTTTCCGAACGAGGCCGACGCGGTGAAGAAGCACGGCGGCCTGGTCGTCCAGATCGTCCGGCAGAACCAGAAGCTCATCCAGGACTCCGGTCACGTCAGCGAGCAGGCGCTCGCCGGATATCCCTTCGACGTCACGATCCTGAACAGCGGCACCCTGGCGGAGCTCGGCGACAGCATCCGCGCGGTTGCGGCACGAATGTAAGAGTTGATTCGACCGATCCATCGAGATAGTGTGACTAGCGAAGAAAGGGGTCCCCCTTGACCAGCACAAACACCCTCGTTCGCACCCCTGCGATCCTGGACCAACTGCCCATCGGTACGGAGGTCCAGGACTCGGACGGCGACAGCGGGACCAAGACCGCCGACGGCTTCACCGTCCCCGGCTGGAAGACCCCGTTGGACGCCGACTGGTTCAACTACCCCGTGACCGTCCTCAACCCGACGCCGGCCACCTCCAACCTCGTCGCTGACCTGTCCAGCGAGCTCAACCTGCACACCGTGCTCGAAGAGCTCCGACAGCTCCTCGACAAAGCCGAGGCGATGTACCAGCGCCAGGACGCCGCGATCGAGGCACTGGCCAGCCGGCCCGGTCTCAACACCGCCAAGATCGAGCGGCTCGAAGCCCGCTACGACCGCGAGGCCGCCCGGATGCTCGATGAGGTCCTCTCTGTCATCGAGACGCTCACCGACCGCCGGAGCGGCCCGTGAGGCTGACGCCCCGCAAGGAGGAAGTCTCCGCGATCAAGGCCGTCCTGGAGTCGCCCGACTTCGACAACGCCGACCAGATGGCCAAGGCGGTCATCAAGGAAGTCGGCGAGGTCCTCCAGATGCGCGATTGGTACGCCCTCGTCCACACCTGGAAGGACGGCAGCCGCGGCCTGAACTTCGGTCCCTTCGCCAACGAGGCCGAGATCAAGACCTTCGCCTCGAAGATCGCCATCGGGGGCACGGGCAAGGTCGTCAAGCTCTACAGCCCCGGCGTCATGCTCGCCAATGTGAACGGCAAGAAGGGCTGGACCGGCTACTGCCAGGACCCCGACTGCGGCCACGCCCCCGCCAACCACTCTGCCGTGAGCGCCGCTCGCGGTGCCTGCCACATCCCCACCTGCCCCTGCGGGCAGTTCCGAAAGTAGACGGAGGAACCGGCTATGACGGCAAAGACCGTCGACTTCAGGGCCTGCCCGTGCGGGTCGAAGCGCGCCTACGAAGACCCCCGAGATGCCGCCAAGGCGCTCGGCAAGGCCCAGGCCAAGCGCTCCAGGATCGCCGACCGCCGGGGCACCGGCCGAGGCATCCGCCACGAGAGCCGCACCTACCAGTGCGACTACGGCATGTACCACCTCACCTCCCAGTCCCGCACCCAGTACCTGGGGGTCGCCGCTTGAGCCCCACCGAGGCCGCCCTGGCCAACGGCTGGAGTTGGGTCCTTGGGGTCAGTGGCGAACAGACCTGCTGCTACCCGGCCGGCACCACGCTGCCGCCGGAGACCGCCGAGGAAGCCCTCGCAGAGATCGCCTGGCGGCTCGGCCTCGCGCGGCCCGACGTGGAGCAGATCCTCGACCGGATCGACCAGCTCCGCCGCGACTACCGCACCGCTCTCCGCGCCGCCGTCCTCATCACCCACGGCCCGGACGCCGGATGAAGGGCGGCAGTAACAGCCTCCTCACCCCGGCCGAAGTCGCCGACTGGCTCAAGGTCAGCGAGATCACCGTCAAGAACAAGTACCGAACCTGGGGCCTTCCAGCACAGAAGGTCGGCAGGCTGCTGCGCTTTCGCGAGCGCGACATCGTGACCTACCTCGACAGCAGATACGGGTAGCTCCAAGCAGGCCGCACCGCCCCACCGACACAGAAAGGGGCCACGTGGCCACCGTCTTTCAGCCCTGCAAAGAAGAAGAGCAGGATCGTTTCTATCCCTGCACGAAGGCCCGCTGCGGCCACAAGTGGCTCGTCCGCTACCGGGAGCCGGGCGGCCGGTCCGGGAGACAGCGCGAGAAGAGCTTCGCCAAGAAGACCGGGCCCGACGGCGCTGACGCCTTCGCCAGCAAGGTCGAGCACGACAAGGGCATGGGCGTCTACCTCGACCCCCAGCGGGGCGCCATCACCCTCCGGGCCTACGCCAAGGAGTGGCTGGAGCGGCAGATCCTCGCGGAGGGCACCTTCCGGAACTACGAAGGCTTCATCCGAAACCACCTGATACCGCACCTCGGGCGCAAGACCCTGGCCGGCCTCGCCCAGAGCGACTTCGAGCGGTTCGTCGCCACCCTCCACCGCAAGGGCGAGGGCATGGCCGCCTCGACGATCAACGACCGCATGAACATCCCGATCGCGATGCTCGAAGCGGCGATCGTCGAGAAGCGCATCTCCGAGAACCCGGCCAAGGGCGTCAAGATCCCCCGGACGAGCAGTATCGCCGTCGACGAGGACGAGATCCCCACCCTCGAAGAAGTCGATCTCCTCGGCAAGCACATCTCCCCGCAGTACCGCCTGACGGTCTACCTCATGGCGGGGGCCGGGCTACGGCCAAGCGAAGCTCTCGCCTTCGCCTGTGAATGCCGCCGCACCGAGTTCATTCGAATCCGCTGGCAGGTCAGCGCGAAGGCGAGCCGCGGCGACAGCCGAACCAGGTTCGTTCCGCTGAAGCACCGCGCGGAAGGCGAGTACCGGGATATCCCGATCGCCCCGTTCCTGGACGAGGAGATCGACGCCCACGAGGAGCAGTGGGCGCCCATCCCGGTCGCCTTCAAGGACAAGGCTGGTAAGGACAGGGAGCTCGAAGTCTTCTTCGCCCCGCGCGAGCGGGGCAAGGGCACCATGCCCACGGCCAACACCTTCGGCTACCACTTCAAGAAGGCATGCATCGCGGCCGGGCTCGTCGACTCGAACGGCAAGCCGAAGTACACCCCGCACGCTCTGCGACATTTCTTCGCCTCGACCGCCCTCGCGAACGGAATTCCTATCCACGAGGTCTCCCGATGGCTCGGACACAAGTCCATCAAGATCACCGTGGACACCTACGGACACCTCGTCCCGGGTGCCTGGCACCGCTGCCGCGAGGTCATGCAGGCCGCCATGCGGCCGGTACCGTTGGACCTGGATCGGCCGGCACCCGGCGGTGCCGACGACTACGGCCCTGCCGCGTAGCTGTGCTGACCTGTTCCGACGGTGCTGATTCCGTGCTGACTTGGACCCTCAGAATTGACGTTTCTGCAGGTCACAGCGTTGTGGTGGAAGTTCCGCTTCAACGTGTGATGAGTGACATAGCACGCCACTCCTGATCTGGCAAACGCGCAGGTCAGAGGGGGTCCCTCCCTTCGGGGGTGGACCCCCTTTTCATTCCCGTGCTGACTTGGTGCTGACCTGGAAGCACCCCCCATCACCCCCCAGAACCCCTTCCGTGCTGACTTGGTGCTGACCATCCGAACGGGTGATGGGCGCGGCGCTGACCTCAGCGGGGCTTTCGGTGTCGGCCCGTGCCTGGCGCCAGCGGCTGTCGCGCTGGGCTCGGCGTAGTCGAGGGGGACGTCTGGGCCTCGGGGTACAGGATGCGCTTGGCCTCTGCGAGGCTGGCCGCGAAGGCGTACGGCTCCCAGGAGTAGCCGTTCCATCGCTCGATGGCCCGCGGGGCGTCGGGGTTCAGGTGCGCCCCTCTGGGGCCGTCGCCGGTGACGATGGGGACAGCGCGAAGCCGGCCGATCTTCGCTTCACGGCGCTCCGCCCACTCCTCCAGTGGCTCGTCGTTCATCCTGCCAACCTAGTGGTCCCCGAGCCCTGTGACGGGCTGTCCGGTGAGACGCTGGGCGATCTGCCAGAGCATGCCGCCTCGTGAGGCTTTCATGAGCACCTTGTCGCCGGGCACGAGGATCTTTTCCAGGAAGTCGGCGGCGGTCTCGTTGTCAGCAACGAGGGCAAGGTTGGGTACGCCGGCCGCGCCCGCGTGGAGGACGAGTTGCTTCACGTTGGGGCTGTTGCCGACACCGAGCAGGATCTCGACTCCTTGCTCGGCTGCGTAGCGCCCGATCTCGCGATGGGCCTCAAGCGAGTCGTCGCCCAGTTCGAGCATCTCTCCGAGTACGGCGATCGTCCGGCCGCCGTCGGCCGGGCGCGTTCCGCCGTCTGCCTCGGTCATCAAGAGTCTCCGTTGTTTAGGGGCGCGAAGGTGATCGCGCGTCCGGTGTATGAGTGGGAGAGGCGACTGAGCGGTACCTGGTCGTTCTCCTGGCCCCAGGCCGATGGGTCGCGGAAGTGGATGGTTGGGTCCGGGCCGCTCTCGTAGCCGCGAAGGATGACGAGGTGCCCGCCCTTGCGGCCGTCCTCGGGGAATTGCTCGGTCACGGACACGATGAGCGGAGCGTCGTCGAGGCGGCCGAGCAGACCTTCAACGGGGACGGCTTCCGCCTGGGAGTGAATTCCGAGCTCGGTCGCCAGGTTCGCGATCCCCGCGTGAAGCGCTCCACGCGGGGTCAAAACCTCGTGCTTTACGGCGAGCTTCAGGAGTTCCGTCACCGTTGGTGCCTCGCACCCGTAGGCCAGCAAAACCATTCTCAGTGACGCCAGGCCGCACGCCCGGTTGGACCACTCGATCCTGTCTCCCAGTGCCCATCCTCCGTGGTGATCCCATTCGGCGGGGGTGATGAGCTGTCGGCACATGGGGACTTCGTGGGCGCGCGGCACAGTGGCATTGCTCCTACAGGGAGACGGCAGCCTCCCGCGTCACCGTGGTGCTGGAGAACACGGGAGTGGGCAGGGGGACATCGTACGGCGGCCGGGCCAGGGCCTCATGAAGCATCGCCAGCACGACATCCGTGTGCGTGAGCCCGACCATCGCCGCCCCGACCGCGAAGTTGCTGTCACGGGACATGCCCGGCGTGCTGTTGACCTCCAGCACGTACGCGTCGCCTTCCTCGGTGACGATGAAGTCGATGCGGGCCGAGCCGCGTAGTCCGATCCCATCCCACAGCGTCCGGGCATCCCTGGCGATCCGGTTCATCGCTACGGGCTCCAGCTCGGCGCTTCGGACGGTGACGGCGCCCTTCGAGTCCACGTCGAGCTTGGTGTCGGCGTCGTAGAACTCGGCATCGGTCGCCTCGGTGGTCAGCGGCGGGAAGACGATCACCGAGCCGCCCGGAAGCTCCAGCATTCCCACGGTCACGGGGGTACCGACGATGTAGTCCTCGACGAGCACCTCGTCACCGCTTTCGCCAGCGGCCTCCGATAGGGCGCGGGGCAGGTTGGCCGCGTCGCGGACGAGGCTCATGCCCACGCTGGACCCGCCGAAGGGCGGCTTCACCATGACGTCCCGGGTGCCCCAGTTCACCGGCCCGCCGGACCAGACGCGCCAACCGGGCGTCGGGACGCCGAGGGTCAGCATGACCCGCTTGCAGAGGATCTTGTCAGCGGCCACCGCGGATGCCTGTACCCCGCTGCCGCAGTAGGGCACGCGAAGGTAGTCGAGCAGGCCCTGAAGACGACCGTCCTCACCGTAGGGGCCGTGCAGGTTCGAGAGGGCCACGTCGTACGAGACCAGCTCCCTGATGAAGTCGGGCTGGGTGGGGTCCAGCACGTTCCACCGCGCGCCGAGCTCTTCGAGGGCCTCGCCCAGCGCGGTCACGGATCGCTGCTCGACTGGGCACTCGGAGTGGTAGAGCCTGTCTTCGGCGGACACCGGTCCGTAAATGAGGGCGACGCCGAGGCCCTGCCGGCCTCGCCCCCACTCGCGGAGTTTCTCGGCGGCGTTCTGCGCCGCTTGCTTCGAGGTCGAGTCGAGAAAGACGGTCATGCGTATACCCCTTCGAAGGTCTGGGTGACCGGTCCGCCAACCCAGGCGGCCCGTTCCGGGCGGTCGTGGTGCGGGCGGACGGTGAGCGGTTCACCGGCCCGGTTGTGAACGGTGACCTCGCGCTTGGCGACGAGGCCGCGCATGGTGGCGACGACAACGGCTGCGACGGCCCCGCTGCCGCAGGAGAGCGTCTCGGCTTCGACACCGCGTTCGTAGGTGCGGATCTTGAGTGCCTGGCGGCCGAGGCGCTGGACGAAGTTGACGTTCGTGCCGATCGGCGCCACGTTCTTGTGGTGCCGAACGACTCGGCCGACCACTTCCGCGTGGATGGCGTCCACGTCGTCCACGACGGCGACGACGTGTTCCGTGCCGGTGTGCGCGCTGTCGAACCACGTTGGCCTGCCGTTGATGATCGTCTGTAAGACGCGGGGCTCGATGGCGCCCACTTCGGCTGTGACCCATACGGAGTTGGTGTCGACGGTTGCCTCGTGCAGGACACCTGCCATGCGAAGCTGCATCGTCCGGAAGCCCTGATCGCACTGGGCTGCCCACGCCGCACAGCGCAGCGCGTTGCCGCACATCGTGGCGACCGAGCCGTCCGCGTTGAAGCAGTCGACTTCGAGAACGGTCGGCTCATCGCTGACCCGGCTGCTGATGACAAGGCCGTCCGCACCGATGCCAGTACGTCTGGCGCAGAGGCGTTCGGCCTCCTTCGGCCACTCCCTTTTGTCGGCCGGGCCGAGGTCGGTAAGCAGGACGAAGTCGTTGCCGGCCCCGTGAATCTTGCGGAAGCGCATGGCGAAGCTCCTCGCGGCGTGAGGTGAGAAGGGTCGAGAGATACTCGGATGCGTTTTGGGTCAGAGAAGTTCGAGGGGCCGGTAGATAGTCCGGGGCTCGCGCATGATCACCGGGGCGCGCCCGGTGAAGTGCAGGACGCGGTGGGCTGATGTGCCGGCGGCCCTCATGTCCCGGACTCGCTGGAACGCTCCATCGAGGTACAGGAAGTCGCCTATGCGCACATCGCCCGGCGGCCTGTTCCGCTGCTCGACTGTCCCGACAGGGGGAGTCGGCTTGGCTTGCAATTCCCCAGCCTTGCGCTTGTGCATCAGCCCCTCCAGATGGCGTAGAGGAGGGTGCCGCCGAGCATCACAAGGCTGGCAAGGTAGGTGAGTTGTTCGTTTCGGGGGCTCATCAGGTTCCGATCAGGAGGCTCTCCAGACGGCCGCGGAGCGGCGGCATGCTGACTTCGGACAGCGGCACCCAGGCCGCCGCGCCCGCTTCCAGCACCGACGAGCGCACGGCGCTTGCGTGTGCCCGGAAGAGGTAACGAATGCCGACCCGGAGGCGGGGGCCATACGCGTGCTGACTCGCGGGCGTCACGTCGACCAGGAAGGGGCCTTCGTTTCCGGGTTGCGTCCACACGTCCCGGATGCCGACCTCCTCGACCAGCAGGCGGAGGGCCGCCTCGCTGAGTGAGTCGTCCTGATCCTCCGGCTCGGCCTCCGCGAGGGCGTAGCCGCCCTGGTGCCGCAGGCACAGGACGCGGTCCCGCTCGTCGACGACGACGGCCGCCGTCATCACGAGCGGACAGCGCTGGTCGTGCGTGCAGGCTTGGCGCCGCGAGTGGTCGAGGGCGGCGTCGTACACCGGCATCAACGCCATCTGGTCGCCGGGGTGTTCGTGGAGATAGTGGGAGAGCTCCCGGATGATCTGGTCTTCCTTGACGCTCATGGCGCGCCCAGCCCGTTGCGCTCGGTGTAGACCCAGAGCAGCCGCCGCGTGAGCGTAGCGACGTCCCGGGCGTAGAGCCACGCCCCGAAGGTCGGCGTCTCTGCGGTCGGGCGCTCCTTGGAGTCGATCAGGGTAAGACCCTTGCGGACGAGCTGCTGAACCTCGGCGTCCTCGTCCGCCCCCAGGTCCTGGTCGAGCAGGAGGTTCAGGTGTTGGACGACTGCCGGCGTGACCTCGTCGATGTCCTCGCGGGTCGTGGACCCCATCCGCATCGCGAGGATCGAATCCGTGCGTAAGGAAATTCCTTCGGTGTCGACGGGGGGATTCTCGGCCGATTCCTCGGCCGCCCCCAACGCCTTGCCGGTACTTGCCAAAGCCATCCCAGCCTCCTCCGGGCAAGTTCTGGAGCCGTGGCATCAAGCTACGGATGGAGATATCCGGAGCACCACGAAATTGCCCACACTTGCCAGGAGGTAGTGAAACGTGCCGGAACTTGCCGCGCTCAAGCGGAACTTGCCCGGACTTGCCAGTCGGTCACCCGAACGATTCGATGGCAGTGGTGATTATTTCCCGAGCAGCCGAGCCGAACACGGCCATCTCGTAAAGCTCGGCAAAGGTCTGTGCATACATGCGGAGTTCAGGCTCCTGCTCGACCGTAAGGTGGGCTGAGACGAGTTCGACTTTGACTGTGTGGTCGTCGAACATGAAGAAGCCTTCGACGGGCATGAGCGGTCGCTCGATGTGGCGGGGAATGATCCCGATAGCCACTCTGGGGAGGGCCATGGCGCTGAGCAGGTAGCCGAGTTGGCCAACCATCACATCGGGGCCGCCCATCCGGTTGTAGAGGGCGCTCTCCTCCAAGAGGATGGCGAATGTGCGCTGCGTGTATACGATCTTCTGTTTTTCAAGGCGGACCTCAACAGCCGCGTCGACATCGTCGATCGTGTTGCGACGGTCGCGGATGGAGGTCAGCAACGCCTTGATGTAGGAGGCCGTCTGCACCGGTCCAGGGATCAGCCACGGCGAGTAAAAGCGGAACTGCTGAGTCCGATCCCAAAGGGGAAGGGCTGACTGTTGGGCCTGCTTGAGCCCGCCGCTCTCCAACTGTTGCCACTGGACGTACATGCCCTCGATGCGGCGGGCAGTCTGGACGAGAAGGTCCGCTTGGTCCTCAGCACCGCATGCGCTGCACCATTCGCGAAGATCGCGCTCCGAGGGCGCGCGTTTGGCGCTCTCGAAGCGCGATGCTTTCGATTCGTGCCACTCCAGTTTTTCAGAAAGGGCTCGCTTGGTGAGTCCGGCCGCAACCCGGATCTCTGCGAGGCGTTTCCCGAGCGCCTTGCGTGCTTCCTGGGCGCTCGAAGATGCCGATTCCATGGGAGTGACGGTCCTATGCGTGGTGCCTAGCGGGCTTCGAACTCGGCATGCGGGATCGCCCTGCGCCAGATGGCATCGAAGGCCGACTCGCAGAGCTTCGCGATCTCCGGGTCTTCGGTGATCTCGGGCTCTGTGGGTTCGCCTTCGCCGTCGAAGTGGTTCAGGTACAGCAGCCGGGAGTCGAACAGCCAGAAGTCATTGCCCGGCACGAGTAGATCCGAAGCGTTCCGCCGAGGGAGCCACCGCACCTGCTCGCCCGCCGCGATGTTGAGCCCCTCGGTCACCTCGTGCTCGAAGCGGATGTACTCGCTCACAGGCGTCGAGACGATGCGCGCTCGACGCACCTCGACACCTCGCGAGACCGCCTCCGAGACGATCGAGTGCCATGCGGACCAGCGCTCAGCCGGGTCGATCTGCCTGCCGGCCTTCCAGTCGACGAAGGTCGAGTGCGTCTTGCTGTAGGCGTCGCGGGCTTCCAGGTGGACGGCTGTCCGCTGGCAGTCGCGGAACAGCTCTTTAAACGTCGGGGGATTCGACACCCTTCTCCACCTCCGGCTCGGTGTCCTTGGTAGCGGCCTCCCTGTCCTCTGCCAGGAAGAACTGCGCCATATAGCGGGGAATCTCCACCGCCCCCTCGTGCGGGGGGAGGTTCAGCTGCTTGAGCCGCTCCTCGTCCAGGACCTTGAACCCCTGGACGAGGTACCTGTCGGTCTCGTCGTCCACGTAGATCGTAGGCGAGTTGCCGTCAGGGCTGTTGGGGTCCTTACCGAGCATGCGCAGGGCCATGATGTCCTCCTCGGATGCGGGTGATGCTTCCCATGCCAGAGCTTGCCCCCGCCCCCGTTGGAACGCGAGGAACTTGCCCGAACTTGCCAGCACTTCACGGGCGACTGTAGGTGCGCGGAGGAGCGGGGGACGAGAAGTCGATCAGCCGTTCGCGGAGCGCTGGATTGGCCGAATTGGACTGATCGACTTCGCGTCCAGGGCTATGCCGCCTCCGCCAAGCCGTCGTAGCCGTCCACGTAGGGCCTGCCGTTCAGGTGCGCGGCGATCTTTCCGACCCCACGTTCGAGCCGGTATCGGACGGCTCGGTCCGTCACGCCCTGGAGGGTGGCGGCCTCCGCGTCGGGGAGATCGGCGCCGTACCGCAGGACGATGGCCTGGCGCTCGCCGGGGGTGAGCGGTGCAGTTACCCAACCCCGCCGGATGTCGGCGAGGTGGGCGAACAACAGGCTTGCCGTCTTCGGATCGACGCTGCCCTTGGGCATGTCGGCGTCCGGGGCCTGCAAGTTGCGGATGCCGTAGGCCGCCTCGTCATCCCATACCGCCGGAAGCAGATGCTCGACCAGGGCCCGGTCGTATCCGGTCACCGGCCCCCGCTTTCGGCGACGGTGCGTGCGGCCTCGTACGACACGTGTCCGGACCGGCGCTTCGCCTCGGTCAGCCACCGGTCGCGGAGCCTCTGCGAGAGCCAGCGGTGCAGCAGTCCGGCCCCGCCCTCGGCGACGAGCTGGCGCACGTAAGCGGCGCGCTCGGCGGCGATGATGACCGATTCCTGCAAGGCGTCCTCGTACTCCAACGTCAGCCCGTAGTCGCGTGAGAAGCCCCGCGCCACGGCGCGGCAGACGCTGTCCACCTGCGGCTCGGCCAAGACAGTCCAGTCGGCTGTGGCGGCCTGCGGTGGATGCTCGATGTCCTGGAGCGTGATGGTCATCGAACGACCTCCTTCACCGGGACCTCGCCGTCCTTCGTGATCATGACCATCAGGCCGGGGGCTCCCCGGGTGCCGGTGCGGTGCCGCCACCACGTCGACTCGGACTCCATGGCCGGAACCTGGATGAACGTCCTCGGGCCGTCGGTGTCCACGAACTCGTGGTGCAGGTGGCCGGCCAGCAGCACGTCCGCCTGGTGCATGGCGCTGGCCTTGTTGAAGCTCTGGCCCTTCCACCACTCGAAGTGCTTGCCCGACCTCCACTGGTGGCCGTGGGCATGGGCGATCACGCTTCCCGAGCACTCGACCACGACGGTCAGCTCGTCGGTATCAGGCACGAAGAACTCCACGTGCCCGAACTCCTTCGGGGCCAGCGAGACGGCCTCCTGCACGGCAATGAGGGCGTCGGTGTCGTGGGAGTCGTCGTACCGCGTGACGCCTTTGCCGTTGAACCTGACGGCCTCGCCATGATTGCCGGGGACGGCCGCCACGGTGAGGCGCTCGACCAGCGGGGCGAGTCGCAGGACGGCGTGGGCCATCACGCGGCGGGTGAGGCGGATCTGCTCCGTCAGCGTCAGCGAGGTCCGCCAGGCGTTTGCACCGCCCTGGGACTGGTAGCCCTCGATATGGTCCCCGAGCCATGCAAGGTGGACATGCCCGATCGCGAACCGCTTCCGGTATTCGGGCAGGAGAGCTGCGGCCTTGTCGATGCAGGCGATCGTCCGCTGGAGGGTGCCGGCCACCCCGTCGCCGTCTGCCTTGCCGAACTGCATGTCTCCGAGCGCGACGATCAGGGTGTGGTCGCCCTGGCGCTGGGCGGTCGACAGGCGGGGCGGGTCGTAGCGGTCGACGAGGGCCAGGAGCTCGTCGAGGTTCGGGCGCTCGGCCTCGGGGTCCTGGCGCCGGGCGAAGGTGAAGCGCGCGGACACCCCCAGCTCGCCGTTCGGCAGAGTCCACTCGGAGCTGCGGAACGCCTTTACGTCCCAGTCGGCAGGGTCGAGCTGATGGGCGCGCAGCACGTCGGCGGCTGAGGTGTCCGGGTCCATCTCAACCGGGCCGCGCACGGTGACCTCGGCCGCGTTGCCGGAGACTTCGATCTGCCTCGTGTAGTCGCGGTCAGGGTCGGTCTGGCGGGCAGGTATGGGTGGAGGGGTGGGTGTGGCCAGAAGGTCGGTCAGTAGAGAGGTAGTCACGGGCTTACGCGGTCTCCTGAAGGGATCGACGGTACGTGCGGATGGTGGACGCGGACACGGCGTGCCCATGTCTGCGCAGGACGAGGGCAAGGCGCTCGGCGGAGGAGCCGTCGAAGAGGCGGATCATTACGGACTCGCGCTCGTCGGGTTCCAGTTCGTCGTAGATGCGCTGGAGGGTGGGGCCGGGGCTGCCGGGCAGTCCTTCGCTCACGCGGCCTCCCGGTCGATGGTCTCCACGGCTGCTATGGCGAGGGCGGCCAGGCGGACGAGCCCGTCACGAGAGTGCTGGGTGTCCTGCTCGGCGAAGGCTTCAAAGCAGGCCGCCAGGAGCGTGGAGTCCCAGCCGGGGGTGCTGGCGAGTTGGCGGCTCGTCTCGATCGACCGCCATCGATTCGCCTCGCGCTGGTGGTGGGCTCGCCCCTTGGTGGGGCGCTGGCCTCCGGCGAGGGGCATGGGCTTGTCCCCGAGGAGCTTGCGAGCTGCCCTCACCTCGGTGAAGATCGCCGTTGCGGGGTCGGGCCTTCGGCCTGCCGGCCGTCGCGTCGTCTTGCCCTCGGTCACTGCTGGCCCTCCTCGCTGATCAGGTTGAGAAGGGCTTGCGCGCCCTCCTTCATGTAGGTCTCGGTCACATCGCCGTCGCGCAGGCGGACCCCTCGGGCTGATCGCAGAGAGCGGCAGACGCGGGTCGTGAGTTCGGCGCCAGCCTCGTCCGGGTCGGCCCACACCCACACTCGCGAGAAGCCTGCGAGCATCCGGCGATGGCGCGGACGCCAAAGGGCTGCCCCAGGGACCGCCACTGCGTGGAGGCCCACCCGCCGCAGGGTGATGGTGTCGAGCTCGCCCTCCGTCACGTGGATCTCGTCGCCCGCTGCGTGGATCGCGTCAATGCCGTACAGGCGTGGCGGATCGTCCTTGAGCGAGTTGTACTTGCCGTGCCCGAAGTCGCGGTGGCTGTGCGTTTCGAGGCACCTGAACCGCATGGTCAGGACGCGTCCGTCGTGCCCGAGGTAGGGAATGGCGAGCCGTCCGGCCTGGCGCTCGTGTCCAGGGAGGGGGTTAGCTACGACGCCAAGCCGGTACGTAGCCGCCTCGTCCTCGGTGATCCCGCGCCCGAGAAGGTACTGAGCGGCGTCCGCCGTAAGCGCTGCCTGATAGGCGGCGGTCGCCTCCTCCAGCATCGTCCGTTGCGAGGGCGAGAGAGGCCGCAAGGGTTCGTGCTCCGGCAAAGGTGGTCTTCTCCTTCTTCATGATCAGCGTGTAGCTGTCGCCTCCCTCGCCGCAGGAGTGGCACTTCCACAGGCCACGGTCCAGGTGGTACGAGAACGACGGCGTGTTGTCCTCGTGGAGGGGGCACGGGGCCATGCCCGACGTGCGCTCGGGGTTGTAGTCGATTTCGTAGTGATCGAGGACGGCCGCCAGGGTGGGCTTCTCGTGCTCCTGGTCCTCGAAGTCGTTCCGGAGACGCGCCAGGTTCACGGCAGCATCCATTCGTCGAGGTCATGTACAGGGATCTCGAAGAACTCCTCCAACTCCATGAGGAGTTGGCCGTCGAAGTCGGGATCGTTGAGGCAGTCGAGGAACGCCTCGAACCCGCAGACCTCCTCGGCCGGCATCACGCGACGCGCTCCCCCCGGAAGAAGCGGGCGTACGGGTCATAGCCGATCTCGCGAAGTCCCTGGGGAGTGGTGAAGTCGTCCATCAGTTCGCCGAGTTCGCGACAGATGCGGGCCTGCTCTTCCATCTCCTCGTACTGCCTCACGAGTCCGTCTCCGGCGGGAGGTCGAAGAACTCCTCGACCGTGCTCAGCACGTACGCCTGGCGCCAACTCGCACCCCTGCGCCGGACGATCACAGCCACGTCTACGTCCCGCGGATCGAGGCCCCGGTGCTTCGCGTAGTTGTCGCGCTCGCGGAGGGCTTCCTTGATGAAGGTCCCGGGCTCGAACTTGGCGTTCTTGGTCTCGGTGATCAGGAAGGGGCGGTGCCGCACGGGCTGTCGGCGAATGACGTGGTCGCCCTCGTCCTCGACTCCGGTGAGCCGTAGCCGCTCGATGTCGAACCCCGCCTCGCGGAGCTGATCGCGGAACTCGGTCTCCCACCGTGCCCCTGCCCGCTTGTTCCGGCGGTTCCGCGCCGTAATGTCGTTCAACTCTTACAATCCTCACTGCTTCAGGGCGTCGAGCGGCGACCACTGTCGTGGTGCGGCCGGGGGAAGGGGGGAGATGCGAGGCTCAGGCTTGGCGAAGCGGGTGTACTCGGGCTGGCACCGCAAGGTCGCGTACCGCTTCGCGGTCGGATCGCAGGCCCCCATTCGTTGCTTGATCACCGCGATCCGGAACTCCATCGACGTGGGGTCCAGAGCCACGGACAGCGACAGCTCGGGCTTCTCGCTCAACCCGCCCTTGACCTGGTCTCGGGAGGGCGGAGCCCACGGGTCGCTCTTCGCCTCCCAGCTTTTGTCGCTGGCGTGGTGGAGGACGATCACCGTCGCGCCGGTCGCGCGGGAGAGTTCGGTCAGGCCCGACATCACAGCCATCTGTTCGGTGTAATCGGATTCCGCCGAGTCGAAGTCCATGAGGTTGTCGAACACCATCACGGCCGGATAGGCGTCCCACAGTTCGACGTACGCCTCCAGCTCCTCGTCCACCGCCTTCCAGGTGATCGGGCTGCCGAAGCTGAAGGTGATGTTCAGGTGCGCCAGCGCGGCGAGGTACTCCTCGCGGTACCGGCCGCCAGCGGCCATGCCGGCCTCGACCATCGTCGTGGTGTCGCCGGTCATCATGCTGGCCAGCCGGGACGACGCCGTGAATGCGCTCATGTCCGCGCTGAAGTACAGCGTCGGCAAGTTCATCTGGGCGGCCCAGAACAGGGCCAGACCGGATTTCTGGGTGCCGGACCGACCGGCGATCATCACGACCTCGCCGTGGCGTGGGCGGCAACCGATGTTGTAGAGCGGCTCGAAGGCGTCGATCCGCGGCAGCTCCTTGCCGGACTCGGCGTGCAGGGTCAGGGATCGTGCAGGGCTGAGCAAGCGTGAGCTCCTCCTCATCACCCGCCAGGCAGGGGCGGCCACGAAAGCCGCCCCTGCCCAGCGGAGGTCGGGTGCGGTCAGTCGAAGGACGGGGCGGCGGCCACGGCCGCGTCGACTGCCGCGTCACGCTGCTCGGCGTACGCGATGACCTTGTTGCGGATGCCCATGTCGGTGATCTGCTTCCAGACCCATGCCGGGTGGGCGCCGGGCTTGGTTGCGGGGACCTGGGTGACGGTGACGAGGACGGCGCTGCCGACGAGCGTCGCCAGGTCTCGGGCGAGGACCGTCTGTTCGATGCGCTGCCCCTTCGAGACCTCGGGCGCGAGCCGGTCGAGCTGCTCCGGGGTCTTGAAGACGGTCACATCGCACAGTGCGCTGTCCTTCGGCCCATTGGGCGTGGGGCGCTGGCGTTCGTAGTCCTTGACCTCGACGAGGATGGCCATGGCCTCTGCGGCTTCCTTCGGCTTGAACCATCCGCCGTTGGCGGTAGGGATGTCCTTCAGGTTCAGCGGCACTACTGATCTCCACTCTGTCGGTGAACGGGGTAGGGGGTGCGGCGGACTGGGGCGCGGCCCTTGAGGGTGCCCGCTGCGATGGCTACGGCGATGGCCGCGCCGAGAAGGCGGTTCTTCATCACGAACCCGCCAGGGCCCGGCCTCGGGCCTTCCACGCGTCCATCACCGCCGGGTCGGTGAAGGCGTGCTGGTTGGTGGCCCACAGGCGACGGAGGTCGTCGGTGGTGGCACAAGCTGTGATCTGTTCGAGGAGCGGGTTCTCCGTCTCCTGGTGGCCTGCCGGGGGCGTGGTGCTCTGGGCGCTCTCGTTCCGCTCATCGCCCTGCGGGACGACGCGGGCGCCAGGGAAGCCCCGCATGACAGTCGAGGCGCCCTGCGCGAGCTGGTTCGCCTCTGCGACGAGCTCATGGAGAGTCAAGCCAGATACACTCTTACGATCGAAGCCGAAACAGGCGGCGATGTCTTCCTGGACCTCGGCACTCGGCCCTCGAAACGAGAGCTGCGGGTCTTCCTGCGCTGCTCCGCACTTGATGGTGACGGTGACGGATCGGCCTTCGCCGGTCACTGATGAACCCCTTCCTTCGATGCGAGAGGTGAACCGCCCCTCGCTCTGGATACACTATATCAATCGTTCGGGCTGAATGGAACCAGCGCATTCTTGATCGCCCTCGCGCGGCGGACATCCAGCGCCAGGCGCGCGGCGTCCCAGCCGACTCGCAGGTCTGCCCAGTAGAGCGTGCAGCGCGCCTCGCCCGCAGGAAGGTGGATGATCACGCCCCAGTCCTGATTCACGTTGGGGATGCGCGAGTAGGCCGTCGCGGCGAAGTTCGCCGGCACTTCACGCTTCTTCCATGCCGCCAGCTCTCCGGCATCTTCGGCATCCACGGGAAACGCCGCGTGGTCGTACAGCTCGCCCCGCGAGTAGACCGCGAGCTGCGAGGACATCTTCAGGGCCCCGTACTGGACGCTGCCGGTCTTCAGGTCGCCGATGATCAGTCCGTCGATGAGGCGCCCGTCAGGGCCGGGGCCGGTATATCGGAGCAGCCGGTCGAAGGTCCCTCCGGTGCCCAGCTCGTCGACCACGACGAACTGTTCCATCGCCACCACATCGAACATCGCGGTGGCGGCCTTGTACGCCGCCATGTCTGCGACATCCGAAGCGGACGTGCCGAGCGGTAGCTCTCTCTCCTGGTCCACCAGCTCGGACAGGCTGTGCAGGTGGGTACCCCGCTCCCGCTTCGCGTTGGCTCCGGCGGCGGTTACCGCCCGCTCGGCGAGCCGGTCGAGGGCCGCCTTCCCTTCGCGAGTCTCGGGGTTCAAGTATTGCAAAGCGGTCAGCAGAGCGGGCTCGCGGGCCGCACCGAGGAGCGTCATGCGCTTGCCCCAGGCGGTTAGCGCGCTCTTGTCTTCGATGGCATCGATGAAGGTGGTGACCCGCGTGAGCCCGCGCGGCCTACCGCCACCCCTCGGGATGACGAGCGGGCGCCCCCAGCGGTCACGGGGTACGCCAAGGGCTCGTGCGGGGAGATCGACGAGAGTGATGGGCAAGCGAGCTCCAAGATCAGGATGTGGACTGTAGGTAGAGGCGGACCGAGTCGTCGGCAAGGAGGACGGGAACGCAGGCGTCCTGGTCCAGCAGGTCGAGGCCGCGGCTCTGGGCAGCCGCAATGATGCGTCGCAGGTGGCCGGGAGCGTGGTCAGGGCTCACGGTGATGTGGTAGTCCCAGTCGTCGTGGTCTACATGAAGCGTGACCCCAGGAAGGGAGACGAGCTCGACCGTCCTGATCGCCTCGTCCTCAGTGGCGGCCACCGGCCAGTCGTGTGTCATGCGCTAGCTCCCCTCTCCCCGGACTGGCATCCTCCGCGCCAGTCGATCGAACATGCGTGCGACACCTCCAGGATCTTGCCTGGTGGTCAACAACGGGTCAACCCTTTCAAACCGTATCCGGAGTCACAGCGTCCACGTGATCGGATTTCACGACGCGAAATGAGCCTCAATGCGGCGCTGATCTGCGGTTTCCGTCGACCTGGGCAAGATCATTTCGTGAGGTGAAAAGAGGTGCGGAGGGGTGTCCGCAGCACCCTAGAGTTGATCGCTCCAGCGACACCCACAAGGAATGATCATGCGTGCAATTGTCATAGCCAGACCCGGCGGACCGGAGGTGCTTCAGGTCCAGGAAGTGCCCGCACCTGCGCCCATCGCCGGGCATCATGTGGTGAAGGTCTCACGGGCTGGGGTGAACTACGCAGACATTCACCTGCGAGAAAACGGCTACTTGACACCGGTCGAATACCCCGTCACGCCTGGCAATGAAGTCATGGGAACTCTCGCTGATGGCCGCAGGGTGGTTGCACTAAGCCGTGGTGGCGGATATGCCGAACAGGCCCTTGCGCACCGCGCAGTCACGTGGGAGGTGCCCGATGAAATCAGCGACGAGCAGGCCGTAGCCCTCGCCCTCCAGGGCCAGTCCGCCTGGCATCTGCTGCACACGGTGCTCCAGCTCGGCAAGGGCGACTCGATTCTCATCCCTGCGGCAGCCGGTGGTGTCGGCTCCCTCGCCGTCCAGCTCGCCAAGGCTGCCGGTGCCCGCGTGATCGCCATGGCCGGCAGCCCCGAGAAGGCAGACCTTGTCCGCAGCCTGGGCGCGGACGCTGTCCTTGACTCATCCACGCATCAGGACCTGACAGCACGCATCCTCGACGCCAACGAGGGCCCTGTCACGCGCGCGCTGGAGATGACTGGCGGCGAGGTGTTCGACGCCACGCTCGCCGCCCTCGCGCCCCGGGGCCACATGGCCGTCTACGGCTGCGTCTCGGGCGACCAGCGCGAAGCCCCCGTCGCCCAACTCATGCAGGCATCCAAGACCGTCTCAGGCTTCTGGCTCCCGAACCTCTACGGGGTCCGGTATGCCTTGCGGGACTCGATGAAGGCCCTGTTCGAGGCCACCGCTCGCGGTGATCTTCGCCCGGTCATCGGTCCGTGCTACGCGCTCAGCAACGCGGCCCAGGCCCACTCAGATCTCGGAAGCCGCAAGACCACAGGTAAAGTGACGATCAAGACAACTCGGTAGTAACAAGTCCGACTCGGTAGTAACCTCTCTGTTCGGTCCGCCTGCGGGGTAGAGCGCGCGAACCAGCCAATTCAGGTTCCCGTCGTGCCGCCGCGTGCGTGTGCGGCGGACGTTCAGGGAAGTCATGGGCAAAGGAACAGCACACGGAAAGAAAGTCTTCCTGGTTCAGCGTGCATTCGCTGATCTCGAAGGAGACAGTCACGGCCCCACGGCCATCGCCAAACAAACGGATCTTGATGCGGCGACCGTATACCGCATCCTCCAGGACGGCTTGGCGGACGGCACCTTCGTGCAGGAGGCCGGGGGACGGTACCGACTGGGGCCGGGAGCCTTCCGGCTCTCGATGCAGGCCCTGTCGCAGACGCCCGACCCCGAGGCCACGCAGGCGGTTCTCGACAAGCTCCAGCGGATGACTGGCGGCCTGGTCGCCTACTACGCCGTCGTCGGCGCCCGACGCATCTGCACCGACTACGCGATCGGCGACTTCGACCCGCGCAGCATCGGCATCGACCCCTTCGAGCTGGTCAAGTACAGCCGTTCCCTGCGCACCGGAGCGTCGGGCAGGGTCATCCTGGCCCACATGCCGCCGCCCATCCAGGAGAAGGTTCTCGCCGAATCCGTACCTGAAGGCGTCGGCCCGGGAGTGATCCGGGACAACGAGGCCCTCATCGAGTCCCTCAAGGACATCCGGGCCATGGGATTCGCCATCGGACGGCAGGAGTGCATGGCCGGCTGGGATTCGGTGGCCGTACCCGTCATGTGGGGGGACACCATTCACGGCTCCCTCCTGCTGTGGGTGCACGTCGACAAAATGCCCGAGGACCCGAGCCAGCTTGTAGCCGCAACGATGACCGCTGCCGAAATGCTGAGCCGCTTGGCTTCGATGCCGTGGGCCCCCGAGTCCGTGGCCTAACGCGCACGAGCCGCTTCCCTTCGCTTATAAGGAAGCGGCTCGTGGCGGTTTTTGCCTGCCAAGAAACGGTAAAGGCGGGCTAGCTAGCGCTCTTAGTGCGCGTCGACTTGCTGCGCAGGAGTGCGGGATTGTCCGGCACTCGAATGAGATCCGTATCCCGGTCTTCTCGGGGGACGGCGTAGAAGCCGTCCTTCGTCTCGGGGTCGTAGTAGATGACGAGCTTGTCCTCTTCGAGCCACTTCTTCCAGCTCGCCAACTTGGAGGCTTCCTCGTCGTTCAGCTTTTCCCCGGCCCGCTGGCGAGCTTCACAGCGCAGCATGACGAGGTTGTAGTTCCAGCGGTGCTCCTTCGCGATCTTCCACGGAATGAGATCGGTATCGCGAACAAGCCGGAGCGGGAGATCCGCGCGATTGGCATACGTGGCCCAGTACCCGGGAGAAGTCTTGATGTTGTACTTCTCCTGGTACGTCTTGACCATCCAGGCGTACGACTTGCCTTCAAGGAGCCAGCGCTTGGCTTCGTCGTGATTCTGTACTTTGCTCCTCGGCGGCATGTGTAGCCCTTCCTCGCGTTCGTCCTCCCTTATGCGTGACACCCTGTGGTCGCAAGGCGCACAGCCCAACAGTGACATGTAAGAGTTGAACCAGTCAAGACGATCGAGTGGAGGCAATGGTTGTGGGAGATGGAACAACTACTGTCTGTGGTGTTTGTCGCCGTCCCGGTCTGCCAGTAGTCAGGTACACCATTACAGCGGAGGACGGCCGTGAGGGCGAGGTCGACCGCTGCGCCGATCACGCCGAACCTTTCGAGACCGCGCTGACCCAGGCCGATCGGCGGTCGACGAGCCGGGCCCGCAGGCGCACCACAGTGACGACCGTCGAGGAGATCAACAGGACGAAGGCGTCCGAGTCGGCACCCGCACCGCAGCCCCAGAAGTCCGGCAGCGGCTCCCGCAAGCGCAGGCGTACCACGGTGACGACCGTCGAGGAGATCAACCGCTCCAAGGAAGCCGACAAGGCGTGAAACGCAGTGAAGCCCCCCGCTGACCACATGGGCCGGCGGGGGGCTGGGGTTACTGCGACTCCTCCGGGGAGTCGTCCTCGCTCGGGGCAACCACGCCGAGCGCCGTGAGGATCTGGACGATGACGGCCACCTCCGGACTGTCGGCGTAGACGATGGCGGCGATGGACACCGCGACACCCACCGCGGACAGCACCGCACCGACGCGTGTGCGGTAGCGGACAGGCAGCAGGCTCACCAGCGAGATGGGCTTGGAACCGGGCATCAGCATCTTGCTCATCAGCGACCCGCCGGAGCCATCAGGCGAGTCCAGGTCGACGGGCCCGGATAGCCGTCCGCCTCCGAACCGCTCCAGCCCTGTGCCCGCTGGAACGCCTCGGTCGCCTTGCGGTCGGCCTCGGTGAAGCGGGGGCCCGGACCCTCGGAGTAGAAGCGGCCGAGGCCGTGCGCGACGAGTCGCTTGCCCAGGGTGGTCACGGCGGGGTGGGACTGGCCGAGACGGAATGCCTGCCGGCCGGGGAACGGGGTGCTGTCTCCCCTGTCCTTGCTGCTCTTCCATGCCGGGTCCGCAGAGTCGATACCCTCGGCGAAAGCCGGATAGCCGTAGCCATACACGTACGAGCTGCGGCGCTCGCGCTTCTTCAGGTACACGCCATCGCCCTCGGCCGAGCCGTCCGCGTTGGTGTTGCCCTCGACGGTGTAGATGTACGTGGAGTCGTAGGCGTACACGATGCCGGTGTGGGTGCCGCCGCCCGATCCGTAGAAGACCTGGGCGCCAACTGCCGGATAGGCACTCCAGCGGTTACGGCTCTTGAACCACTCGACCCCCGTCGCGCACGACGCGGTACGCGGGTAGAGGCTGGCGAGTCCGGCCTTCATGGCGACCCAGGAGGCGAACACGGCGCACCAAGCCTGATTCTGGCTCCACTCCAGGCCGGGGACGGCCGGGCTGTACTTCTGCCAGTTGGTCCAGTGCCCGTTGGATCGGCCCTCGTGGTAGCCGACCTCGGCCTTGGCGATGTTGATGATGGTCTGGGCGTTGCCCAAGTGACTTACTCCTTCGAGACATGGCGAAGGCCCCGTCCGGAGGACCGGAACGGGGCCAATAGGCAGCGGATTTGGCTCAGTTGGGGTTGGGGACAGAAGCCGTTATGTGCGAATCGAGTCGCTCGGCGACTGCGAGGCGTTCTGCCCTCTCGTGGGCAAGGTCTGTGCGCAGGGCAGTGATGTCCCGGCTGTGTTGGGCCTGGCCGTCGAGGACGCGATCGAGTCCCTGAATCACGCGGTCCACGTCATCACGGAGATTCGTGGTGTGGTCGTTGGAGACCTGCTCGCGCGCCTCCTGGGCATGCTCGCGCACCTCGGCCAGCGCAGTGCCCTGCCTCCGTACGAGCTCGACGAGGACGCCGACGAGGGCAGCGACGACGGCGCCGGCAGCCGAGACGAGAGCCACCTGCACAGAGGGCTCAAGCTGCACGGGCAAGCTCCTCGACGAGGGCCTCCAGGCGCTCGATTCGCTTGGCCTGGTCCTGCACGACCGGCAGCAGGGCGACGCCGAGCAGGTCGTAGCGGAGGGCGTCGATGCGTCCCTCCTCGTCGTACGTGACGATTTCGGGAAGTGTCGCTGCGACCTCTTCGGCGATGAGGCCGTACTCGTCCTTGCGTGACTGCGGCTTGCCCTCGGTCGGCTTCCGGTCGTAGATGCGGGGCCGCAAGGCGAGGACGGCGGCAGGGTCGATCTCGATGTCCCGGACGTTTTCCTTGTAGCGGATGGAGGACGTGTTCCGGCAGAACGTCCCGTCGCCCTCGACCCACACCGCGTACCAAGTGCCGGAACCGCTCGCGCTGTTGTTGTGCGGCATCTTCGAGCCGTTGGCCCAGGAGATCGTGCTGCCGGAGGTGAGGTACTCACCGTGCGAGTGCCCTGACGGCGGGTAGGACCCGGGCTTGTCGGAGATCTGTCCCCATGAATGGCCGTGGGACGTCGGGGGGAAGTACGACGGCTTGCCGACGACGCTGTCCCAATTGTGAGAGTGCTCAGCCGCCGGGAAGGCTGTCGGCTTCTCGGTGATCTCCCCCCACGCGTGCGAGTGCACAGACGGCCAGAACGAAGAGGGCTTGCCCGTGAGGGACGCCCACGAGACGGTCGGTGCCAGATCGGCCCAGGTCGAGCCATCCCACCACTCCCACCGAGCCAAGGAGTTGTTGAAGCCGAGCTGCCCCTTGCGCGGAGAGGACGGGCGGGTGGACGTGGCCCAGACGCCGACCCGGTGGCCGACAACGGGACGCGTCGCCGAGACATCTGCACTCGTGATCGTCGTGACGTTGGCAGCCACGGTGACGTTCGCGAGCGCCATCTCGTATATGCCGGTGTCGGTCTGACTGAGGGCCGGGGGAGCGGTCGATCCCACCGAGCCCGCCTTAACGGCAAGCGTGATCGAGTTGGAGGCAGGATCGAGCCGCAGGACCACCCGGTCGACCCGCGTGCTCGTGCCGGCCGCAGGAATGGTCAGCGCCTCGGCCGCAGTGGACTGCACCATGTGACCGCGCAGGATCGCAAGACCGGGCTGCACGTTCACGACCATGCCGTTGCCCGCGCTGACCTGGAATCCGGGACTGTCGTACGCGGCGACGACGCCGGAGTCCTGGAACTCCCGAAAGAGATAGCCGTATTGGCTCTCCGTGACGACCTGAGAGTCGAAGGGGAAAGACGTGATTGCCAAGAAGAGGTGTTCCTTTGCGTCAGAGGGCCGGACCCACGTCCTCGATCCACAACTCCGACCCGGCTCCGGTGAGGTAGCGGACCTGCCCGTAGGTGGCCGCCGCGCGTCGGGCGTTCAAGAAGACACCGATGGTGGTTAGGCCGGCCGGTGCTCCGTTGAGGTGGAAGGTGGCGGACAGTCCGGAGGAAGAGTCCGAGTCATCGTTGAAGCAGGTGGTCAGCATGTCGCCGAGGGCGGGACTGGACGCGGTGACAGAGGTCCCGGAGGCCCAGCGAGCAACGGTGTATGCGGACTGCTTCGCATACCGGGTGCCCGACCCCGAGTCACCCGTGCCGTCCGTGTCGACCGAGCTGATGCGCAGCCCGAAGCGGTACATGCGGCGGGCTTCGGCCGGGAAAGTCCAGTAGTAGATCAGGGTGGGGGTGTCGCCCACGTAGCCCGAAGCGTTCAGGGGTGCGAGGGCAATCAGGCCGCGCGCGGTGTTGTCGCGAAAGGCGGTCTGTCGCCAGGGTGACCAGCCGGACGAGGGGGAGCCGCCGCGGACCCACTCCTCATGCGGTTCGGCGCCGCCGTGGGTTCGGGACCAGCGCTGCGTGGTGTAACCGGTAGTCGTGCCGGTGGTCCATACGTAGCCGCTCATCGGAGCGAAGCTCCAGCCCCCGGCCTTCGATGCGGCCGAGTCGAGGTACAGGCGCGAGTCCTCGTACGGGTAGGCGGTCGGGTCGGTGGCCTGGTTGATGGTGTCGGCCGAGAGGATCTGCTTGTACGTGATCATGCGCCAGGGACCCCAGCCGGTTCTGGCGTTGCCACCCCGCACCCACTCCTCGTGCGGGGTCGTGGCGGCGTGGACGCGACTCCACGTCTGAGAGGCGTCGCCCCACGGCTCTTTGCGCGTGGTGACGTGCCCGTACTTCCCTCCGAAGTCCCAGCCACCTGCCGTGGCCTGCTCGGCGGACAGGATCATGATGCTCGCGCCGTCGGGATAGGCGGTGGGCGGGCTGGCCTGCGTGAAGGACTCTGGCCACACCTCCCTGGGGCCGGGCGGAGACGCCTCGGCCGTCCGTTCCAGGGCGGAGACGCGTGACTGCGTGGTAGCCGCCTGCGCGGTGGCTGCCGCGTTCGGGTCGAACGGGCTGGGATCGCCGAGCAGAGTGCCGACGTGGAAGCCGTCTTCCCCGGCCTTGATGACCAGGCCCGTAACGGGCGCGGTCAGCTCCTGGCCCCCGGCGACGATCGTGACGCGGTCGCCGAGTCGCCAGTCGACGCCGAACTCCATAGGGGAGTCTTCAACGGGAACGGCTTGTACGGCGGTTGCAGTCTTGCCCGCCTCGGCCAAGACCTCGTTGCCAGCCTGAGTGAGCTCCTTCTCGTCGTCCGTGTTGCGCTGGTCGACGAACCTCTCGATGCGGCGTCCCCAGTCCGTCTCGGCGCTGATGGACGTGGTGTTGTCGACAGGGATGAGCGTCCGGTCTTCCTGTTCGCCCTGGCCCGCGACGATGACCCGGGTGGCACCGGGCGTCGACACCGAGACGCGCTGTCCGGCGAGCGTGCCGGCCAGGACGTCGAGGCGTACCTCCCGCGTACGGTCGGCGACCGCGTACGTCTCGAACACGAGCTGACTGGCACGCTGGACGATGCGGAAGCCGAGCCCTGCCACGCTCGCGATCTCGGTGAGCAGCTCGCCCAACGTGGGGAATCTCGCGCTCTTCTTGACCATCGGGCCCCGGCCCGGGTTCGGCCCCATCACCAGGTTTCCCCGACGCCGGGCGGCCGGGGCAGCCGGACCACAGTTGGCGTTGACGTAGCCGTGCATCACGGTCTCGGCCGCCCCACTGCGCTCGTCGTGCCCGGTTGCCTGCTTGCCCACATCGGGATTGGTGGGCTCGGGCCAGGCGAGCATGTCGGACAGGATCACCGTGTCGGATACGCCCTCGAACGCGATGCTGCCGCGCCGGTCCTCGGGGGTGGCCGCGTACTCGGAGGAGACGACGGGGCCGGACATGAGAACGTCGTCGTGCCCGGTGATGATCAGACCCGAACCGGGAGTGCGCAGGGTATCCGCGAGAGGGTGCTCCGATGCCAGGGTCAGCTTCCAGGTGCCAACGTTGTTGAACGTGTCGGTCACTTCGAGCGCCAGGTCTTCGGGACGTATCAGGCCGAGTCGGGTGAGGTTCTTGTCGCGGACCTCCACGGTCAGGTCTTGCAGTCGCAGGTCAGATCACCATCCATTTGCGGGGGCGCCAGGAGCACACGATGCGGGAATCCGCGGTGGTGTCGAGCATCCTGACGCTTGCGGTCGAGGTGCCGGGCGGCACCGTCCAGAAGCGCGGAGCCGCCGCGAGGTCGGCGTACCGGTTGACGTTCTTGCCGTCCCGCACCGAACCGTTGCGGGTATCGACGATCAGCCGCTCGCCTATTGCGAGAGTGCCCTGCCAGCGCAAGGTCTCGCCGGTCGGCGCCATGACCGTCAGGTCCCGGCCCGGCCCGTACACCTCCCAGACCGGATAGGCCGGCACATCGCCCGTGTTGTCGAGCTGCACATCACCGATCGCCTGCGAGGCCGCGAGAGGCAGTGATGCCAGGCTGGACAGGAAGGGCCTCTTGCCGGGGTCGCCTCCGACCGACTGGGTCGAGACGCTCGATGCGACGAAGTATGGGTCAGGGGCGCGGAAGGTGATCACGGTCTGAAGGCTGCTGGTGCCGTCGTCGGTGATGTCGCCGCCTCCGGTGCGGTAGACCGACGTGGACCACCGGACCCCCTGATCGTCAACGAGGACGAGTTGGCATTCGCCTGCGACAGCTTGGGCGAGCCGGGATACCAGCTCGGACAGATGGCTGCGGTCGCGGCCGAGGATGTCGAGCGGGATGTCCAGGTCTCGGGGCTGGACGCGTTGGCCGCGCCACCGGGCGCCGTCTCCGGCACCGCTGAGCCACTGGACGTCTACTGCCGGCAGGCCACGGCCGGTCATGCCAGCCGTGGCCTGAAACCCAAAACCTGTCATTGCCTGCCCGTTGAGGTCGAGCGCATCGCGCTCGGTCTCCAGCAGGAGTGCAGTCACTCACCACCCCACCATTCGTGCGCGGTGGGACGCCGCGAACAGCTCCTCCTGGGAGCTGAGCGAACTTCCCGCCGCTGCGTAGTAGTTGAGAACCTTGGTCACGCCGCCGCCCCCAGTGGGGCCGAGACCGCCTGCGATGGCGGCGGACGCCGACCGCGCCGCGTTGGCGTAGTCGGCGGAGCTGGGGCGAGCGGTAATGGCGTCGACCGCCTTGGCCACCCGCCCGGATTCGCCCTCGATGCCCTGGGCGAAGCCCTGGCCGACGTAGCTGCCGAGCTGGGCGAAGACGCGGCTCGGCGAGTGGATGCCGAGGCTCTTCTTGATGGCGGCCACCATCGAGTCGGCGATCTGGAGCATCTGCTTCTCGATCGCCGCTTGCTGGCTCTGGAGGCCCTTCACGATGCCCTCGGCTATGTGGACGCCGTTGGCGTACATCGCATCCGAGGCGGTCGCTCCGGCCTGACTGGCGTACTTGGCGAGTTCGGCCTGAAGACGGTTGACCTCGGCGATGCCGTTCTTGCCGGCCGCCGCGATCGACTCCGCCGCAGCCAGGCCCGCATCGGGTCCGGCCGAAGCGATCTGGTCCATGGCCGTCTGGCCAAGGCCCATGTCCTTCAGCTTCTTGAGCGCGGTGGCGAACCGTTTCGCCTTGTCGATGGCCGCCTGAAGGGCGCTCGTGATCCCGTTGAAGGAGGAGCTCTTCGCCTTGGTCACATCGCCGGTGTCGATGATCCGGTCCGTGACCCGCTGCGCGTAGGAGGCTGCTTCCTCGCGCATCTTGTCGAGCTTGTCGCGGGCGGCCTTGAGCCGGTCGGCCCCGGTGTCCCACTGGGCAGCCAGCTTGAGCATGGCGGTCCGGTCGGCGTTGATCCGGTTCTTCAGGCCCTGGGAGGCGTCGTTCGGGATCTTCTCCGTCAGCTCATTGAGGGCTTCCTTGACGCTGGAGAACTCCGACTCCAGACCCTTGACGAGGCCCTGGATGATGAGCCGTCCGGCGTCGTACAGCAGCACCGCGTCCTTGGGGGCCGGGCCCTTCCAGTCCGTGAGCTTGCTGGTCAGATCGCCGAGCTTGTCCTTCACCGCGCCGAACATCGACGAGATGCCGCTGATGAGGCCGCGGATGAGCGACTTACCGGCGTCGACGAGCGTGGAGCCGAGGCCGCTCAGCGCGTCCTTAGCCTTGCCGGGCAGTTCCTTGACGAAGCCGATCGTCTCGGTGATGCCGGTCGAGATGGCGCGGCCGAGGGCGGACATCGCCCTACTGGCGACGTCCTTGATCGCTGACCATCCGGCCGAGAACAGGCTGCCGAGCCCGGACATCATCGAGCGGCCGAGGTCGGCGAGGAACGAACCAAAGGAACTGAAGCCCGACTTGATCGCGCTCCACGCGGCCTCGCCGAATCCCTTGACGGCCTGCCAGCCGGACTTGAAGGCTGCGCCGATGGCTTTGAGGCCCTTGCCAGCCGCGCCGAGGATGCCGATGCTCAGGAATGTCTCGAAGGCTCCGAGGATCGTGTCCCAGATGCCCTTGACGAAGCTCCAGATGCCGGACCAGAACTGCGACCAGCCCTCCTTCAGGGTGCCGAAGTTTCCGGTGAAGAGCCCTTCGATCAGGCCCCACGCGATCTTCAGGACGCCGACGATGGTGTCCCAGACACCCTTGACGATCTCGACGAGTCCCTCGAAGACGAGTGCGACGCCGTTGACGGCGTCTACCAGGCTCTTGGCCAGCAGCTCGACGATGAACTGGATGACCGGCACGAGGACGGGCATCAAGATGTTGACGACCTTGAGCAGGGCGTCGAACACCGGCTGGAGTGCTTCGAGCAGGCGCTGAATCGCGTCAGCCAGCGGCGGAAGAACCGACTGGATGACCTCGCTCAGCATCGGCAGGAGCGGCTGGATGACCGCCGTGATGATCTGAAGCGCGGTAGCGATGATCGGCTGGAGTGCCGTGAGCACCTGCTGAAGGGCCGCCGACAGCACGGGCAGGATCGGCGCCAGCGCGGATGCCAGGGTCGAGACGAGCGGTGCGAGCGCGGCGAAGATCTGCGCGAAGAGCTGCGCGATGATCGGCAGGATCGGCGCGAGCGCGCTCACGAGCTGGGCGATGACCGGAGCCATCGCCGTGACGATCTGCCCGAACGCTTCCGCGATGGTCGGCAGGACGCCGCTCAGCGTCTGGAAGGCACTGTTGAGCGCCTGGCCGATCACCGGAACGAGCTGCGTGAGGACGGGCGCGAGGGTCTGGATCGCCTGCGTCAGCGCACCGCCGAGGAGCTGGATGATCGGGGTGATCGAGGGGGCGAGCGCCGTGAACGCGTTCGCCAGCGGGACCAGTGCGGCTGCGATCAGCGGACCGAGCATTGCGGCGAACGCGCCGATCACCTGCATCAGCGCGCCGAGTGCCTGGCCGAGCGGGGCCATCGCCGGGGCGAGCGCTTCGACAGCGGCCTGGATGCCGCTGAACATCGCCTTGACGCCCTCGGTCACAGCTGGCTGCGCCAGTGCCGAGGCGACCGCGTCCAGGGCGGTGCCGATGACCTCGCCGACTTGCGGCAGGAGCTCGGTCAGGAGCTGCCCAAGCTCCGAGAAGAGGTTCTTGACCGCCGGGCCCGACTGGGTGGCGATGGCGTTCATCGCCGTGTGGGCTGCGGCAAAGACGTTGGTCAGGCCGGTCTGGAAGCCCTCGCTGTCCACGGTCGCGTGGATCTTTTCGAGGGTGTCGGCCATCATGCCGAGCGAGGAGCCGCCCGCAGCTTCGGCTGCGCGACTGATGCCGGCAAGAATCCCGCCGACGTTGTAGAGGACCGACCCCAGATCCTTGAGGGATTGGATTCCCTCGTCGATCCAGCCCTTGAGCTTGCCGTTCCCCTCGCTCTTGGTGAGGAAGGCGGAGAAGCGCTCCGAGATGTCGACAAACCACTGGGCCAGCGACGGCAGATAGCTCGTGCCGACCTTGCCGAGGACGGCGATGATGTTCGCGAAGGCGCCCGTACCGTTGGTGGCGATGTCGATCGACTTGGAAAGGTCGACGAACATCTGGTTCAGCGCGGGGTCCAGGGCGCCCTGGAGGCCCTTGGCGAAGGCGCCGAAGAACTGGCCGAGCTCGGTGGCCGTCTGCCGGACGCCCGCCGTGAACTTCGGGAGGAGGCCATCGACGAGCTCCTGAATGGGCTTCTTGGCCTGCTCCCAGAACTTCGCCGAGATCGCGTCCTGGAGACCGGACAGGGCACCCTTGACCTCGGGTAGAACCTTGTTGAAGTCGCGGAAGGCCGCGATGGTGACACCGAGGCCGACCGCCATGCCGCCGAACAGGCCGGGCAGGAGAAGGCTCGTGGCGCCGATCGAGGCGAGAGAGCTCGACAGGGCGGCGAGGTTGCTCGCGGCAGACAGGCCCCACCCAGCGAGGCCGGCAATCGCGAGGGAAAGCGAGCCGATGATCGGCACGCTCTTGTCGAGGTTGCGCAGCGTCCGACCGAGCCGCTCGAAGATGTTGTTCAGCACTCGCGCGCCGGACAGAGCGGCGAGCGCAGTGCCGACCTTCGCCACGGCCGTGTTGTCCAGGTCGGGGACGATCGGCACCGTGCGCGGACGGGTCAGCACCTGAAGCCGGGCCGAGATCCGCGCGCCGAACCCGTTGGCGAGGTCCGGCTCGACCTTGATTTTCAGCGGGCTGATGTCGTCGGCCCAGTCGCGCAGCTTGCGCTTCACGTGGTCGGCGGACTGCTCGTCGAGCTCCAGCTCGACCTTGCCCGTGGTTTTGAGGTCGTTGACCTTGAAGTCAACCTTCTGGCTGTTCGCCCGGCGCTGTAGCTCCTTGGCGGCGTTCCGTACGGCGGTCGCCATGCCATCGGTGGAGATGGTCGTGTAGAAGCGGATCTTGCGGGCGTCGGACTGCTTGTTGCGCTTGTTGATCTTCCGGAGCTCTTCGACGAACTCCTTCGACGCGCCGCTCATGTCGATCGTCGTCGACACCTTGAGCTTGTCGAGCTGCTGCTCGATACGGTCGAGCTGCTTCTCCGCATCCCGCCTGAATTCACGGGTGTCGGGGGAGACCTTGACGGCGACACGGCCGATGATCTGGCCCGCTGACAAGGGCTACCTCCGAGAGAAGTGCTGATAGAGCTGGGCCACGGTGGCGGGCCGCTTGCTGGCCTTCTTCGCCTTGGCCTTTGCCTGCGGGCGGGGAAACGGCGGGATCTTCGGAGCCTTGCCCTTGCCCCACTGGCCGGTGGCTCGCGTGTTGGAGTTGATGGCGTCGAAGAGATCGGCGGCCAAATGTCGGTCCTGGCCCCAGCCGAAGTGCTCTCTGCCGCCCGACGCGAGGGCGACAGTCAGAGAGGTGTCGGGCAGCCTCTGCACGAGAAGGAGGACGAGAGCGGGCGAGGGTCCGCGGCCTGCGATTACCTCGGCGAGGTCGACGCCGTAGTAGAAGCGCAGGTCGGCATACAGGCCCTCGCCGTAGTCGTCGATCAGGCGGCAGAGGCCGAGGCTTCCCCCACCTGAGCGCCCTTGCCGTACCGGTCGAAGATCTCGGCCAGGACGGCGAGGTCACCGCCTACAGCCTTGAGGAGCTTGTCGGCCGCCGTCGCGTGCTCGGCGACCAGGCGGATCGCCTCGGACAGCAGCTCCTCCTGGTCCGCGTCCTCACCGCCCATGTCGTCCTGGAGCTGCGAGAGCTTGGTGCGGGTGTCCTTGGGGAGGCGGAGAGGGTTGAGCAGGCGGACCGTTTCGTCGCCCAGCTCGATGTCGGTCGAGCCGTATCGCGCCTCGGCGGCGTTGCGGATGTCGTCGAGGGAGAAAGATGCCATGGGGGTGCGGACCTCCGAGGTCGAGTGCAAGAGGGGGGCGGACCCGGGGGAAAGCCCGGCGTGAGCGGGTCCGCGCGCTCACGCCGGGACGCAGGGGAGCTCAGGCGGCTGAGCCGGCGACCCACTTGGAGCCGTCCCAGAACGCCTTCGAGGAGTCGCCGAGGCTCACGTACTGGCCGGTGGCCCACTTCGCGGTGGGCGTGGCGATCACAGACGCCAGGGCGGCGAGGTCGGCCGGGGCGACAGCTCCGGTCGGGATGAAGGAGCCGGGCGTGCCGGCCGAGGCGCCCGTGGCGACGGTGCCGCCGAGCGGGGTCACGGCGTACGTCCAGGAGTTGGCGCCGTAGACCATCGGCTTGACGCCCAGGGGGAGACCGGCGAGCGACTCGGTGTCGCCGATCGCCATGTCGTCGGCCCGGTAGATCTCGGCCTTCGGGGCATAGACGGCGAAGTGCGACTCGCCGTCAATGAAGATCGCCATGAATGCGGCCTGAGTCGGCTGCGGGTCGGCAGGAACACCGATCGAACCGTCAGGCAGGAGCGGGGCGTTGGCGCCGAAGTACAGACGCAGTGCGGCCGTGTCGAACTGGTTCAGGGTGAACGTGATGGACTCGGTCCGCGCGCTGTACTTCGTGCGCAGGGACTTGTTCTGAAGCGTGCCGATCGTGGTCGCCTCGCCGCCCTCGGAGGTGATGCCGAAGACATCCTCAAGCGAGGTGTGTCCGACGTTCTGCCAGGGGGAGGTGGGCACGAGAAGGTCGCCGGGCATGGCGGTTCCGACCGGGGCGGTCAGATAGTTGCCATTCCCAACGACGAGGGTTGCATTGTCGTTGAGCGCCAAAGAGAAACGTTTCTCCTAGTTCGCGCACGCCAGAAACCCCTATCGCCATATGCGTGTTGGGGTGCGTGCGGGATGGATTACGGGAGGGGGAAAGGGCGCGTCCGCGGCTTGCGGATCTGGATGTCGTACACCGACTCGTAGCGCCACACGCCCGTGGGTAGATCCGCGTACTGCACGGGCCCGGTTGCCGTGGCCCAGTCGCTCGCCCGACGAGGGGAGGAGTTCATGTCGACCCGGGTGATGTGGCCCCGGCCAGGCACGACTTCATGGTTGAGCCAGGAGTCCCGCAGGACCACGCGCACGGCCTCGGACAGAATCGCAGCGTCGGAGTCGCCGTCCGGGTCCTCGGCGAAGCAGTTCACGACAACGCGGGCCGCGTCCGTGAAACGCGTGTCGGCCGCCCACTGGCCAAACGTGGGGTCACGGCGCACCAGTACCAGCGGGAACTGTTCGTGGCGGTCGATGAGGGACTTCACTCTGATGCCCGGCAGGCCCTTGCGGAGGATCGCAAGGAGCAGGTCTTCGACGGGCGACAGTTCGGCCAGGGCCTTGATGTGATCAGGTATGCCGGCCACTTAGTCGAGCTTCACCTTGCCCTTCCGCTTCTTGGGCAAATTCGAGGCGGTAGCAAGGATGTACAGGCCGTCCATCGCCGGGAGCACGTCCAGGTACTTCCCGCCGTCCCTGTCCTTGCGGACGATGACGGATTCCGCCCGGCCGTACTCAATGGACAGGGCAGCCTTCTGGCCGCGATCATCCGAGAGAATTACGTACCGGTTGTTGTCGCCTGCCTCGACGTCGATTTCGGCGTGACCGTCCGCACGGTGCTGCACGAGGATCTCCTCGGCGCGCACGGCGATCTCGAAGGCGCGGGCCGTCAACTCGGCCTGCACGCCCTCGTTCACGGCGACGTACTTTTCGATCTTCCGGCCATTGACGCTCTGGTAGACCTTCGCCATCAGGGCCGCTCCCGGATGTCGATCGACCAGTGCCGAGTGCGGCGGTCGCCGTGGTGATACGCGGGCGGCGAGACGATGTCCCACTGGCGGCCCGCGTACTCGACGCGAGACCATAGAGAGACGCCTTCTAGATGTGCGTCCACGATCATCCGCGTCACGTTGATCTCCTGCTGGCCGGGAACTTCGGCGCGGGCCGAGCGCTGGGGGACGAACGCTGCTCGTACCTCGATAGGACCGTGCGGGTCGGCCATGGTGACCGTGTTGCCGCGTGAGTCAGTGACCTCGACGGTTCGCCAGACGCGGGCCTTCTGGCCGCGCCGTCGCTGGATGCTCACCACGGCCCCCTGTCGTTGGAGAACAGGGGGAAGGGAGCGCCGTCGTAGTCGACGGGTACGAGCCCCGCGCGGCTGGGCCGGTCGCGTGAGTCCCAGGCAGAGACGACCACGCTCGTGAGGGTCGGGCGAGTGCCGGCTAGCCCTTCGAGGAGTTTGATCTCCTCGCGGGTGAAGTACACGGACCCGGCGTCGCGGCCGTGGGCATCGCTCCAGGCGAGCGTCTCGTCACCGGCCCGGCTCTGCGTATAGCCGTGCGGGTTGCGTAGGTAGCGCGCTGCGGCTTTGAGGACGAGGGTGCGTACCAGCCGGGGCGGGTGCTCCTCGGGCCAGTCGCGGCCGTGGGCGGCGGCCAGGTCGGAGGCATCCTCCAGGGCACCGGCCGCGATGCGGAGCTCATCGTCGTCGAGCTCCCAGTCGAGACGAGTCTTGAGCCCGTCAAGGGTGGCGTACGCCAACCGACGACCTCCTTTCGCAAAGGCCGGCGGGCCGCGCGCCTGGGTCTCCAGGTCACGCGGCCCGCTGTGTCGCGATCAGGCGTTGGCCGGGTCGGTCTCGGCCGCCGGGCCGGTCGGGGTGAAGACCTTCGCGGCGGAGACGCCGGTGATGGTCGCGAGTTCGGAGCCCACCTCGGGGTAGTCGCTCTTGCCATCGAGCTGGAGCTTGATCCCGCGCACGAAGTGCTCCTGCGTGGAGATGACTTCCTTCTCCTTCGCCGGGTCCCAGCCGACGAGCACGTCCTTGACCGAGCGGAAGCCCTGGTAGCAGTTGACGATGCTGCGGTCCTGGAAGTATTCGCTGTCGTAGTCCCGCAGCCAGCGCAGGGCCAGGCCCTCAAAGCTCGTGGTGGCGCCGAACGGAACAGACTGCGGCACCGAGGGAGCCGCCGACGCGAAGATGAAGCCGGACTGGGCGAAGGCGAACGCAGAGTCAGCCGGGATAGTCTGATCCACGATGAACCGGAACCCGTAGCGGTTGCCGAGCGTGGCGTTCACCAGAGCGGATTCCGCCTGCCCGTCACCGACGTTGGAGGCAAGGTTCAGATCAGGGTCGGACAGCAGGACGGTCTCGAAGTCCGATCCGACGACCATGTACCGGTTGCCCTCGGGCACGTTGAACTTGTTCATCACGCGCCGGGCCTCAATGATCGCCTTGCGCATGGACTTCTCGGCGTTGCCGACCGTTACCGCGTAGGGCTGGTCGACCAGGGTCTTCACCGCCCGGCGGGCTAGGCCGCGCGCAATCGCCTTCACCTGCGGGCGTAGGAGCTTGCCCCACTGGTGGATGTCGAAGTCGGCCTGCTCGTCCGTGAGCTTCACACCGTTGTAGACGTTGCCGCCGAAGGTGACGGGGATGGTCCGCTCGGCGTACTCGTCGAACACGACACGCTGACGGGCGCCCGGCGTGGAGCTGCCCGCAGAACCGGAACGCCACTCGTAGTCGTGGAAGGGCAGGACACCCTCGACCGTGACGTTGATCGTGTCGTTCTTGGCGCCCTTGAAGCGGTCCACGCCCTCCTTGGTGAAGAGGTTCGGCACGAGGAGCTCCTGCTCCAGCATCCCGATAGCGGTGTTGATCAGCTTCTCAGGCTTGACTACCTGATGCTCGGCTGTCACTAAGCCTCCTGGGGCATAAAAAAAGCCCCCGGAAACCGGAGGCGTAGCTAATGGGGGTGAGGACTCAGATCAGCGACGGGTGAGACGCGCGAGCTTGCGCGGGTCCATCTCTCCGTCTCCGTCGTCGGGCGTCAGGCCGCCACCGAGCGACGGGGGAAGCGGGGCCGGGACGTACTTGGCCAGCACCTTCGCGTGCGCTTCGAGCGCGGCCTCGTCCTCGCCGCGCAGCGCGTCCGCGAGATCGTCGGGGAGCTCGTGCCGGCGGGCGACGCTGGACCGCAGGATGGAGCGCTCCAGCTCGGCGTTCTGCGCCTTGAGCTCGGCGACGGCCGCCTCGATCTCCGCTGGGTCCTTGGCCTCGCCGAGCTTGGACTCGGCGTCCCGCAGACGAGTGCGGTAGTTCGCGGCTTCGCCGCGAACCTTGGCCAGCTCCTTGCGCGCCCACTCGGGGAGGGCGTCTTCGCCGGACGGCTCGGCCGTCTCGGTAGACACGGGCTGGTCGGCCGCCGAGGTCTGTTCCTGCTCGGGCGTGGTCGCCTCGGCCTGGGTGCTGGTCTCTTCGGTCACGGGTCACGCCTCCTGGGTCGTGTTCGTGGTCTGCCGCGCCTCCTGGGCTGCGGCTCGTTGCTTCTGGCGGATGAACCGGCGCCAGACGCTGATCGCGTCCTTGCCGGTGTGGCCCCTCGTGACCTTTGGCCACAGAGCCTCGTACTGCCGCGACAGCGCGGTCAACTCGCTCGACTGGTACTGATCCCGGTTCCAGACCGGCATCGCGTAGCAGTGGCAGTTGTCGTGATACTTGTCGCCGTCTGCAAAGGTGGCGGCCGACTCGCTCTTGTAGACCGGGCCTCGGCTGATGAGCATGGCGCACCATCCGCACGGGGTGCCGGTACGCGACAGCCGGATGTACCCGAGGGTTCGCCGGTCACGGCGCATGTGCGTCCAGTTCGAGGACCGGGCGCCGTTCATCGCCATCCGTGAGGCCGCGGCTGCCTGCCGGGCTCCTGCTTGCCGGTGTGCTTCCGCGCGAGCGGCATCGGCGGCCTTAGCTGACTGCTGGTCGTCGACCTCGGCGAGTCGCCTGTTCAGGTTCTGCGTGCCGAGGGCATCGAGCACCGTGCGGAGCTCCAATTCGGCCGCGCGCTCGATGCGCTCCTCTTCTTCCCGGAGCCCCTCCAGCTCCTCGACGAGGATCTTCTCCCAGTCGTCGTCACCGTCGTCGAGCTCCTGGTGCTCGTCCTTCTCCGTGGCCGCCGGGACGCCCTCCTCCACAGGGTGTGGATCTTTCCCGCGTGGTTGCGAGGCTTCCCCGGACTTGCCGGTCGCGCCCTCGTTCGCACGCGGGGTGGAGGGGCTGGAGGTGCCGGCCAGCACAGCGAACTCGCGGCGCAGATCGCCGAGCGTGACGTGCTCCGGTTCCGGGTGGTACGGGTCGGCGACCGTCGTACCGGTCTGAAGGGCGCGGGCGAGCCGAAAGTAGGCGCGGGCCAGATCCCGCGCTTGGCGCCTGCGGCCCATGACCAGAGAGATCGCCCGCCGCAGCCAGCCGCCTGCGGTGGCGGCCCGCAGATCGGCCGGCACGTCCGCCCAGAGGGTCAGCGCCTCGGCCGTGGTCTGCACGCCGATCTGCGTCAGGGCTACGTGGAAGGCCGCCGCCACCTCGTCCGTCTCGGCCTGCCTGGCGGGGCGCGTCACGCCGCAGCCTTCTCGATGGGCGCCGCGTCCTCGGGGGTGGCACGGTTGAGGGCACCCGCGAGCTGCCCCACCGAGTCGTCGTCCTCGCGCATCTGCTCCCAGTCCTCCAGCTCGGTTTGCGTGACGCCCGGGACGCGCCGCCACAGGCCGCGTTCGGGGATGCCGAGTTGAGTACGGAGCTTGCCGAGGGCGTCTGCGGACTGGGCGAGACTGCGCGACTCCATGTCGCGCCAGACGACCTCGCCGCGGAAGTCCTCGGCGGAGGATGCGTTGCCGGCCAGTTCGCCCGCGAGTCTGAAGACCCTCTCCCAGGACTCTCCGAAGCCCGTGCGGACCTCGGAGATCATCCGGCTGAGGGAGACTTCTGCGGCTTGAAGGGCCTCCGCTGACAGGTTGGCGATCTGTCCCAGGATCGTCTGCGGGGGCACCTGGGCAAGGGCGCTGAGGTGCCGGATGCTCATTTCGATGCTGTCGATGAAGCCCCCGAGCGGGGTTTCGTCAAGTGAGCCGAACTTGACGTCGGGGTCCTCGGCGAAGAGGAAGCGGCGGCTGTTGTGGTTGATCCTCACCGGGATCGGGTTGCCCTGGGCGTCGAGCACCGGCTCGCCCGTTTCCGGGTCGCGCTGGACCGGCGGGGCCATGCCCGTGACCGTCCGTACCTTCGTGCTGCCGTAGGACTGGGCGAGCAAGAGGTCGAACACCGTCTGGTTGATGCGGTCCTGGACACAGATCATCGGCTCGATGACGCCGAGGGTTCTTCCCTCCAGGTCGACCCAGGCGGCGAAGCGCGTGACCGGGCACTCCGAGGAACCGTGAAGAGTGCCGCCCTGGAGGCGCACCGACTTCTCATCGCTCAGCGACCGGAAGGTGACCACGTACTCCCGCTTGGCATCCCACAGCCGGGCGGTGCCCGGCTGGTCGCCCTGCGGCCACGTCGTCACGGTCAATGCCGCATGGGGTGTGTGGTCGTTCGCCGGGTCCTCATAGAGAGCGCTGGTCTTGAGGGCGGAAAGCCCCCTGGTGATTACGTCGCCGGAGCGGCCTCGCTCCGTCATGGTGAACGCGTGCCCGTACGTCAGCGCGCCCCGGTAGACGGCGGCCTGGCGGCCGTCGAGACGGGACCTCTGCCAGTGCTCCCACTCGGGAGTCTCTGAGTCAGGCTCGGACGTAGCGGAGGTTCCCGAACCTGGACGATAGCCGTCCACGTAGAGGGCCTGGGCCGGGGTCGAGACAAGCAGGGGCATCCAGTTCGACACCGCGCGCCGCGCCAGCAGCCTGTACTCGTCATCGGCCTGGGGCGGCATGTAGGGGTCCGAGTGCCGACCGTGAAGGTAGTCATCGATGCGACGCAGACGGTCGCCGTCTCGATGCAGGATGGCCAGGAGTTCTTGTGCGAGCGCGAGGGGCGAGGCAGCGAAGACCACAACATCACCGCCTCAGATAAACTATGTCAATCGATCAAAGGAAATAGCCCCGCCCGGTACGCGTACGGGTCTTCCGGCCTCGGGCTCGGAGATCGAAAAGGGCTTCGTGGGCAAGCATCAAAGCCGCGTAGGCGTCGACCTTTCGCGGAGACTCGCGTGATTCCTTGCCAAAGCTCAGGCCGTAATTGTTGGTACGACGTCGCGCATTCAAAACATGGCGGCGCAACTTTCGGTCGCCGTCGTGGACGATTTTCCGGTCGAGGATTGAACGGAGTAGCCGCTCGTGCGCCATGGTCGACGCCTTCAGGCTGGTCCTCATGTCCCAGCCGATTGAGTCCTTTCCCGGAGCCTTGACGGCCAGACCCTCGCCGTACGTCGCGGACCACTCAGAGATGTACGACTCCCAGAGAGCCACGTCCGCGTAGAAGCCCTGCACGCTGAAGGTGGAGAACGCCTCGTGCACTGCGCTGTCCACCCGGTCACGCGGGACTTCCCACTCCTTGCTGGCCGGGCCGTCCGGCTTCTCCCAAAGGCCCAGCACGCAGGCGAATCCATCGCTGACGCGGAGTGCGCACAAAGCAGTCGAGTCATCGCGGAGGCCGCCGTCGAAGCCCAACACGATTTCGTCACCGGGCTGGAGGACCTTCGAGTCGTCACGCAGGACGTCCCAGTCGGCTGGGCTGTACACCGCATCTTCGGACGCCACGATCTGGTTCAGCCACATCCGGCGCGAGCGCGACGGCGCGATGGTCGTGTCCAGGATGGACTGGAGGATCGTCTCGACCCTCAGCCACACCGCGTCACCGCGAATCCGCGGCAGGACGATCCGAACTGCCTCGGGAGTCAACGGTGTTGCCGGATGGGCCTCGATGCTGTCGTACATGAAGCCGACGTCCGCAGCGCGGCCTTCGAGGATCTTCTCGTATGCCTCGCGCATCTTCTCCGCGACGGAATCCTCGCCGGGGAGGTAGGCGTTTGTGATCGCCAGGTAGCGCGAGTCCTTCTTCGTCGCGTTGCCGTCGATCGTCTCGTACATGCGGTCGCCGTTGTTGCCGGTCACCCAGTGGTGCGTCTCGTTGAGCACCGTGAACGTGACTCGGCCACCCTCAAGCGCGCGGAACGACGATGTGACCGCTTCGAGCCTCTGCCGGCCACCATTCGCGCGGATCAACTCGGCCCCGGCCTTGATGCCGTACGTCTCGATGAGCTTGTCCGACATCAGCGACGGCATCAGTGTCATCGTGTTGCGCGTCTGGTCGCGACTGACGGCCGCGATCTGGACCCAAGCCTGGGGGTGCGGAACGCCGACCGGCTGACCGTCCTTACCCCAGTGCGAGAAGCGGGAGGGGCCGACGAACTCGACCAGGGAAATGACCGCGAGGAGCGGGTCCTTGCCCTAAGCCCCAGCCCTTCAGGCGTTGGAGGACTCCCTTGCGGTGGATGAAGCGGCCGTTCTCATCGACCGCGTACCACCACAGAACGAAGCGGAGCTGCTCGCGCGTGAAGCGCCAGGGACCACTGTCCTCGGCTCTGAGGAACTCGGCGCACCAACCGGCGATCTGCCAACCGAGCGTGCGCTCGGGGAGCTTCCAGGAGCCGTCCGGCTCCTTCGTCCATGTTGGGCCCAGGAACGACGGTTCAAGGGCCTCGATCTCTACTGCTGTGAGGGCTGGAATGGGACTCACCTCCTCCCCGAAGTCGGGCCGCCGGGAGAGCGGCTCACCTCACTCGGCGAGCCCCAGTTCCTTCCGGTAGTCGGCGATGGCGAGCACAGCCGCGGACTGCTCCTCGGGCTCAGGCTCATGCAGCTCGATACGCACGCGGCGGCGGTCGCCCTCGGTGACGAGGAGGCGCTCGAAGGCGGAGTAGATCGTCTGAAGCATCTGGCCGCTTCGCTTGCCGGCCTTCTTGTAATACGACAGGTCTTCGCACAGTGAGTAGGCGAAGGCCCAGTCGCTGTTCTGGTAGAAGTCCGACTGGCCCGAGGACTTCAGGGCGTCCCAGAGGCGCTTGGCGATGGGGTGCCAGTTCCGGTCGGCATTCGGGACTTTCACGTCGCGCATGAGGCCCTTGGTCACGGCCTGGACGTCGGCTCCCTTTCGGGAGCGTGGGCGGGCGAGATCCGCCTCGCGGTTTGGTACGGGGCCCGGGATCTCACACCTCCACAGTCAGAAGGCCCCCGAGGGAAGGGGGGTCCTCGGGGGCCGGCGCGGCTCAACAGGCATGGGCCTGGAGCTCTGCGCGGTCAAAGCAGGCCCGGGTGTCTTTCTGTCCGGCGGAACCTGCGTCTGGCATGTCGGCGCGCGGCAGCTTGAGCCGCAGCCCCTTCACGCGAGCTCTTGACCCGGTGATGCCACCCGCAAAGGGATGTCAGGTTGGCCTCTCGATGGTCGTCACCGGGTTGTATGTGGTCGACATCCGTTGCGAGCTCGGAACATCGCACGCCGTACTGATCTCTGGCTGTGCACCTATGTCCGTCGCGCCGGAGGATGCGAATCCTGATCTGGGGCCAATTCGCTGGAAGTCGGGCCCTTCGGTCTGAGGTAGACCAAGCCATAAGCCCTCCAATCGCTGACCAAAAAGCCGGTGGTTGCAGCGGCGGAAAGGGATTGGAGACTTCATTCTGTGGGCCCCGGAGGGGCCCAATTAAGAAAGCGGAAATCCTTAGCGGCAGCGCCTTCTACTTATATATACGGAGAAGGCGGAGCGATCCGGAAAGACTCCTCGATGTGACGCCGGTCACGCAGGGGGCGTCTCCCGGGCCCTAGGTTCAAGTCTTGCAAACGAGTGACACTATGTCGTACGTTGCGCAGGACAGAACGTAAACGGCCCCGGGTCACAGGTGCGCGAACACCTACCCGGGGCCGTCCACCGAGAGGGGTTGGCTCTCGATGCGAGTGCATCGTAACCGGCACGACCGCGCCTTCGTGGTCGTGCCCAACGCCGCAGCCAGACACGAGCGGTTGTCGCTCACCGCCGTGGGCCTTCTGGTCCGGCTGCTGTCCATGCCGGACGGCGCCAAGGCCACAATCGACACCGTCACGGAGCAGGTCTCCGAAGGTCGCCGAGCCGTGGCCAAGGCATTCAGCGCCCTGGAGGACGCGGGCTATCTGCGCCGGGAGCGCGGCCAGGACCCCGAGACGGGCCTGTGGGGCACGCAGACCCACGTCTCCGACCTGCCGATGAACCGCATTCCGACGGTCGGTGCACCGAGGCATCGGAACGTCGGCGATCTCCCCAAGGGGGATAAGAACCAGGAAAAGAACCTCCTCCCCGACCCCTCCACCGAGGCCCAGGCCGAGAAGGCTCCCAAGGCCGACGCGGAGGAGGATGAAGCCTCCGGCGAGAAGAACGCCCAGACCGCCCCGGCTGACGCCGAGACCGGCCGGGCAGCTACAACCCTCGCCCACCTCGGCGCCATCGACAGCCGCCTCAAGCTCAGCACGAACGAGGTACTCCGCCTCGCGCCCCTTGCCGCCGAGTGGCTCGCCGAGGGCCACAGCACCATGAAGATCACCGCCGTCCTCAGCGCGCGCCTCCCCGAACGAGTCGACTCCGCTGCGGCCCTGGTCGCCTACCGCCTGCGCAACCAGATGCCGGCCAAGCCCACGCCCAAGGCACCCCCGGCGCCGGACACACGCGACCGCTGCGACGTCTGCCGAGCCCCCTTCCCCCAGGGCCGCCAAGGCGACCTCTGCGGAGCCTGCCGAGAAGAACTCGACCGAGCCGCCGCCTTCCTCGCCGCCGACCCGGAGTTGCCAACCACCGAGCCCGCCCAGACGGACACCCCTGCCAGCCGAGGCCGTGCTCTGTGCCGCGCCGTCCTGGCTGCCTGACCGCCGCCGTGCTACCGAAGGGAACCCACATGCTCATGCCCTGGTACGCCCGCGTGGTCTTCACCGCTGGCCGCCCGTTCGTCCTCATCGCCGCCCTGGTCATGTCCGTGCCGGGCGAGGTCCGGATGGCAGAACTGGCAGGCTGGCACGGATGGTTCACCTGGCTCATGCCGGTGTGCGTCTCCGCCTACGCCGCCTGCGCTGCGGTCATTTCCGAGGTGCGCCGCCGTGCCGATTTGCCCGGCCGCGTCACTGCCACCATTGGCGCCGGCATGGCGCTCGGCCTGGCACTGGCAGCACAGGTTGTGGCACACCTGATCGACCGTGGATACATGGTGAGCTCTGCCGTGCTCGTTGCCGTCGTGTCAGCCGTGCCTCCGCTCGTCGTGGCGCACATGCTCCACATGGCAGCCACCCCGGGCGCCGAGATCACGGCCGCCCAGAAGATGCGTGATCTGGAAGCGACGGCCGAGTACCTGGCCGGTGAACTGACAGACGCCCTCGACCTGGCAGGTCGCTGCCTCGTGTCCAAGAGTCACGGCATCGTGAACGAGTACGAGGAGCTGGCCGAGGCCGCCGGGGAGCTGGCAGACGGATGCGACGGGCTGACAGAAGAGATTGACGACGAGTTGGCGGAAGCCGAGCAGGCAGAAGGCAAGCCGCGCCTCGGCGGCGTTCGTCAGGGTGGTCGCGGCCGGAAGGCAGTGCCGCTGACTGTCGTGAAGGAAACCGTCGCGGCGATGAAGGCCGAGGGCGCCAAGGTGTCCGGGCCGACGCTGGCAGAGCGTCTGGGCTGCTCGGTCCGGTCTGGGTATCGGTACCTCGGCGAAGTCCGGCCCGCGTAGGCAGGACCCGACTCTCGCGCCGACTCTCTCTCTGGGCAGGGCGGCGCGAGAGTCCTCGTCGGCTAGCCGGATGGCGCTGAGCTATCGCCATCGCCGGAATGGATCATTCCGCATGCGTGGCAGAATCGCAGTCATGAATGCGAACGACTGGAAGCTGAGTGTGACGGGGGACAACTGCCCGGAGTGGTGTTCCGCGGACCACGCCGATGAGGACCCGGAGCACGACTCGGTCTTCCACGAGTCTGCCCCTGTCGCCGTCGAGTTGCCCCCGCTGATCAACGGAGAACGCCTCCGCCTCGCGTTCGTCACCACCTCCAGCGAGGCATACCGGCTTCCGGGCGAAGGCCGCAGCCCCGCTCGGGTAGACCTCGGTACGGAGTCCGACCGGGAAGGCGCGGTACACGACTACGTCCCGGTCTCCTCCGCCGAGACGCTCGACAAGCTGATCACTGACCTCCGGCACGCCGTCAGCACGCTGGAGCAATGGCGGGACCGCCTGCCCGCCGCCGCCTGACGACGCATCGATTGCCGACTCGCGACGGCCCTCCTGGCGCGCATTCCTGTGCAGTTTCAGGGCCGCCGCGAACTGGCTCTTCGTGCCGTTGACCTGCGCTGACGCCAGGCGCGGTAGAGCGTGCGGGACCTTGGAACCGTGGCGCAATTCGAGCTGCTATGACAGGGCGGTCCGCGCGCGTGTGTACCGGGGGTCATCCCCCACCCCTGCGCCGGGGGGTCGCGCACGTACGCGTATGCCTGCACCACGCACACCCCCCGCACCCCCCAAGGCAGTACCCCAGAACGCCCACCAAACAGCCTCTGACCTGCGCTTTCGAGTCAGGGTTTGCAAGAGTTGAACCGGATGGGCTAGCTTTCTGCCTGTCGCCGCAACGGGACGCCAGCCGCAAGGCAGGCAGACCAGAGCGGGGGCGGTCGCTCGAAGCGATTGCAAGAGTTGAACCAACGGCTTGGACTCGCTAGAGTCGGAGCCAACGCCACACCAACCACTGAGAACGGGCCGCATGAGCGGCGCCGCCGGATGGCGGGGGAGGCGGAAGGTTCAGCCGCGATTGATAGAGTTGAACCGAACGGCGAAGATCCGCTAGGGTCGGAGCCACAGCCGCCCGGTCCACCGGGCAGGCACTCGAACTCCCTGCCTGTTGGCCTACATGCCGCAGCGCGGGCAGCACGACCGCCGTCCCGATACCGCCGTGAGGCAGGCGTCGGGGGTGAAGGAAGGGCGACCACGGCCCGAAAGAGAGCGCGAACGTAGGTAGGGCATCCTGCCGCTTGATGGGAGCGCGATCGGACGGCACCGAGAACCCCTTCGGGTACAGCCACCCAGGTGTAAGGAACGCTGCCCGTACCGGTCTATCCAGCCGGTAGCAGTCGGGCGCCGCATTCAACTGGCTCAACTCGCTGTGCCGTCCCATGGGATGCCCTGTGGTGCGGTGGACAGGAGGTCAGGTGGATCGGTCGGCAGGAATGTGACTGGCGTGTGTCAGGGCTCACCGTCCATCGGACGGCCGGAAACGGATCGGGAACCTCGAAAACGAGGTGAACGGAACGCGGTACGGCGCGAGGGTGGACGGTGAGACGAGGTACGAGCGAGCCTCACCCATCAATCGCTCACGTTGAACATTCGGCCCGCGAGGGCCGAGCCTCCCGGACGCCACAGGGCGTAGGTGCAAAGCCGCCGGGAGGCGCCATGATCGCGAAGCGTATGTAATAGTTGAACTGCGCTCCTGGTCGTGTTCTACCGGCTCGCCATCTGGCGGGGCGGCCTGCAAGGCGGGCGGTGCCCGCCGCAACCCGAAGGAGAAACATGAACATCGCTACGCAGGGTGTGTCCCTGGCGAAGGCGTCGGACCTGACGGCCGGCCTGTCCGTGGATGCCCAGCTCCAGAACCTCCAGGAGCGCGTCTGGATGCTGGCGCGAGAGCTCGACGCGGTGAACGCGGAGCTTGCTGTCCGTAGGGACATCGAATTGGAGCTGGTCCGCTTTTCGTTCGAAACGGCGGTCGAGAACGAGGTGTTGCGCGACACGGTGGAGGTGCTGTCGGTGAGCCTCGGCCTGGAGCTCGGGCTGACGCTGCACGCCTGACGTCCGTCCGTTTGTAATAGTGTATCTAGCCGTAAGGATGCTCATGCAACACGGACTCGACGCACCATCCGACGAGACGCTGGCGACCTACGCCGCCCGGCTCGAAGACGACTGCTACGCCTGGCCCTCGTGGTACACCGGCCGGTTCTCCGTAGACGACCTGCCCACCCACGTGGAGATGTTCACGTGGAACGACGACAGAGCGGGCTGGATCGGGGACAAGAGCAACTTCGAGGTTGCTCGTGACGCCATCCGCACCGCCGCCGACGAAGGCCGCGAAGACACGAGCGTTTCCGACGAGCACGTCTACGAGTGCGGGGGAGGGTCGAGCGCCTGGGACACGGCCCAGCTCTTCGTCCAGGTCTACGAGCAGATCTGTCCCCTCGACTGCCTCGGCACTCACACCGAGGACTGCAAGCCGGATTGCGACCCGTACGAGGACGAGTGCTACGGCGCCGAGTGTGAAGGCGACTGCCACGGGCGCCGCACGTACACCGCAGCGTTCCATGAGGCCGTTGCCCTGGCGGAGTTCGTCAAGAACGATCACCCGTTCCTCGACGAGGACGACTACTACGACCAGCGTCGCGAGGTGTTCGAGAAGAACCTCGATGAGGCCCTCGAAGACGTCGCGCTGCACTACCCGTACGACACCGACGCCGACCACCAGAGCATCGTCGAGCACGCCTCCGAGCGGCTCTGGGACCTGTCCGACAACGAGCCGGACGGCTACGCGGACTGGGACGACGTCCGCGACGCGTACGACTACGGCCGCGGTGAGCACTTCCTGAATCTCGGGCGCGAGTTCATGCGCAACGAGATTCCCGGTCAGCTCGCCCTCATGCCGGCCTGACCCTTCCCCCCTGAACCGCCACCCCTCCCTGCCTTCCCCTCTCGGGGAGGGGTGGCTCGTCATGCGAATGCGAGGACACATGCGTACCGCCACCCGTCCCTACGAGGTGCGTGTCTGGAACGAGATCGCCGACTTGCTTGGCCTGTGGGAAGTCCAGCAGGACCAAGACGGCCAGTTCGTCGTCACCCACGACCACCGCGAGGAGACCCGCTTCGAGACCGAGGGCGACGCCTTGTCGTTCGCCCGGCTCGGCGCCGAGGCCCTCGTCGAAACTTCCCGCCGCGACTGCCCGTGCGAGGACGACCCCGAATGCGGCGTCTGGGAGCCCCACGGCATTTCGGCCCAAGAGGTCGAGGGAGAGCTCTCCCTGATCACCCCGCCCCTGCTCTGCCTGTAGACACCCACCACCAGGAGCAACACATCATGCGTGCCTTCAAGCGTCTCGACACGGTCTTCGCGACCACCAAGTCTCTGCTCAGCCACATGCCGGCCGTCTGGTCACGGCTGAGCTGCGCCCTGAATCCGTGGGGTGCCCTTCGGGCGGAGCGGGAGGCAACGGTTCTCTATCTGACGTATGCCGCCGACACGGTCGACATCATCGAGACGCGACTCGATCAGTACCGAGATGCGGCCTGCGAGTTCGCCTCCCTGTTCAACGACGGCATGTTGGCGAGTCATGTCGCGGAGCGCTTCACCTGCTCAGAGGCAGAGGGGATCGCCAAGTTCTTCCGCGCTGTAGAGCACCCCGACGTCGCCGATCTCTGGCTGGAGTGCCACGCCGAGGGCGACGACGACGAAGACGACCTGCACTACCAGGGTGAGCGGTCCGAGCCTGTCGAGCTCGTTCTCGCATCCTGAGCCGGAAGAGAGCCTCACATGTCCGAGTGTGACTTCTGCTGCCTGCCCGGCGCCCGCTGGCTGTACATCCCCCAGGACCGCGCCACCGTCGCCCTGATGTCCGACAACGGCGTGGTAACCCCGCTCCCGAACGACGGCCGATGGCGTGCGTGCGACCTGTGCTCCGACCTCGTCGACACCGACGACATGGAACGCCTGGTCTCCCGCTCCCTGATCACTCTGCGCATCCTCGGCGCACCCGTCCCAGATGGCGGCTTGGAGCTTGAGCACATGGCCATGGTCGTCATGGCCAACTTCGCCACCGTGCTCGCCGGTCGACCCACCAAATCCCCTTTCTAATCCGCGAGTTCACCCGCAACAACGTTGGAGCGTCACATGAAGTACCCCCGCACGCCAGAGGCAGAGAAGGCTGCCCGCGAGGTCGTCAACCGTTACGTCCGTCAGGGCGACATGCGCCGGGCCGACGCCAACCGGATCATGCGCGACGGCCTGCCGATCATCCTGAACGGCTTCGCCGAGGCCCGCATCAAGGGCAAGCCCGAGGCCGCCATCACCGCCGACCTTGAAGCCGCTCTCGCCGAGGCCAAGCAGCGTCAGGCCACAGCCAGGACCGCCACCCGACGCCACATGGCGCTGCTGGACCTGTCCACCGCAGAGTTCGCCATCGCGGCATGGGAGGGCGTACGCCGCGACCTCGCCAACCACCTCGCCGCCCACTCCTGACCGACGCAAAGGCGAAACCTCCGAAAGGAGGTCGGCGGGAGGCGGTCCCTCCCCCCTGACGATGCCAGCCCGCATCGCTCGCAAGGAGTAACACCATGACGCGAATCGGCCCAGTGGCCCTCGACGCCCTGATGGTCGTCGCCCTCACCAGCGCCTTCTGGGTCCTCGTCGGTGAGGACCCAAGCACCGCGCAGTTCGCGGCTTCGACTGTCGGCGCGTTCCTCGTCCTGGAGGCGGTCCGGTCGCTGCGTCAGTACGTCGACCGTCGCACCGACGAGCGCTAATTCGTCCCGTCGCCGGGCCGGACGAACGGTCCGGCTGCCCCAGATCCTCAGCAAGGAGCAACATGCCCACCCTGTCCACTGCCATCCGGCCGACCGTCTGGATCGGCTGCCTTGCCTGCTACAACGCCGGTCGCCTGACCGGGGATTGGTACGACGCTGACATAGCGAACCTCGTCACCCCCGAAGACCTTCACGGTCGGCCGACCCTCCACGAGGAGCTGTGGGTCATGGACCACGAGGACTTCTGCGGCGCGCTGGAGGGCGAGTGCTCGCCGTCCGAGGCGGCCGAGATAGCCGAAGCCCTTAGCGAGCTCACCCATGATGAGGCCGCCGCCTTCTCCGTCTGGGTGCGGGAGTGGGGCGAGTCCGGCGACCGCTCAGGGTGGGTCGACCGCTTCCGCAGCGAGTACCGCGGATTCCACGACAGCGAAGGGCACTTCGCCCAGGAGTGGGCCGAGGAAACCTCCGAGCCGGAGAACCGGGCCCGCATGTCGGTCTGGCCCTTCAACGCGATCGACTGGGACTACGCCGCCCAGGAACTGTTCAGCGGCGGCTTCCATGCCGAGGAAGTGCTCGGCGGCGTCCACGTCTTTTGCCCGCGATGAACACCGAAGCCTGTGTCGAGTGCGGGGACGTGCCCGAGCTGCTCGACGAAGACCTGACCTGCGGATTCTGCCGCATCAGCCTTTACCTGAAGGACTCCTTGATGAACATGACCGTGAAGTTCCCCGTCGAGACCGTCACGCATGGTGAGATCGAGATCGACATCGACGTGCCCGAGGAGTTCCTCGACGAGGACGGCGAGCTTCGCGACGAGGACGGTCTTCGCGACTGGCTCAACGACAACGAGCACGAGTGGTACGAGCTGGACCCCGTCTTCGAGGAGATCCAGTCGAAGGAAGTCATCGAGATCGCCAACGCCTTCTGATGACGAACATCCCCATGACCGACCGGATCAAGCACCTCGTCAACGAACTGGACGAGGCAGTCAAGACCATGCGCCAAGAGCCCGAGGACGGCCGCACCTGGTCCTGGGAAGACGAGCACGTCGCGGGACTGAACCTCGCCGATGCTGCCGAGGCCCTGATCCTCGCGCTCCCCGCCGCCATCTGGCCGCCCTCCTGGTTCAAGGAGGAGCCCGAGCAGGCCCGTCCCCTCACCCCCTACGAGAAGCAACTCGTCGACGAGCTGCTCGAACAGCTCGGTTCCTGACCACACCACCACGTTCACGGCGCCCGCCCCTGCGCGGGCGCCGACCGAAGGATGCCCATGAGCGTCATGCAGTGCCGCGAGTGCGACCTCGCCCCGTACGCCGTCCGTCCCGACGCCCACTTCGCGTGCGACGAGTGCGGCCACCGGCTCGACAGCCGCGACTTCTACCTCGACCCGGATGAGGTCTGGTCCGTGGACGAGACCGGGACCGTGCACGTCTTCCTCACCCCGGCCGCCTGCCTCAAGTGGCTCGACGACATCGCCGACCTGCACACGGGGGACTGGGCTACGGCTCAGCAGGCGCTCTGGCAGTACCGCCGCGCCACCGCCGGGCTCGTCGAGTCCCTCCGTGCCGGCCTGCCCCTCCCCGCCTGAACCACCCCAAGGAAATCGACCATGAACTACGACGCCACGTATGCATTCCCCGAGGGCGACCTGTACGTCACCATCCTCCCGGCAGTCACCAAGCAGGAGCGATGGGGCGACCAGGACCTGACGCTTCCCGAAGCCCGTATCGGGATCAGCTCCTCGCGCGACGAGAACCACGAACCGGGCTACGTGAAGATCCGCGGACGCGCGTACCGCGTCGCTTCCCGTCGCGAGCGGGCGCACGTCCGACGCGAGGCTCTGCTCCGTCGCAACGACCCGGACGCGTCTCTGTGGACCTACCAGAGCCCCCTTCGGCGCTGGGAGTTCACCAACGACCGCGACCAAGAACTCTCCCACGGCACCGCCGCGAGGGAGCGACTCAGCGCCATGGTCAGGGAGGCCGCCGACCGCTTCGAGGCCGAGCATCCGGGATGGAAGCTCATCAGCGAGCGCCTGGAGCTGGAGGACGATCTACGCAGCGCCGAGGTCGGCGTGGCCATAGCCCGCGACGACCTCGCGAAGGCCGAGGCCCGCGTCGCCTACGTGGCCGATCGTCTCGCGGCCCTCTCTGCCTAGGCCCGCCGTGACCACCCTGACCCCACCCACCAACGTCGTGCGCTGCGTCAAGTGCATTGGCCCCATACGCCACATCGACCGCAAGCCCTACGAGTGCGCCGACTGCGGCCGAAATGTCTCCATGGCTGACGGCCTGATACGAGTCGGCTACCACTGGGAGATCGTCAACGACTGGCTCACCAGCGTCGAGACTGTGGACGTGGACTGATGTCTCTCACCCGCCTCGACACAGCCGGAGCGCTCGGCACCCCCGAACAGCTAGACCTCAGTGGCAAGACGCCCGAAGAGCTGGAAGAGATCGCCGCACCCTGGCCGGTCCACTGGCTCTTCCCGCCAAAGCCGGGAGACCCCGATCGCGTCATCAACCTATTTGCGGGCCCCGGGGGTTGGGACGTGGGTGTGCGCGACGTACTCCAACACGACCTCGACACCGTCGGCGTCGAAATGCACAAGGATGCCTCAGCCACCGCCCGCGCGGCAGGGTTCCGGCGGATCGTCGCCGACGTCCGCTCCCTCGACCCGAAACACCCCGCGCTGCGCTGGGTCCGTGGGCTGATCGTCTCGGCCCCGTGCCAGTGCTGGACCCCGGCCGGCAAGAGGGCCGGGCAGGACCCGCGGAATCAGGACCTGCTGCTCGACGTGTTCACCGCAGCCTTCGAGGCGACGTTCGGGCACTGGCATGACAGCGCTGAATGTGGCCCCTGCGATGAAGCCGACATCTGCCTGATCTGTAGCGACCCCGACTGGGACGGCTACTCCGGCTTCACCGGGCCCCTGCTCACCCTCGACGAAGTGCGGGCCCCGATTGCCGAGATGACCGACGAGCGGATCGGCCTGCTCGCGGAGGTGCTGATCTGGGCTCTCACCCTGACCGCCCGGTGGGACAACCTCCGCTGGCTGGCCATGGAGCAGAGCTCGGCCTTGCCAGAGAACATCCTCGACGGAATACGTGAGGAACTCTGGTCGGCGGACTGGTGCAGCGCGGAGTATCGCGTCCTGGACGCCGTGGACTACGGCCTCGCCTCACGTCGCAAGCGTGTCTTTCTCATGGCCGCCCGCCACTCCTACGTCGACATGAGCGCCCTCACCCCCAAGACCCCCCTCCCGACCACGACCGCTGCCGAGGCCCTCGACTGGCCCGCCGGCATCCGTGTCAACACCCGGGGCGTCAGGCGGACGGCCGGAGGGAACTGCTGGAGCGCGGACAAGGCCGCCACAGGCATCACCTCGAAGATCCGCGGGTGGTACTGGGAGCACGACAAGGACAGGAAGTTCAGCCTCGACGAGGCCGCGCTCCTGGTCGGCTTCCGCCCCGGCTATCCGTGGACCGGCTCCCGGTCGAGCTGCACACAGCAGATCGGCGACGTGGTCGCTCCTCCGATGGGCGCCGTCGTGATTGGCAGCCTCCTGTCCCAGCACTGGGAGGACCAGCTCCGGCAGTACCTCGCCGAGATCTACAACCACGAACCCGTACGGCCTGAGCACGCGCTCGCGGCCTGATCACCGAAGAGAGAACATGCGCGCCAACCTCCTGCTGATGCACTACGCCCGTAGCCCCCTCGACTGCCCCGCCTGCGAAGCCGACCGGCTCACATCGATGGCTGACGCCCGCATAGCCATCTGCGTCGCTTCCGGTGTGGCGATCGAGGACATCGATCCCGCCACCGGATACAACCACTCCCGCGCCGCGTACGACCGTGCCCGTGCCTCCTGGATCGATGTGATCCGCCAGCACGGTGCGAGCGAGTTCCACGAAGTCCGCGACATCGCATGGGCCCGTGGACTGTGGGCCGAGAAGCGCCCCGAGTTCGTCGAGGGCGACGACTGGCTGACCGAAGCACTCGATGCGCACAAGGAGTTCATCGCCTCCCTCGGCCACCCCTGCCGCCGGACCTCCTGCCTTGTCCACTTCCCCGCCCCGACCCTCTGATCTGCAAAGACCAACATGGACAACATCATCGCGACCACGACCGACAACCGCTTCCGCGTGCGCCTGGTCCCCGACGAGTACGCCCGAAACCCGCGCGAGGACTTCGACCACCTGGCTCACGTGATCACCATCGACACCCACCTGGGCCAGTACGCCCACATCGACAAGGACGGCGGGCCGTTCGCCGAAGCCTGGGACCGCGTGAGCTGGAACCGGTGGAGGGGTGTCGCGATCTTCACCCGTTGGGCCCGCATCTTCCACGGCGCCATCGTCATCGAGTCGCGGCCGGCACGCGGCCCCGTCTCCCTGTGGTACCTGCTGCGTGAGGACGCCGAAGACCTCGGGATGCTGCCCGAGGCATACCTCGACGCCGAGCGCACCGAGTACGAGGCGTGGGCCGAGGGCGACGTGTACGGCTACATCGTCGAAGAGGCCGTCGACTGGCTGCGGGCGGACGCGGACGACACCATGTCCACCTGGGAAGAAGTCGACTCCTGCTGGGGGCACTACGGCTATGGCTGGGCCGCCGCCCAGGCCCGCGCCGCACTCGAAGCCCATACGAGCAAGACGATGCTCGCCGCGTAATTCAGACCCCATTGATAGAGTTTACCTAGGAGTGACATGACTGCCAGTGCCACCACCAACTCGACCGGCTCGGAGCCGAGCCCGCGGATGCGGAAGGTCGCGGACGTGAAAGCCGGCCAGCGCGTCAAGGCCACCGGCAAGGACACCAGGGGGTACACCGTGACCCGGGCCGGCCGCCTTCTGGCCGCGCCCAAGCGCGTGATGGCCCAGGACTGGGACAAGCGCATCAAGAAGTGGCGCCTGCATATCTCCGACGAGCCTGGCGCCATGCCCGCCCACCGCAACTCCCTGTCGCTTCCCATGGGCGCTGAAGTCGAGCTGCTCCCCGAAGCATGAGGCACCAGCTCCGTAAGCGGCCCGAGCAGCGCCTCCAGTGTTTGCGCTGCCGGGCCGCCTTCATCGACGAAGCCTCCGCCAAGCGTTCGACATCCCCGTGCCCCGGCGAGCCGCTGGTGCACGGGTTCCTCGGGCAGCGTGAGCACATCGTCTACCCCACGTGGGCCAAGGACCGGTCATGCGAGGCGTGGGGCTGCCCCGACCCCGACCCATCCCACGCCTGGCACGGTCCGGACCCCTACTGCGACGAGAGCCCGTGTCCGACGTGCCTGCACGACTGCGACTGCGACGTGTGCGAGGGCCACGTCCGCGCGCCCGGCCTCTACCGCCTCATCGACAGCCGAGAAGGCTGACCACCCATCGGACAAGGAGTAACGGAATGACCAGCACGACCGCCAAGCACCAGGACTTCGCCGACTGGATCAACCGCAAGGCCGTCCATGCCGGCCACCCGGTGAACGTCCCCCGGGCCAGCGGCGCCGCCAAGGTTGCCGCGGCCGTGGGAACGACCCGCTCGTCCGTCGAGCGCATCCTCGCCGGGCACGGCATGCCCGCCTACCGGTTCTGGCCCCGGTGGGCCAAGGCCCTGAACGTCGAGTACATCGAGTTCGAGAGGCGGGCCAGCGCCGCCCTGAATGAGCGGGCGGAAGGCCCTACTGGCGAGCCGAGGCTCATCGGCCTGGCGGGCGCGGCCGGGGCAGGCAAGGACGAAGTGGGGCGCGCGCTCGCTGTAAAGGGCTGGAAGCGCAGGGCCTTCGCCGACAAGGTGAAGGACTTTCTCTACGTGATGAACCCGCTCCTCCCGGACGAGGAAGACAACGGCGCGTACTCGCTGGCGGCTGATGTCGACGCCTTCGGGTGGGACGAGGTGAAGAAATACCCGGGCGTCCGCGAGCTCCTCCAGCGGTGTGGCACAGAGGCCGGCCGCCACATCCTCGGCCCCGATGTGTGGGTGAACGCCCTCTTCCAGGGTGAGGGGGAGTGGGACGCGCCGGTCGTCATCACCGACGTGCGCTTCCCGAACGAGGCGCGGGCCATCAAGGACCGGGGCGGCCTCGTAGTCGAGGTGCGCCGCCCCAAGCAGATCCTGATCAATGGGGCGGACCACATCAGTGAGAACGCGTTGAAGGACTGGGACTTCGACGTCATCGTGCTCAACACGGGGACGATCGAGGATCTGCACAAGTCTGCGACGTGCCTCCTCCCCATCCGAATGTAAGAGTTGATCCGACGAGGCCATTGAGATAGTGTCACTGGTGTCGAAGGAGGAGAGCCCGTGACCAGCACGACGACATACCGCATCGGCCACCCGGTGGTCCTCGATGAACTGCCAGCCGGTACAGAGATACGCGACGCGGACGGGGACACCGGCACGAAGGTGCAAGACGGAGCCTGGAAGGTGATCGGCTTCCCGGTGGCACTGGACCCGGACTGGTTCAGATTCCCCGTCGAGGTCGTCAACCCGACCCCCGAGACAGCGTTGCTGGTAGCCGACTTCGCCGGCCTGCACCGGCTGCCCGACCTCATGGCCGAGCTCCGCAGCGTCGTCGCTGATATCCGAACGCTGCGCACGAGCCAGGAGGACAAGCTCGACGAGCTCCGCGACGAGAACGGCGACGTCCCCAGCGGCAACCTCCGGCGCTGGGACGAGCTCCGGTACGACATCCACGTGGAGCAGGACTCCGACAAGCTCGCAGCCGTTCTGCGCCGACTGGAGCAGCTCGTCGACACCGAGGGCAGCGAGTGAGGCTCACCCCCCGCAAGGAGGAGGTCGAGGTGGTGAAGGCGCTCTTGGAGGACCCCTCCTTCGAGAGCGCCGATCAGATGGCCAAGGCGCTGATCAAGGAGATCGCCGAAGTCCTCCAGATGCGCGACTGGATCGCGCTCGTCCACACCTGGAGTGACGGAAGCCGCGGGCTGAACTGGGCGCCATTCGGCAATGCCGCCGAAGCCGAAGCCTTCGCGAAGAAGGTCTCGATCGGAGGGTCCGGCCGACTGGTCAAGCTCCACAGCCCCGGGGTCATGCTCGCCAACGTCGGCGGCAAGAAGGGCTGGAAGGGCTACTGCCAGCATCCCGACTGCGGCCATGCCCCCTTCACCCACTCGGCAGCAAGCGCCGCACGGGGCGCTTGCCAGATACCCACCTGCCCGTGCGACCGATTCCGCAAGTAGAGCAAGGACACCGGACATGACCATCAGGGCCGTCAAGTTTGTGAGCTGCGAGTGCGGCCACGGCCGCGCCTACCAGGACGAGCACACCGCCGCTAAGGCACTCGGGAGAGCCCAGGCGAAGCGTGACCGAGTCGGAGAACGCAAAGGCCACCGTCGCGGCTTGTATCGGGAGAACCGGTACTACCAGTGCGAACACGGTCTTTTCCACCTGACCGCGCTGTCCCGCTCCGAGTACCTCGGAGCCGCCGCGTGAAGCACAGCGAGAAGGCGCTCGCGAACGGCTGGGGCTGGGTCCTCGGCGTCTCGGGCGAGGAGTGCCGGGTGTACTCGCGCCCCGCCCAGCAGGCTCCGGCGGAAGACCCGGCGGAGCTGCTCGGACGGGTCACGAAGCTCCTCGGCCTCGACGACCCGTCCCAGGTGCCGGCCGCCATCCGAACGCTCCAGGAAGACCGCAAGAAGGCCCTTGCCTCGGCGGCGACCGCCTGGAATGCCGTTCACGAGCTCACCCGGCGACCTTCCGGGGGTAAGGCGTGA